ATTTGGAGAAAAAGACAATTTAGATAAACGTAAATTTGATTCGATGATGTTTAACGGTAAAAAGATAATTGGAACCAAAACTTCTATAAGTAATCTGAAGAAAAAGTTGGCAAATGCTGAACCTATTTTTCCTCCAAGGGAACCAACTCCTCAGAGAGAACCAACCCCTAGACAACAGAGTTCTCCTAGACCTCCTTTCATAGAAGAGACTCCAAAAAATTTAGCAAAATATCCATATATATTTGGTATTCTATTATTAGCTTATAATAGGAAAAATGGTAAAAAAATATCAGATGAAGAACTAGTTGAATATATTACACCAATTTTTGAAAAAATTCAATCAAAGACTCTTACTCTAGAAGATATAAAGATATTATTACCTTATGATAAACGCATTTCTAGGAATGCAATTTTTAAGGAAGTTTATCTAGAATATTTGAAAGATTTTAACCTTTTTTCTTGTCAAGCAACAGATTGGTGTAAAGATGGTTTATCTTGTGATGTAACAGATGGATATCCAGGAACCTGCATTCCTGATTCAGATATTTCTAGAAGAGATTTAGTTCAAATTAGTTTAGATGGTAAGAAAATAGTTGGTAGTCCAAATGCTATACAACAATTCAAAAAACTATTCAACCTTAGCGAACCTACGCCTAGGCAACCTAGTCCTCAACCTAAGCAAGCTACACCTATGCAACCTACACCTAAGCAACCTACACCTATGCAACCTAGTCCTGTTCCTAGGCAACCTACACCTATGCAACCTAGTCCTGTTCCTAGGCAACCTACACCTATGCAACCTAGTCCTGTTCCTAGGCAACCTAGTCCTGTTCCTAGGCAACCTAGTCCTGTTCCTAGGGAACCTACACCTAGGCAACCTAGTCCTGTTCCTAGGGAACCTACACCTAGGCAACCTAGTCCTGTTCCTAGGCAACCTACACCTATGCAACCTAGTCCTCTTCCTAGGCAACCTACACCTATGCAACCTGTTAGGAAATCTACACCTACCTTAATGGAAACTCCTGATAGTGAAACACCTCCTCTTGCATATGTGACTTCTGGAACACCTAATAGAGATCCTCCTACGACACCAAATATTTCTAGACAACCTACACCTATGCAACCTAGTCCTGTTCCTAGGCAACCTACACCTATGCAACCTAGTCCTGTTCCTAGGCAACCTAGTCCTGTTCCTAGGGAACCTACACCTAGGCAACCTAGTCCTGTTCCTAGGCAACCTAGTCCTGTTCCTAGGGAACCTACACCTAGGCAACCTAGTCCTGTTCCTAGGCAACCTACACCTATGCAACCTAGTCCTCTTCCTAGGCAACCTACACCTATGCAACCTAGTCCTCTTCCTAGGGAACCTACACCTAAGCAACCTAGTCCTGTTCCTAAGCAACCTACACCTAGACAACCTATACTTGAAACACCTGGAACACCTGAAACTTCCGGTACTCCTCCGGAAATAGTAATCGATGATAAAATCCCTACTGCATTTATGGTACCAGGAACACCTATTGAACCTTTTCCTACAACACCACCTGTTGAAGTTGATAGTGAAGATGATAGTGAAGAAGATACTGATACTGAAATTGATACTGATGAAGATGTAGAAAAACGCCTCTGGAAACTTAGAACTGAAAAACCAGTACATATTACAAAAATTACTGAAATGCAAGATTCTGTAGTAAAATGCTTAATGGAAATGTAGTAAAATTTATGTTTTAATACCATTTAGGTATTAAAATTAAGTTTGTTCAAGTAACCACTTTACATATTTCTCAACATTATAAAAATCCAAATATTCGCATAAAGGATATCCTTCATTATCTACATATTCTAAAATATTCTGCTTAATAAGATTTGCAGTATCGACTATATATTGTTCTGAATCTTCTTCTGCATAATCATCAGAATCATTTTCATTCTCATTTTCTTCAATGTATAATGATTGTATATCAATCAGTTTTGATTCTTTCTTCTCTACTCGAACTGTTTTTCCCATCTTTTATACAAGGATGCAATTTCTTAGATTCGAATTGAATATATTTGCTAGAACAATAGTATATCATACGAGATAGATTATGAAAAATATTCTCGTTAGAATACCACTTAATTTTATTACGTGGATAGTTTTCTTTAATAATATCAATAATAATATTATATATATGTATTAATTGTGGAAGATAGGCATAGTGCCACTCACTACGATCACAATTTCTTGGGGTTTGGTGAGGAATATAGTTTGGTCGTTCGCAAATTCTGGATGAGTGATTCCAAAATTGCCTAACCCTAGGAATGAGTTCATAAAATTTATCTGATTCATTATCGGTATAGTTTGTAACATGTTTCTTGAAAATAAGTCTTTTTGATTGCATTTTTTACTAAAAGTTATTAAATCTTTATCTAACGTGATCGTTTTTTTAAACCTTTATCTGGTGTAATTATTTCGACGTCTTCTGAATTTACCAATTCTTTTAGTTCCTCTTCTAGTTCTGCATCTAAATCACTTTCTTCTTCATCATCCTCATCCTCATCATCATCCTCTTGTGGAGGAGGGTTTTTATGCTGATGAGCTTTAACAACTTCGTTAAAAGTAACTTTAGGTTCTGGTTTAGCAATATTTGGTTCTGATTTAGATAAAACTGGTTTAGCAATATTTGGTTCTGGTTTAGATAAAACTGGTTTAACAATATTTGGTTCTGGTTTAGATAAAACTGGTTTAGCAATATTTGGTTTTGTCTTCTTGCTCTTTATATTTTCTTGTTGAGGAGGAACATATTTTGATTGAATGTTAGGTTCTGATTGATATTGATTAATAAAGTCTACCATTTTTCTAATTACTTGTTCATGTTTTTGAAGAAGATCTTCTTGTTCTTCAATCCTTTGAGATAAATCTTCAATATGACTCATTAATTTCTTGTTCTTTTGATTAAAATAGAAAGTAAGGCCAATAATAACAACAATTTCAGATGCAATATGAATCATCTGTTTATTTTCCATCAGTTTTGCCATTTATTAAGATTCTGATCACCGTTTTAAGCTAGCTTTTATAAAATTTATATGACAAATAATCATCTGTTTTTATAAATTTTAATATAAACTATAAAATTGTGAATTTTTATAATTATTTTGTTGAAAATATACACAGTCCTTTGCGCATTTTTGTATTTCATAACATGTTCTTGAGAATAGTTCTAGAAATATTTGGTGACTACAGATGACACTTTAAAAAACGAAGACCTGATCTAGAAACACGTAATCAAACACATATGTAAGATCTTAAGTTGAAAGTTTTATTAATCATAAACTGTTTATGATTAATTTATAATTTACAAAAATAAAATTGGTTAAAAGAAGATTTTCTTAAGAATATTAATGACAATGGAAATGCATCGATTTTTTCCTTATAGTTGGCATGTGGACGACGAAGAAGAAGAAATCACTTCTATACGAATATACGGAATTGATGAAAAAGATGCGAATGTTTGTGTTAGGGTTGATAATTTTACACCTTATGTTTACATTGAGCTTCCTAATCAAATAAATTGGACAGCTGGAAATGCTCAGCTCGTTGGAAACAAAATAGACGAGCTTTTAGGAAATCAAAAACCTCTTAAAAAAGTTCTAATGATGAAGAAACGTCTATATGGAGCACATATTGATTCTAAAGGGAATGAAAAACTTTTTCCTTTTCTATTTTGCTCTTTTTCAGCTAGAAAAGACATCAAAGCGCTTGGATATAAATTGAGAAGTTCTATGCATGTTGTTGGTGTTGGAGCGATAAAACTTAAGATGCATGAATCAGATGCAGATCCTATTTTACAACTTACCTGTTGCAGACAAATTCCAACTGCTGGATGGATTGAATTTCACGGAAAGCGTCAAGAAGACGATAAGTTGACTCTGTGTGATTACGAATTTAAAGTAAAATGGAAGAATCTATCAGCACTTAAGAGTGATTTAGTACCACACCCAAAAATTATGGGGTTTGATATTGAAGTTAATTCTTCAAATCCTTCTGCTATGCCAAATCCACATAAACCCGGTGATAAAATATTTCAAATTTCTTGTGTAATTTCTAGACATGGAGAAGGACAAGAAAATTATGAAAAGTATTTGCTCACTTTGGGTCAACCTGATCAAGAAACTGTTGGAGAAGATGTTTTAATATATATGTATGACACAGAAGCTGATCTTTTGACAGGATTTACCAAGTTTATTAGAGATGAGAATCCAAATCTTATTGTTGGATATAATATTCTTGGATTTGATATTCCTTATATGATTGATCGTGCTAAATTTCATATGTGTATTTTTAATTTTGACAAGCAAGGATTTCATAAATACGCTCATGCTCGCGAAAAAACAATAAAATGGTCATCTTCCGCATACAAGAATCAAGAATTTCAGTTTCTTGATGCGGAAGGTCGTGTATATGTTGATCTTTTACCTCTCGTGAAGCGCGACTTTAAATTTAGCAACTATAAGCTCAAAACAATTGCTGAACATTTTATTGGCGAAACAAAAGATCCACTCAGCGTAAAAGGAATATTCAAGTGTTATAGGATTGGTGTTACAAAAAATAAGAATGGTGAATATAGTAAAATGGCGCAAAAAGCTATGGGCTTGGTAGGACGCTACTGTTATAGCGAAGGAACTCAAATCAGTTTAGTTCATGGCACTATTTCAATTGAACAAATGGTAAATGGAAATAACAGACTTCTTTCTTGGAATGAAAAAACAGATACTATTGGAATTTCAGAACAACTTAAATTTTTTAATAATGGTGTTCAAGAATGTATTGAATTAGAACTTGAAGATGGTAGAAAAATAACATGTACACCAGATCATTTGATCGCCAATGAAAAAGGAGAATGGATCAAATCGGAAGATTCTCTTGGTATAAGAATTAAAGTTGGTCCTATTTTACCTAAGATTAGTATTGATACGAAAGATATGATTATGTGCAGAATATTAGGATATTTATGGACTACAGATACCAATATGTGTATTGAAAAAAACGAATGTATGGTATTTGTTGATAGTTTAATGGATGCGATTATTTTAGAAAAAGATATAGAAGCACTATGTGGTGTGTTACCAATTATTGAAAAAGATAGACATTGTTATATAGTTACTATTCCTTTATTATTAGCAGATAAGATTAGAAAAACGAATTGTATAGAATGTGGTCTTCCTGACATGACATTATGGAATCAAAATTCCATTAAAGAATTTTTAGGAGGATTATTTGGAGGAAGTGGTTCGTATCCATCCTTAACAAAAGAAAAATTTACAGAAATAGGACTAGAAAACTATGGAAGTTCTGAAAAAAATATTGTAAATTATATGAATATTATTGTTGATTGTTTAAAAAAATTTAATATATCATCGTATTATAGAGTTAATCAAAAAAATACAAATGATCAATCAGTATTTATTGGAACTTTAACTATATCAAAAGAAAGTTTTGAAGCATTTGTAACAACTATAGGATATAGATATTTGTATTATAAAACGTTAAAAGCATCTGTCGCGGTTATGTATTATAGGATTGCAAATACTTATTCTGAAGATGAAATTCCTACTGCTAGTAAATTTATAGAAATGATTGGTGCTAATTCTATATATCAAAAAAGAAATTATGATAAAGACCCTGTATTTTCATTGAATGTTATTGGAATTAAAAAAGTAGGTAAAAAACAAGTGTATGATATAGAAGTTAAGGATACACATTCATATATGGCAGAAGGTTTAGTAGTACATAACTGTGTTCAAGATAGCGCGTTAACTGTGATGCTTATGGACAAGCTACAAACTTGGACAGGTCTTACAGAAATGGCAAAGACTTGCTGCGTTCCAATTTTTACGTTGTATACGCAAGGTCAACAAATCAAAGTGTATAGTCAACTATATAATTATTGTATGTACGAAAATATTGTTGTAGAAAAGGATGGATATCAAGTTTCTGAAAATGAAAGATATGTAGGTGCTCACGTATTTCCACCAGTACCAGGACAGTATAATCAAGTAGTTCCATTTGATTTTGCATCTCTATATCCAACAACAATTATTGCGTATAATATTGATTATCACACTTGGGTATCAGATGATTCGGACATTCCAGACGAAAAATGTCACGTAATGGAATGGGGTGATCATATTGGATGCGAACACGATCCTAAAGTAATTAGAAAGATGCAATTAACAAAGGTTATTGATGCAGAACATGAAAAGATCAAAAAGATCAGAGAGAAAAAGAACAAGACAGTTGATAAAATGAGGAAAAAAGAATTAGGAGACGAGGTGCAAAAGCTTGTAGATGAGCTAAAACCATACGTCAAAGAGCGATCAGATCTTAATAAAAGTAAACCGAAAATTCCTATGTGCGCAAAACGCTATTATCGTTTCTTGAAAGAACCACGTGGAGTATTACCTACAATTATTCAAAATCTTTTAGACGCTCGCGCGCACACTCGTAATGTTGATATGGTTAATACAAAGAAAAAAATTACTGAATTAGAAACAAATGGTGAAAATAATACTAAAGAAATTGAGTCTCTGAATAGTTTATTAGGTGTTCTTGACAAACGACAGCTAGCATATAAAGTTTCTGCAAATAGCATGTATGGTGCAATGGGTGTTAGGCGTGGATACTTACCTTTTATGCCTGGTGCAATGTGTACAACATATATGGGTAGAAAAAATATAGAAATTACAGCAGATACTATTGTGAAAAAGTTTGGTGGGGAGCTTGTTTACGGAGATACTGATAGTAACTATATCAATTTTCCTTTGATGGAAGGCAAATCTGATGAAGAATTATGGGACTATTCAGAGTTTGTAGCAGATGAGCTCACAAAGTTGTTTCCACCACCTATCAAGCTAGAATTTGAAGGCTGTATTTATAATTTCTTCTTTATACTTAGTAAAAAGCGGTATATGTACAGAAAGATTGAGAAAAAACGCGGTCAGTTAATATTTAGTGATACTATTGGTAAAAAAGGTGTTTTACTTGCGCGACGTGACAACAGTAATTTTATCAGAGTAATCTATGAAGGAGTTATAAATCACATTGCTGATAAAACACCAAAAGATGAAGTTTTGTATTGGGTTCTTGAAAAAATTAATAAAATGTTCTCTGGATGTAATTCTTATACAGATTTTGTTGTTACCAAAGCTGTAGGAAATTCAGGTGGTCTTCAAGCCGAAACATTTACGAATGAAAAAGGTGTTAAAAAAGCCAAGGTAGGTGATTACACAGTTCCTATACTCTCTTCAAATCTTTCCGAAAGAGAAGAACAATTAAAGAACAAAGGAGCTGAAAATGAAGAAGAATATTATCTACTTTGTTTACCAGCACAAGTGCAATTAGCAGAAAGAATGAAGCGACGAGGACAAAGAGTAGATGCTGGTACTCGTTTAGAGTATTTGATAACTGGACCTGATAAACATACAGCTAAACAATATGAGAAGGTTGAATGTGCAGAATATTATTCTAAACACAAAAATGCTATAAAAATTGATTACTTTTATTATTTGAAAGCTCTTGTCAATCCATTGGATCAGGTATTATCTGTTGCATATCCGGATGTTATAGATTTTGTTTTGAATCAATACAAATTCAGATATAAGGTTAGACGTAACTTGCTGAATGAACTGACTGAACTATTCAGTCCAAAACTAAAGTTTATAGATTAAAATAATTGTTTCTTAATTTTACTTATAATAATAAGTAAAATTTAAAGTACACCTAATCATCCTATTCTTGATCGGAGTCGCTATCTTCGAAAAGACCACGAATTTTTCTCTGCCGGATAGGCAATGTGTCATCAATCCATGTATTTTGAGTTTCTGTATCCAGAGCTTCCCACATTCGAGAAAGATGTTCTTTAATATCTTCATCAGTCACTTTCATTTCTGGCTTTGTGATTTTTGTTTTTTCACAAAACATATCGTATGCATGTTCTAATACGTCTAATGCTTCGTGCCATTCTTGTCTACCTTCTTCACCTAATTGTTCCCATGACATTCCATATTTGAACATAGGATATATAGAAGACTCTTTCCACAACTGAAATACTTCTTTTCTGAATGCTGGGTCACTATATTTTGGATCCATAGGGGTTCCACGCGAGTACGTATAATTAACAGTGGGATTTAATTTTACTTGTTGCATAAAAAAAACATTAAAATTGTTAGCTACATACATAAAATATTCATAACCAGATTTATACTCAAAATTACGAATCTCTTTTTTAGGGTATATACGATCCTTTGTAATTTCTAAATAGTTATGCTCATTCAAAAAAGTATCTGGATATTTTAAAAACATAAGATTGTTGGTCATATCAAAAAGTTTATCAAAACTCGTTGCTTTATCAATCCAGACTTTTTGTTCTTCCACAGGAAGAGCTTTCCACATTTCAAAAAGATGTCGGTTTACAAGAACTTCTTTCCACTTCTTAACATATGTTTTATTTTTTTCGCAAAAATAGTTAAATCCTAATTCTCCAGCACCTCCTTTTAATTTCAATTTTTTAGAGTTTTTATATTTCTCACCGTATTTCATTTATATATATAAAATAATATATTTGTAAAGTTCAACCTAAAAGTTTATTCTTTAATACTAAAACACAATTATGAAAAGAGATTGTTTTGTATGTTTAACAACAACAGCAAACAAAGTATGCCCAAGGTGTCAATGTTATGCTCATAACAAATGCTGGGGGAAATACTTAAAAAAATTTACAGAGGTAAATACATACTTATATCAAGAAACAATATTAATTGAAACTCCTTTCTATGGTAAATGTCCGCAATGCAACGAAACAATCAAAAATATAAAACCTTGTACAAGATCAGATACAAAATTTAGTCGTAAAACTCTAATGTATAGACAAGTGCGAAATTTTCTTGAGGCAGCTGAATTAGCACAAAATAACAATGAAAGAGTTGCTATTTTTGCAAATATATTTTCAATTTTAGGTCATTATAAGAATATTCTTAAAGAGGAAGACATATTTAACATTGCGGTAAAAAGAAAACTTCATTTTCTATACAAAACATATGGATGGAAATCTGCAAATATGTACCATTACAAACTATATGGTGAACAAATATTATAAAATAAGTTGCAAAAACGATTTATTTTTTTTGAAAAAGTAAACCCCAACTTTCTTCGATTATTGGCTTCTTTTTAATCGGAGTAGACATTTTTCCCCATCTCCCCTTTTTTTCTTTCCAACACCAGCTAGAGTGTAGATTTAAATTTTTCCAAATCTCATACACGTACTCTTTGCATCCATTAGCTTTAATCCAACTATTCATCATTGTGTGTTTTTCTAAACTCCCAATTGGTTTGCTCCTAATTGTTGCTATGTTTATCTGATATATGATACAACTCATTTATATTATAATACAATATTTTATGATTTTGAAAAGTTTTAAAAATAATACTATTTATTTTGAATTTCAGTCATCTCTCCTCTAAATGATTTTTCGATAAGCTGACCTATTAATTTTTTATTTTCTACGTTACTGAGGAGAAAATAAAGTTTTGCATACGCAGCAGGAGTTGTCATATCGTTTCCAGATAAAACACCAGCTTCTAAAAGACGAATATCGACATGATATTCTGATATTTCATCGCACTTAGATACTGCTAAGATAACAACTCCTTTTTTAACTAGAATACTAATAACATCCAAGATTTTTTCAGATATAGGAGCATTCCCAAGACAATACATTTCTAGTATAATACCTTGTACATTTGCATTTACTAAATTAAGAAAATATTTAGATGTCATGCCTGGAAAAATATTAACAATTATTATATTTATTTTAGGATTGATAAATTTTATTTGTGGAGGTTCTGTAGAAGGTTGCAAACAATTTTGATTATCAAGTGGAGGATACTTTGGAGAAGTAAAAAAGTGCGAAGATTTATGAATTGTTCGACAGCCGCGTAGCAATTTACCTCCAGATTCTATCATAACTTCTGGTATTTTAGTTTTTGAAGATAGTAGAAGAGCTGAATCAACATCTCCATCCGTTAAAATAATTGGTTTGCTTAAGTTTTCCATCATAAATGAAAGAGCAGTAGCAGTATAGACTAGAGTATCTCTGTTACATACAATAACAAAAGAGTCATAATTATTATATTTTCTACCTATATCTTCAGCAATTATATTCCAGTGTTTTGGAACAATATCTGAAGAATTCATTAAAGGTTTATAAGAATTAATGTTATATTTTTCCATATTATGCTGATATTTTTTTATAAAGTTTTCTTGAATTTCTCCTCCAGTATGTATAATGTTGATTTTATTATAAAGTATGTTTTCATTTTTCTGTTGTATGTTAACTCCCAAGTATATTGTTATAACAGTTGCTATTAGAGCAGCTGTTGTAAGAAAAACCAGAGTTGATTTTTCACGTTGCGTAAGAAACCGCATTTTTAATAATACGCTAGAATAAAAAGGAACAATGTATTTCGAGATAGCAAATGTTGCTTTCAATGCGCTTAAAGATATCGGAAATAATATAAATAAAATGGATGTTAACCAAGAAATTATTAGTAAATTAAAGTTTATTGGTAAAATCAAGAAGGGTGAAAAAATTAACACACGTCATATGTACGTTCAACCAGATGGAATCAGCACTTCAATAATACGCACATTTATACATCAAGACAATAGAGGAAATGTCTTAAATTTTTGTCAAGAAACAATTGCTCGATCTTTTGAATTATTGATAACTTACGAGAGATCTGAAAAAAATACAGAACAAGTATTATTTGGTCATTTACTTAATGATCTTCAACAAGCAACAAATGGTCTTATAAATCTTAAGTTTACTTATATAGCTGATACTAAATTTTGCTGTGACATGGACACCTTATTGCAGATTATTACAGCAAGATTAGATGGTTACATAACTAAAGATAATGAACCTTCATCTCCATGTTGATCTTTGGTCTAAAAAAGAGAGACAATGATTTAAATGAGTGATTCCGATATCGTATGGGTAGCAAGTTTTGATATAGGAAAAAAAAATTTTGCTTTCTATATTGAAGAATTTGATAAGGCAGAACTGATGAAACTACCTCGTATTCCAAATTCAAATAGATATAATCCAGATGGAACAACAACTCCGTCTTTCACGAATATAGTGAATAAAGTTTGCTTGAATGGTAAAAATATTTTGTTTGAGAACACTGATCTAACAGATAGATGCAAAAAAGGTTCTTATTTAGATCAAGAAACTTTTCACAATATGACAGATTTATTAGATCAGTATGTTGAGTATTGGGACCAATGTGATGCATTTGTTATTGAAAAGCAAATGTCTTTTGGTAAAAGACATAATACGATGGCTCTAAAATTAGGACAACATTGTTGGTCTTATTTTTCATTTAAATATGGAAGATTCAAAGAGATTATCGAGTTTCCTGCGTACCACAAAACACAAATTCTTGGTGCAAAAAAGTTGGAAAAAATAACAACAAAAGGAAATTCAAAGTATAAGGCAATAGATAAAACTGCAAGAAAAAAATGGTCAGTTGACAAAGCAATAGATATATTATCTGAAAGGAAAGATTTTGATACGATTTTGAGTTTAAAATCTAGGAAAAAACGTGACGATTTGGCTGACGTGTTGTGTCAGCTACAGGCTTTTAAAATACTTGTATATATTGACAAAAATATTTAATTACTTTTATTCATTTTTGTGAATAAAAGTAAGACTCACCAAAAAAACCCAGTTCTTGATTGTAAAACTACCCTAGGAGAGTTTTTCATTTCAGGAACTGGCTCAGATACTTCTGATTCTTCCGTATTATCATCTCTATTAATATTTTCTATTTGTTGAATTTTAGAGATATTCAACCAGCAAATAGTTCGATCAACAGAGAATATAGACATTTTATAGGAACCAACAACCTCGATTCTATTTTTATCACTGCATGCTCTAATATAACTATTATATTGAGTAGCTTGAAATCGTCGGACTTTAGCAAGATCCCACATTCTTTCCCTCGCTTCCTTGATTGTATTTGCGTAAAATTTTGCAAATCCATCAACATTAATAACATAAATAGTAGAATTGTCTTTCAATGAAAGAATAGGTAGCAACTTATCCTCGTCACCGCTATCTTCATCTGAGCTATCTTCATCATCATTATCAAAACATTCTTTCTTATCATATTTAGACATAGTTGGGTCTCCTTCTTCGTTTTTAATTTCGTTCTCTGTAGACATGTTTCTATATTGGAAAAAGGTTTTTAAATCTTAATTATAGAGAATTTTTAATATCAATTTTTTTGTAACTATAGAAAGTAAAATTGAAAAAACATTTATGGAATGGAATAATAAGATAAATGAATCCATCAGTTGAACAAATACTCCGGGAAAACTACGTGGATGGAGTGTTCCACACTCATGTTTCTATGCTCCAACCTAGGGGAAAATTTCAGTTTAATCGAGAGAAGCTAGAAGATTTTTGGGATGTATATTGTAATAAAATTCTTGAAGACGAAAATGCTATTGTTGGTGTAGCAGAAAAGCCACAACACTATCTTCCAGTATTAGCGGATATAGATTTAAAAGTTAAAGAAACAGACGATTTAGACTTTGAAGAGCATCTTTATACAAAAGATCACGTAAAACAGATGATTGATGTATATCAATCTGTTCTTAGAAATATTGTCGAAAATTGTACTGATAATAATTTACTTTGTGTTCTCTTGGAAAAACCGATGTATTATATTTCTGCTGGAGAAACAACTTACGTAAAGAACGGATTTCATTTACATTTTCCAAATCTTTTTCTTAGTAAGGTAGATCAAGAAGTTCATCTTATACCTAGAGTTAAAGATGCTGCGCAAGAAATGAGAATATTTGCAGATCTTGGATTTGAAGATTCTGGATTAGTAATTGATAAAGCATGCTGCACAGTTCCTTGGCTATTATATGGAAGTCGAAAATCAGAAGATATGGATCCATACAAAGCTACAAAAGTTTATACTTCCGACGGATCTGAGTTAGATGTTGAACAAGCTCTTAAAAATTATGTTATTTATGATATGCGAGAGAAACAAATTCCAATTCGGAATAATATTCAAAAGTTTTTACCAAGAATTTTGAGCATAATTCCTTATGGACGACAAACACAAGAGGTAAGGCAAGGATTGATTTCTCCTTTGAAAGGAAAGCTGCAAGAACAAAAAACAAAGAATAAAAAGCAATTAAAAGTTTCAGTTGAAGAAGCTCTTAAAACTTCTCAGCGTTTACTACCTATGCTTGCAGACTTTCGTGCAGAAGAACGAAATGAGTGGATTACTATCGGATGGATTTTATATAACATTGGTGAAGCGAGCCCACAAGCATTAGAGCAATGGATGGAATTTTCTGCACGTTGTGAAGATAAATATGACGAAGCCAATTGTATTTATGAATGGGAAAGAATGGTAAAAAAAGATTTAACATTAGGTACTTTACGACATTTCGCAAGTATTGATAGTCCGCAACTTTATAAAGAATTTAAACGTGAACAGTCTGAACATTATGTGAAAGAATCTTTGAATGGTTCTCACAATGACATTGCAAAAGTATTATTTTCTGAATACGGAAACGAATTTGTATGCGCTTCAATAGCAGGTAAAACATGGTTTCAATTCAAAGATCATAAGTGGGAAGAAATTGAAGAGGGTGTGTTTCTTCGAGAAAAAATTTCTGAAGATATTGTCACAAAATATTCGGATATAGGATCTGAACTTTTTACAAAACTTGCAAGCGTTCAGGATAAAGGTGAGGATGCAATGTTTAACGCTAGACTAAAACAAGTTCAAAAGATTATTAGTAATCTTAAATCTTCTCCTTACAAGAATAATATTATGAAAGAAGCGATGGAAGTATTTTATGATCGTCGTTTCAAGCAAAAGTTAGATCAAAATCCTTATATTATTGGTTTTAAAAACGGTGTGTACGATTTAAAGCTTAATGAATTTCGTCCTGGCCGTCCAGAAGATTTTGTAAATAAAACTATTCCAATCGATTACACCGAATACAATGAATCAGATGAGGTTGTACAAAATGTTATTGAATTTTTAGTAAAGGTTTTTCCTGACGAAACAATTCGTACCTATTTTTTGGATACTTACTCTGATATTTTTGTTGGAGGTAATAAACAGAAAAAGGTATATATGTGGACTGGAGAAGGAGATAATGCAAAATCTATTACTCAGAAATTTTTTGAATTAATGTTGGGAGAACTAGCAATTAAATTCAATACCCAATATTTTACTGGAAAAAAGGTAGCATCTGGTTCAGCAAATCCGGAATTATCTCGAGCAGCTCCTCCAGTGCGTCATGCTACTATGGAAGAACCAGATGCTGATGAACAGTTGAATATTGGAGAATTAAAAAAATTGAGTGGAGGAGATAGTTATTGGGCTCGTGATTTGTTTGAAAGAGGAAAAAGTACAAGAGAAGTATTTCCAATGTTTATGTTAACTTTTATTTGTAATAAACTTCCTAAATTAAAGTATTCTGATAAGGCGACATGGAATCGTATTCGTGTTATTCCATTTGAATCAACATTCGTAGAACCAGGAGAACCTTGTCCAACAACTCTAGAAGAACAACTTAAACAAAAGCGTTTTCCGATGGATAAAGAATTTGGTAAGAATATTCCTAGAATGGTTTCTGCATTTGCTTGGTATTTACTTCAGTGGCGTCAGAAAGTTAATGTTAGAGTAGAGCCAGAGAAAGTACGAGAAGCTACTGCTATTTATCGTCGACAAAATGATATTTATCGTCAGTTTATTGAAGAATGTATCATAGAAGATGATTCTTCTTCTCTTGCTATTACTGAAATGTATGCTCAGTTTAAGGAATGGTTTAAAGAGGGATGGCCAAATATGTCTTTGCCTATTAAGAATGAAGTAAAAGAATATTTTGATCGACTATGGGGAGAATCCGAACGTAATATTAAATGGAACGGATATCGCATTCGAACTCTTCAAGATGATGTTGACTGTGGAGAAGTTATTATTCTTGATGAAGATGATTTAGTTAAATACGATCAAAGTGCACCTCCGATGTGAAATAGTACAATATATTTATTCTAAATCTAGTTCAGAATTAGAATAAAATTTGTAAAAGTAAAATGAAAATTAAGAAAATTTTTGTAAAAAATAACAACATATGGATCATGATACTCGTGAAATTGAATCAATAACATTTGGAATTTATTCACCAGAAGAAGTAATGAAAATAGCAGTTTGTAAAGTTGATAATGCAAAAAAGACTGGATCTGGTAGTATATACGATCCACGAATGGGAACAACCGATTCAACTCAAAAATGCGAAACATGTAAAGAAAATGCTAATGATTGTCCTGGTCATTTTGGATATATTGAATTAAACGAACCAATCGTTCACCCTTTATTTTACAAGAGAGTAACTGCTTTTTTGAATTGTTTTTGCCTTAAATGTTATAGACTTGTTCTACAAGAAGATCAAATTTCTATCTGCGGTCTCACTAGGTATAAAGGCGAAACACGGTTTGCAAGAATATTAGAAAAAATAAAGAAAGTAGATATTTGCTGCCAATATACTGGTAAATTTGACTCTGATGGAGATCCAATATTATGCGGAAAAGATCGCCCAAAAATAAAATTTTCTGCAGCAGATAGTAATTTCTCTTTAGTTTACGAGGATGGAAAAAAGATAAAGACGAGTATTATTTTAACTACTGATGAAATAAAGAAAGTTTTTGACAATATCACAAATGAAGATGTTCAATTATTAGGCTTTGATCCTGAATTATCTCATCCACGAAACTTTATTATTTCTTTACTGCCAGTTCTTCCACCTTGCGATCGACCTTACGTCCGCGCAGATAACAAATTATGCGATGATGACTTGACAATTCAGTATATTGAAATAATTAAAGCAAACAATAACTTGGTTGAAGAAGATGAAGACCTTGAAAGTAACCAAAAATCAAGAAAAAGAGATAAAGGAGATACTTTTCGTCAGCGCGCTCTAGCAAGTTTACGATTTCGAATATTAACAACATTCAACAATGGACAAGGAAAAGCTAAACACACTACAAACGGACGACCTATCAAGGGTATCAAAGAACGCCTAACAGGGAAAGATGGACAGATAAGAAACAACATGATGGGTAAGAGAAGTTGCACACCAGATACTCCTGTCTTGATGTATAAAACCGGTTTACCTAAAAGAGCAGATGAAATAAAAATAGGAGATGTAGTTATTGGAGATGATGGTTCTCCAAGAACTGTAATAGATACAGTTACTGGAACTAGCCTGCTGTATAAAGTTATCCAATCACATGGAGACGATTATCGTATTAGTTGCGAACATATTTTGACACTTAAATATTGTGGCCATGCTTGTGTCAATTGGAGAGAAAATTTAGGTAAGAATGGATCTTGGGTTATGAAATGGTATGAAAGAAGTGATAAAAAGATTCACGTAAAAAGAGTATCTGTTATTCCACCAAAAACGAAAGAGGATGCGTTGAAAGAAGTAGAAGAAAGACGAGATTTACTAAAACTAGATAAGGATAAAAAAATTACATGGAATGAGAAGAGAAAAAAATATGGAACTTTTCGTTTAAATTATACAGATGATGGAAGTAAGAAATCAATTGAAGTCGCTGTTGTTCCTGGATTGACGAAAGAACAGGCATTAGAAGAGATGGAACAATTTAGAAACACTATCGATGTTAATCCTATTATTGATATTCACGTTGAAGATTATTTATCATTGCAAGACACTGATCGTCGTTTAATGTTAGGTATTAAATTAAATACACCTATTCAATGGGAACACAAGGATATCAGTCTTGATCCACGAATTTTAGGAATGTGGTTAGGAGATGGTGGAAAATGTGGTAGAAAGTTTACAAGTAATGATATTGAATTGGTTGAATATTGGAAAAATTGGGCTGTAAAAGAAGGAGGTCATATATCAGATATTTGTGATGGTACTAATATACAATTTGGAATATGTAAAGGAAAAACAAGTAAACATCCTAGTTTAGTATATTTGAAAGAATACAATCTTATTAATAACAAGCATATTCCTGAAGATTATATTATTAATGATGTGAAAACCAGACTTCTTGTTTTAGCTGGTTTAATTGACACAGATGGTTCAGTTGAGAATGACGGAACAACAATTGCGATAACTCAATGCTATGAACACAAACAAATTATTGATGGAGCACAGCGTATAGCAATATCTCTAGGATTTAGAACATCAGTGACTAACAAGAAAACATCATGGACTAATAAAGATGGAAAACAGCATGGAGATGCTTTGAAATTAGTTATATCAGGTTCCGGTATTGAAAATATTCCGACTCTTCTTCCACATAAGAAATGTTATGCTCCGTCTAAAAAAGATATGTCTTGTTATAATATCAAAGTAGTAGAGGATGGTATTGGAAAATATTATGGTTTTGAAGTAGATAAAAATAATCGTTTCTTGCTAGGAGATGCTACTATTACACATAATTGCGATCAAACAGCGCGTACAGTGATTGGTCCTGATCCTACGTTACGCATGGGAGAACTAGGAGTACCTGAAGAGATTGCGCAAATTTTGACATCACCCACTAGAGTGACTAGTTTTAATATTGATCAGATGCAAAAATTAATAGATGATGGAAAAATAAAATCTTTATGGAAACCTGATAGCACTACAGTTATTGATCTGAAGCGTTTTCGCCGCGGTACAAGGTTAATGCATGGTGACATTATTCATCGAGGAGGCGAACTCATAAAGGTTATAGACGGAAGAGAATTAGTGCAAGAATGTGATCAGGTAGAAAGAGATGGAGTGCTTTTAACCAAGTTGAAAGTGTCAAATCGTGAATATAAAGTTTCAATAGGATGGATAGTTGACCGACCTTTGCAAAATGGTGACTATGTTTTGTTAAACAGGCAGCCTACATTACATAAGTCTAGTATGCTTGCTATGCAAGTTATAATTATGCCATTCAAGACAATGAGAATAAATTTATCTGTTACTAAAGGTTTTAATGCAGATTTTGATTAGGTTTACCTCTGTCAAAAACAGGAGGCCTGAAAAGGGTGCTACCTCCTAGTGAGTATTTCCTAATATAATGAAATACTTGCGAAACACCTTGATGCGGGAAACCCCTTAGAGCCCTAACTACCACCCAGTATGTGGAAACACAAACTGGGGAACACGGTTAATAGCCGTACCCAATGGTAATAATGTTAGGGATTGGGCAATCCGCAGCGTTACTGCCTACGTCCGTTATGGAAGGATATGGCAGGCGTTCAGAGACTGCACGGGTGTTGGTCGATAATGATGGACTACCAATCCTGAATCGGCTTAAGATACAGTCCGACCCTATGTGAAAGCATAGGGATATCATCGGGAGATGAAATGAATATTCACGTTCCTCAATCACTTGAGTCACAAACAGAAATGAAATATCTATCTGCTGCTCAATGGAATATGATTTCTCCTCAAAGTAGTAAACCAAATATGGCTATTGTACAAGACTCTCTATTAGGAGCATATCGAATGACACGAAATAGTGTAAAATTAACAAAAGGGCAGTTTTTTAATATTGCAATGTCATTGCCAAGAGCTCCTTGGTCTAAACATAAAGAAAAATTAAAGGCCGATGCAACTTTAACGACACATATGTTAATGTCTTCTGAAGAAATTATTGATCGTATTCAACATATAAGGAGTGTTTTAAAGGAAAAAGGTAAAAAAGTTCAGTGTTTTAATGGACACGGACTAGTATCTCTTTTTTTACCAGAAGATTTTATATATGACAAAACAAATGACGCAAATCCAAAAGAACCAAGCGTAAAGATTTGGAGAGGAGTTATGTACGAAGGAACTATAGACAAAGCAATCATTGGAGCATCACAAAATTCTATCCATCATATTCTGCATAAAGAATACGGACCAGAGACTGCATCTTATTTTATAGATTGTATACAATTTAGCACAAATAAATATCTTCTTATTGACGGTTTCTCTGTTGGGCTTGGTGATTGTTTAATTCCGCAAACTGTGAATGAACATGGAGTCACAAAAGAGCAAGAGATTAGAGATGTAGTTGGTAAGTGCTATATTGAAGCCGAAGCGATAAAACAAGCAACTTCTCATCCAAGTATTAGAGAAATTCGAATTAATGCATCTTTGAATAAAGCCAAAGACATTGGATTACGAATTGCTAAAGAAGCACTTTCTGAAGATAATAATTTTCTTTCAACTGTTCATTCTGGAAGCAAAGGTGATTTTTTCAACATTGCTCAAATTACAGGCTTATTGGGTCAACAAAATTTAAAAGGGCAACGTGTACCTCTATTACTTAATCATGCGAAACGTTCTCTTCCACATTATCCATTTGGAGAATTAAAACCTAAAATGGAATATGAGTCTAGAGGATTTATTAGTCGTGGTTTTCTTAGAGGATTAAATCCAAGGCAGTTCTATTTTCACGCAATGTCTGGAAGAGAGGGTGTTTGTGACACTGCGATGGGAACTGCAACATCTGGTTATATGCAACGGCGAATTGTAAAGCTTACAGAAGATATGAAAGTGCATCATGATGGAACAATAAGAGATACTCCTGGTAAGATTTATCAAATGTCTTATGGACAAGTTGGATTTGATCCTACTTGCACTGTAAAGGTTAAGAATGATCAGGAGATGTGTGATATTTCTAGAATGGTTGCGCGAATGAATATGAATCACGCTTTACAAAAAAAGGTGTAAAAAGACACTTGTATTTAGAATTATTTTGAAATAAATCAAAATAATTCAAATGAGTATATATTTTTGTATAAAATATTAGAGTTAATTTTTGCTCGAAAAAAGGCGGAGGAGGAGAAAGAGAATCAAAAGGAATTTTTTTATGAATTTTTGAAATTATTTAGAAACAAAATAAAAACTTTTTGAAAAGTTGTAGAATAAGTTTCAAAAAAGATACATTTTCAAAAAGTAAAGTTTATATTTTCGATGGATATATATATATTTCTTTTTTTATTTTCATTCCTTGGTAAAAAGTAACTTTAATCAGAAAAAAGTGACTTTTTTCTAATACTTTTTAATCTTTTTTAATACTTTTTATTTAATCAGGAAAAAACTTGTTTTTTATGAAAACAAGCATGATTTTTTCATTCTTGTTTAAACAAATAGAATGAAAAAAGAATAATAAATGGAAAAATGTGAATTTTGCTCTAACATATTTGGAGATGCAAAAATGTTACGACAGCATCAGAAAAAAACAAAGTATTGTTTAAAAATACAAGAAAATTTAGCAAAATCAAAAGAATTGGTTAAAACGGATGAATTAATATGTCAATATTGTAAAAACATTTTCAAAACCAAATATTTATTAAAATTTCATCAGACACAGACTAAATATTGTTTAAAAATACAAGCTTGTCAAAATAGTCAAGAAGTTATATCATGCTTAATTACATGTAAATACTGTGGTAAGAATTCTTCTGTTACTAATTTTACTAAACATGATGCTATATGCAAGAAAAAAAATCAGTTTCTTATAGAAGAAAACAATAAATTAAAATCTGAACAAGAGATATATAAGAATCTTGCAGAAAATGCTCAGGCTGCAGCAGAACGCTCTCAAGCTTTCATGGAAAGAGCTCAGTCTGTCATAGAAGAAATAGCCAAAAAACCAACTCACCATAAAACAAGTACAAAAAATATTCAAAATAATCTTATGATTTCCAATTTATCTCCTTTAATTTTGGCACATCAAAATGTAGAGAGTGTTATAGATTCAAATTATACAAGTAATGATTTTTATGGTGGTCAAAAAGGTGCAGCGCAAATGATTTATAAGCATTTTGTAACAGATGACAATGGTAAATCTAAGATAATTTGTACAGATATGAAACAAGGAGCTTTTCATCACAAAAACTCAAATGGCGAACATGTAGTTGATTATAACAATTCTCATTTAATAAAAACAGTACATGCTCCTTTAAAGAAGAAAGCATGTGAAATTGCAGCAAAAGAGTTAGTAAAAAATCCAGATATGATGAAAGAAATTAATAAAAATTCTACTTCTATATCAGAGTTAAGTTCAAAACCTGGTATTTTTAATACAACAATGGCAGAAATGACAGCAAAGAATTCAGCTAGAGAATTATTAGTTGATAGAATATTATCTGAACCTGATTTGATAATCACAAAAGAGTGGTTGATAGAAAATGCAAAATTCTTAACTATAGAACATATATTAAGAGGACCGGAGGGATATGCGCATTACGCTCTCTCTTATCCTTTTAATGATAGGATTATTGAAGATGATGATTCGGAAAAGAAATTCGTAAAGTATAGAAATAAAGATGGTCTTGTAATTGACTACGGAGCAAAAAAGTTAACATATTTATTATTTGATTCCATAAGAGATAGAAAAGATGTCTTGATAGAAGAATATGAAAGAAATAACAATGAAAAGTTAGTTTTAAAAGAAATTGAATCAAAAATTTTCAGGACAGAGTTTGCAAAGATTTTGTTTGAAAATTTATAATAGGTAAAAACTTATATTTTATTGAAATATAAGTTCAAATTAAACATTTATTCATACTCAACATCATCTTCTTCATATTCTTCCTCTTCAAAATCTTCATCTTCTTGTACTAATTCTTCTTCATCAATTAGAGCTTCTTCACACTCATCCTCATCACTGTCAAGTACTTCTTCATCTTCATAATCAAGTTCATCAACTTTTTCGTCATTTAATTTGGTTTTCTTATCCAAGTTATCTGGAAGAATATATTGAAATTTCCATTGATTGCATATATCAATATCTTCTGGAGTAAGATCATTAATTGTACCATCTTCATTTTGCTTTCCCATTGCTTTTTTTGTTTTCTTATCAAACACAAATGATGTTTCTGGATGTTCATGATTTCCGTGCTGGTTGCGTCTAATAGCTACTGATGGAATAGAAGACACAAGCTTTTGTGCAACAGGTGTCAAATGTGTCTTTTTAACAGGCTCAGCTTTCTTTGCTACAACTTCTTTTTTTACAGGCAATTTTCCAGAACTTCCATCCTTTGATAGTAAAAGTGCCACAAGTTGTTCTTTTGTACCAGTACACTTTAATCCACGTTGACGACAAATTGCTTGAATCTCAGGTTTCTTATATTGCAAAAGAGAGTTTTCATCTATATCAGACGGAATATCCGTTACTACTGAGTTTTTTGGAACAACTTTAGTCAAAATTGAGTTGCAATCCCACATTTGTAAAAGATCGTTGGGATCTAAATCATACTTTGATGAAATCTGCTGAATAAAATTATTAATAACTTCATTTACAGCCTTAGTTACAGTTTGATTCAATGACATTTTTAATTTTATCCTGGCAAATTATTCCTTAAACCTCAATTTATTTTTTCAACCACTAACTAGTATATAATTACTGATGATCATGGTCACACAGATAAATTGTTTCCCCGATATTAATTTTTCCGTGAATATGAAGATTTAAGTTATCTACACCTTGTTTAAGCTCTTCTAGGTTATGAATTTTAAAAAAAGTTTTCATAAATACTTTCATCTCTTCTATAATATCAGTTTCAGACATTGTAATAATTTTGTTATTTGGAAAATCAATGTTGAATCCCCAGTATGTAGGTGCAGAAATTTGCACTTTTGTATAATTGTCAGAGTATTCCATTTTATCAAAACTTTTTTCTTCTTATATTACCTCTGTGTTGCGAAAAAATTGATTCTGATTCTTTTTGCATGTGTAGACATTTTCTTCCATCCCTTAATAACTTTAACAGCTTCTTCTATATTATCTGCAATATCTTCTGGATATTTAATCTCATCAATTGTTCTTAGAACAAGAACAATTAAATCGCTATGAGGAGAGTATCCATCATCTTCGTCAGAATGAAAATCTTCTTCACCATCTCTTTCATCGAATTCTACTTCTTCTTCTTCTTCTTCCGCAAGTACTTGTTTATCTTCTGGATCTATTTCTTCTTCATGCTCAAAAATAAGTTGGCCTTCTTTTCCTAAGGCATCCTCATCATCTTCATCTTCTAGAACTTCTCTACCCTCTTCTACATACATCGGTTTGAAATCAGGAATATCTATATCTTTTTTGTAAAGTTTGTAAAGCTTATTAGGTGGTTTATATTTACGTTCATGTGTGACCTCATCATCATCATCAGATATGTCCTCATCATCATTTTTTAAATAATCTAATTTTTTATCTTTTTTAACTAGAATACCATATGGGTCTGTTTTTAAAATAATTGAAACAGCCGTTTTAACATCTAGTTCAGTTACTGTTACTTCATAACTTTTAGAAAATTTCTTATTAAAGTCGATAATTCCTCTAAGAATATTAATAATAGCAGATACAATACAATTATCGTATTCATTAGTAATAATTTTTTCACATTTGTGGATAGATGTAGAAGAAAATATTTGAACACGTCCTATTTCAGCTCGAATATTTTCTATTGTAGATCCAGAATCGTTCAGATGCTTGATTAAGTAATAAATTATTACAGCTAAACGTTTCCATATTACTTCTACCGATTGAGCGTCTCTACCAGGTTTAAATTGATTGCATTCATTTAATACCATTTGACGGAAATAATCAGGTACTTTAGCTTTAATATTGTGAGCAGCTGCATAAATCTGTGAACAAGGTTGAAAAATATTATCTAAAACAGCACTAGTAAACTCTGTTGTTAAATCTGTTGTAATATTTTGTTTGACTTTTAAGTAATTTTTCATTATGTTCAAAACATTGCACGAATCTTTAACACGATTTCTAATCCAATCATTCATAAATCTATCTGTTTGAAATATATTAGTTATATCTTCTTCTTTTAGCACATCAAATTTTTCTTGTTTACGAATCTGAATAAATTTATTTCTAAGTTCCATTAGATATTTACCTACAAAATTATATGCCTTTTCTCGTTTATTAGTTATTCCACCTAGAATAGGTTCGGAAAAATCGTTGTATATTAATTGAGAATTTCCAGTAATAAGAAGAATGTCTTGCATATAACGATCTTCAAATTTTTTGTCCAAAGCTTCTTTTGCATATTTTATCATGTCTGAAAAATAAGTCTTGTCTTTTATAGTATTAAAATTTTTAGTAACTTGATCTGGATCTAAAAAACTGTTTTGATCTTTAGGAATACCTGGAGTTCTTAAAATATAAGAATAAGATTCCTTTAAAGAAATATGTCCAACAAACTTGATAAGCTTTGTAAGTATATAATGTGCTATAGTAATATATGAAAAATTTTTGATTTTAAGTAATGGTATACTAAAAGCAAATGGCGATAAAGCAATATATTTAGCATTATTACGATAAAAAGGAGAATCATTAAAAAGTTCGCTTGGTAATACTATAATTGATTCACCATTTCTTGATTTTGTAATTTTTTTAATATCTTCAGGTTTATCTTTCCATGAAATTGGGTATAAAATTGCTTCTTTTACTTCATCATCTGTAGGAATGTAAAAAGATTTTAATCTCTCATCAATATCTTTGCATAAGTTTTCAGATAACATACCAGCTTTAAATAGATTGTAAAGTCTAATTTCTAAATTTTCAGCTTCTGCTTGAAATGTAGGATTGTCAAAATGTTGTGATTTTGCCTCAGCATATTTATCTTTTGTAACATCTGGAAATTTTCTGTCCAGAAGATAATCAGCATACATATCAAAAATGATTTTTCTTTCTTCTCTCTGCTTATTTTCTTGTAATTTAGGTATCCAATTTTTGCGAATGACATGTACTAAATTTTCTGGATAATCAATGAACGGTTTGATATCATCTGAGTGACCTCTACGAAAATTTTCTAAAAATGGTTTTATAGGAAGACACATATGTTCTAAATTCTGTCTTCCTAATACACGAATAATTTCGCTTATGCTCATACCAATAAATTGTTTTAAATTATTTCCTTTTTTTATCGCATCTATTAGACCTTTTTGTGCTAAATATATATCATAAATCTTTTCATCTTTTTCTGTATTTATAACTAGTGTTTTTTGTTTTTTTAACATATTATTAAGGTCTAATCGTGCCTGTTCAAGAGCAAGTCCATACCAATTTTCACCTTTCATTGAATCATTTGGATCTATTGTTCCAAGAAAATGATCATAACTAAAATAAAAAATTCTAGCATCACCTGTCTGCAACAAAAGTTTAGAAATATCTGAATCTGGATTAGAAAATTTAACCTGTAAAGATTTTTTTAATGCTTTTTTGAATTTACTATTAAATTCTTCTTCATATAATTTGTTAAATGTTTGTATTACATCTTTTTTTGCTAAACAAACAATTTGTTTATGTAAAGGTTTTCTTAGAATACTAGCATAAATATAATTTGTTACTGTTGCACATGTTTTTCCATCTGCCAACTTTATATTATGCCTGTAATTATTACTAAGCCTACCAAAAGGTTTATCATTCGGATCAAAAAATTTAATCACTTCAACCATTTTTTGTTAATAGAAATGTTTTAAAAAAAATTATAACAAACTTGTAAAATAAAATCAGTAACAAAATTAAATTTTTTCCCCTTGTTTCTAACAAACAATAAGAACCTATTTATGAAAATATATAGAAGTGACTTTTTCAAACTAAATCACAATCACAGATTTTGATATTGTAAAATTTATGACTGCAGAAGATCATCAAGTAAACATATAAATCAAAATTACTATGAATTATTAGGTTGAGTTATTTAATTTATACATACTTAAAATTTCTATCTAAATATAATTCTTCACTGTGATAAAATATGAGCGGACTTCTTTTTCTCACAACTGATGACTTCTCTGTTCAGCGTGGTATTAAAGGTCCTATTATGTGCACAAATAATATCCAAGGTTTTTCTCTGATTTTATTCTACTCTACTGAGTGTCAGCATTGTCAGTCTCTAATACCAATTTTTAAGAGATTACCTGGATCTGTAGGAGGGTGTCAATTTGGAATGATTAACGTTAGCAACAATAAACAATGTGTTATAATGTCTAGAAGTACAATTGCTCCTATTAAGGTTGTACCATATATTGTTTTATATATTAACGGAAAACCCCATATGCGTTATAATGGTCCTTATGTTGCCGAAGAAATCGGCAGATTCATAGTAGAAGTAGCTAGAAAAGTTCAATCACAAGAAACATCTGAAAAAGATGAAAGAATTAAGGAAGATCCACGTGGTGGAATACCAGCATATACTATAGGTCATCCTCTTTGTGGTCCTGATGATAAAGTATGCTATTTAGAGTTTGAAGATGCGTATAGTAAAGAGCAAACTGGTCCTGAACGTGTGAAAGTCCGTCAGCAGTTGCCTACGCAATCTGGAATGGGAATGTCAGGAAGAAATTCTGGTATTGGAAATTCTACAGATCAGTCAGGTGGAATGAGTATAAGATCAAGAGATTTTTAAATTTTAAAATGAGTTTGAAAAAAACTTTACTATTAAAAATAAAGATGAGCAATTTCCCCCTTTATGATACTTTAAATAAGGATTTTTCGAAAAAAGATTTGACAGTAAAAGAAAAAGAAGAATTTTTGGATAAAATCGAAAATATAGATGAAACAGGAAGAGATTTGGTCTACGCTTTAATAAGATTTTATAGTAATGAGAATGAAAAAGACTATTCTTCAGATGTTCTTCCTTACAAAGGGATTCGCACAGAAACAATTAAAGGAAAAGAAAATCTGACTTGGACTTTTACAGATTTTCCTATAAAACTAAGACATATTCTGTACAAGTTTATTAAAATGCATAGCCAAAGTATGGAAGAGGATACAGTTCGTCGTTCAACACTACCTTAATTTTAGTATTATTATACTTAATATGATTATAATAATCATACCAAGTATAATAATCAAGAAGTTTTTAAGATATGAATGTCTAGTACTTGACATTACATTATCTTGATCATTATGTTGATCCGGAGCATTTTTCAATGGAATTGTAGAATTTGTTCCTAATACAAGATATTTGCATACACCCCAACAGTTTTGATTTCTGCCTACTGTTACTCCTTTATAAAGACCAGATGTACCTACTGTTTCTATATCTTTTATAGGTACTTCTTTACAATTTCTACCATCACAATAATATCCTATCATTTTAGAACTTAAAGTAAACTTGTATATAAGATCTTTATTATTACTTATTTTATCTACATTATTACTAGATAAATGTAGATAAGGATAATTTATATTTGCAATAACCAAAGAAGTTCCGTGTCTTATTCCAAAAACATCATTATATGTTACTAAATCTCCTATTTTTTTGGTAGAATCAATAGGTATGAGCTCAAAAATTGTGTTTTCTGTTGAAAATAATGTAGATGATTCTTTCCATTCTAATGTATTTTTAGAAGAGACACTGATTAATAAAGAAGTTGCCGGTGTAGCAATATGACAAGGCTGACCATAACGCAGTGGCATGTATCTTTCTACTTGACCAGCTGTTATTAGTGCATCTATAAACTGTAAATTATTTTCTGTATTTTTATCAAGATAAATAAGATCATCACCAGGTTGTTTATTTTTTAGTGTAATATACATTTCATTCATTTTATCTGATATAGTAAGTATATCTAGAAAAAAAACAACATTTCCCTCTTCTGGAGGAAAAGGAAAATAATCAGTATTTACAAATGTAGATATTTTTACATTTTTTAATTCCGGATATATTTCCTTTCTTCTTAGTCGATGAACTGGATTTAAGTGTGGCCTGTTATTTGTAAGAAGTGGTGCACATAATGTAGTTCCATTTTCAAACTGCATGTGGTATCCTGCAGAACATCCTTCTTTGCATTCATCTATGCATTGGTTTATTGTTTTTCCAGATAAACATATACCATTAATTGTACTATCACAGTCAGATATGATTATACTATCAAGTGTTGTTTCTGGCCACACCATCCATTTATTTTTGTATTGCCAAGGTTTTGATATATCCGAACTATTCATTTACCCTAATAAAATATAAAAAATACTACTTAAAAATAGCAATTCTGTAAAAGAAATTATGTCAAAAGATTTTAGTAAATTAAAACAATTACCTGTAAATAAAACAGTAGTTTTCAGATCTCCTATTGAAGATGACGATGTTCTTGTAAGAACAGGTGTTATTTCGGATTCTTCCTCGTTTTTTCATTGTATAATGCACGCTTATTCAAAAGAATATTCTTCTACGGACGAAAAAGGAAAAGTAAAACTTGTTAGACGTCTTCGTTCAAGTCTTGCAGGTAAAATAGATCGTGAAAGTTGGGAAGAAATGGATGGAGGATTAATAGCAAAAATTCCATTCCAAGAAAATGTTAGTGATATTATTCTTAATTGCTATCGTTTCTTAACTGATGATCAAAAAGCGAGAGGTGCTTCTACTCATCGAGTAATTAAAAGTTTAGTAGAAGACGATGAAAATATTCTAGAATCATACAAATTGATAACAAAGTTTATTCCATATAAAATATTTGAAAATAATATTCTAGAATCTTCATATACAAAAAGTGAAAAACAAAAAATTCCAGAGTTGTGTAATCAAATTATTTTTGAGATAAACTACTATCTGAAAACAAACAAAAATTTTATTGGAGAAAATTTTATATTTTTGTCTGATATAACAAATAAATTTATAAACGCTGTTCTACAAGAAGCTGCGGATGAAGCTTTTAAGAATTATGTTAAAGGATCTGATAATTTAACAGACGCTATTAATACATACACTGTTAATATGGTTTCAAAAAGATTTAATAGAGACATATATTTCTTGGATGGAAAGCATAGATTGCCTTACAATAATTCATCATCTACTGAACATATAAAAGGTCGAAAGTCTATCATTCTTATTTGGCTTGGGGGAGATAAGTACGAGATAGTCGGTAGATTACTTCCTGGGAACAGTATTCAGCGTGATTTTGATCACGATGATATAATTATTGAGAAATTGTATACTTTTTTGGTTAAACCAGAAGAACTTTCTAAAAAATTTTATAATTTAGTTGAATATCTTCCTGAAGATTATAAGAAAAAATCATCATCTAGTGAAGATGAAGAAACGGAAACTTCAGATGAAGATGAGGATAATAATTCTGATTCCGACTAATTTTTATATAAATATATATGTATAAAAATTATATTGGTAAATAGAAAATGGAAAAAGATATTACTAAGTTTCTTCTTAAATATCCGAATATTGATAATTTTGACGATAATATTTTAAACCCGTACGAGGAAGATTTTTATGAAGTTATTTACAAAAAGAAAGAATTCTATGAAAATAGATTAGAAAATTTTGAGCAAATTCCTAAAAAACTTGGTTCTCTTATGAAACACCAAAAACTAATTTCTCGGTTTTTTTCGTCAAATACACTTTATGATGAGCTTCTATTATTACACGAAATGGGAACTGGAAAATCGTGTTCTGCAGTTGGAGCTGTAGAACAAATTAGAGAAGAAGGAACTTTTATGGGTGCTTTATATTTGGCTAAAGGTGATTCTTTAATAAATAATTTTACGAATGAGTTAATATTCAAATGCACAGATGGTCGTTATATACCAAAAAGATATGAAGAGATTACTGAACTGGAAAAGGTTCATCGTAAAAAAAAATCTATTAAGGATTATTATCAAACTAATACTTTTGCAACTTTTGCTAAAGAAATTAGCAAAATTAGCAACGAAAAGCTTGTGCAATGGTGTGAACGATACAATAATTACATAATCATTATAGATGAAGTGCATAATCTTCGAATGAAAGCCGAATTAGAAGAAGAAGGAGGAGTCAAAATTGGAGTAAATGTTTATAACGAATTCTGGAGATTTTTACACGCTTTAAAAGACTGTAAAATTTTACTGATGTCTGGAACTCCAATGAAAGATGGAGTAGATGAAATTGCATCTATTATGAATCTTATTATTCCACTGAACAGGCAATTACCAACAGGAATAGATTTTACCGAAAAATTCTTTAACAAATCAGAAGAAATATTAATTATTAAACCTGCAAAAATACCTGAACTTAAAACAATTTTTAAAGGGAGAGTATCTTATTTGAAGGCAATGCAGTCTCAGATTAAGAAAATTTTTGCGGGACATTTGTCTGGAAAATTAAAATACTTTAATGTGGTAGAAGATAAGATGAGCGACTTTCAAACTAAATATTATGAAGAAGCTTACGAAGCTGATAGAGGAGAACATAAAGGCGTTTGGTCTAATTCTAGACAAGCATCTCTTTTTGTCTTTCCAGATGGTACTTGGGGATCAGAAGGATTTAAAAAATACGTTGTTAAAACAAAAGTATCATCTTTAGGTAAATCTAAAAAAACAGCATACGATTATTATTTAGGAGAAGAACTAACTAAAAAACTTAAAGCTGATTCACATGATGAAATGCTTGACAAATTATATGTATATAGTAGCAAATATGCAGAGTCTATTCGTAATATTTTACAGGCTCAAAAACAAAATAAATCTGTATTCGTTTACAATGAGTTTGTTACAGGATCAGGACTTGTGCTTTTTGGATTAATTTTAAAATTATTTGGGTTTTCTAAAGCTTCTGGTAACGAATTGGAAGGTTCAGAACTACCACGTTATGCAACCTTAACAAGTGAAACATCTACAACAAGGCAAATTAACTTAATATCTGAACGTTTCAATAATGATGATAATATGTATGGAAAAATTATTAACATTATTATTGGATCTCGCAAAATATCTGAAGGATTTTCTTTTAAAAATGTACAAGTTGAAGAAATTCAAACTCCTTGGTTCAATTACAGTGAAACATCTCAAGCTATTGCACGTGGATATCGTCTAGGATCTCACAAAGCTTTGCTTCAGTCAGGATTTATACCAGAACTAACTATTTATCAACGTGTTTCTATCCCTAATTCTGACACATCAAGCATTGACTTGGATATGTATAAAATTGCTGAGGATAAAGATATATCTATAAAAGGAGTAGAGCGCATTATGAAAGAGTCAGCGTGGGATTGCGCTCTTACTTATCGTCGTAATAATATTATAGGAGCAGATGGTGAAAGAGATTGCGATTATGTTGGATGCTACTATGAATGTGATGGTATTGGAGTTCCTGAAGATGTTGACGATTTGGACATTTCGACATTTCATTTAAAATATAATAGTGCAAACATAGAAGATATAATTAATAAATTAGTTCTTTTATTTCGTGAAAATTTTAGATTAGATTTAGACAGTATTATATTGCATTTTAAGGAATATTCTGATTTTGAGGTAATATCAGCTTTACGTATTTTGATTAACGAGAGTAGACAAATTATTAATAAATATGGTTTTCCATCATATCTAAAGGAAGACATGAATATTTTCTTTTTAGTAGATAGTCTATCTGTTATTGGATCATCTATGTCTGACTATTACACTGAATATCCGAACATAAAGAAACAAATTAGTTTTGAACAAATTATTCAACCTATATACATTAATTCATTACCTGAAATAATTAATCAGTCTTCTAGAGCCGAAGTTGTAGAAGATATTCGCAAAGTAATGATTCGTCTTCCTATTGAAGTTCAAGAATATTTTATAGAAGGTAGTATACAAGGAAATGTTTTGGCTAGTAAAACAGGAAAAGATAACGCGAGACTTTCTAAAACTCGAAAGTTAGTTCTTGAATATTTTAAAAATAAATATGATAAATTTGACGGTACAGTTTGGATTTCTTGGCTTCTTAATGAGTCTGAAGAACCTACATTTCGTTGTTTTGATGAAAATGATATAGATTGGAAAGATTGCGATGCTGAATATATTGAAAAAGGTCAAAAATATAAACAAAATCTTCAGGCCGCATTAAAAGATAGTCCATATGGATGGTATGGATTATATAATCCTAAACGTAGTAATTTTTGCATTCGTAACGTAAAAGAAAAAGATATTACAAAACTTCATAAACAAACTTCCGGAATAGTGTGTAAAACGGTTGGTAAACAAGAGTTGATTAATATTATACTTGACGATTTCTCCGAAATAAATATACCATCTATGGATGAAATAAATAAAATAGAAGCTGAGCTCAAAAAGAAAATGCCAGCTAAAGAGGCAAATATGACAAAGATGAAAAAAGTGTTTAACGATATCAATGGTATGAATAAAAATCAAGTATTAGCTGATATTAAAAGTAACAAATATATTAATAAACGCCTAGATCCTAGCCTTCCAATTAAAGATTTAAAACGTATATCATTTTGGGGAAATCAAACTATTCCAACTCTATGTGGATATTTACATATTTGGTTATCAAGAACACCTTATTTTATTGATGATGATACTTGTGGTTCGTCTGATAAGACAAAACCAAAAATTTAAAATATTTTTCATGTATAAATGAGTATCAATATATGTAATAAATTAGTAAACACCTATAATACAAATGTGCTTGATGATCCAAATATAGATCCTAATATCAGAAAAGAATTTTTCAAAGCATCTCTAAAATATCGAAATGGAGATAAGGGTAGAAAAGTTTTAATGGATCTTATTTACAACCATGAATATAGTTCAAATAAACCAACTGCGAAGTTTATAGGTGGACCTTATACTCTTACTGTTCATTGGAGTAAAGAATATCAGAAGATGATATATATATTTGGAGAGAACCACTCAGATAAAATAGAATGTGATAAAGTAGGAAGTTTCAAGAAAGGAGATGTTATAACTCCTATTGAAAATTATTTGAGTGATTTAATTCTTAACACCGACGTTTTTATTGATCTTTATATTGAATTTCCTGTATATAATAAGATTAATAAAGAATATAATGGTAAGTTCAGAGCTTTTCAAAAGAATGATCGTATGGAAAAACTGTTTGAACAATTTAAAAAGTGCTTACAATATACTACTAGATCAGCAAAAGAATGCAAACTTGCAAGAGTTCATTATTTTGACGCTAGATTTGAAGATAAGGAAGGAAGATTAGAAGGTATTAATCTTATATCTTGGTATAGAGTAGAGGTAAAATATATTATAGATTATGTAGCTTCTTCCGCACAAGCAGATACTTTTAAGAATCTTATTATTGAATACCCAAAAATAATTACGCTTTTGAAAGGATTGTCTTCTAAATCAGAAGAAGATTTCTTAAAGTTTTGTACATCACAGTTACATGATAACTATTATGTTAATAAAGAATTAGATAAAATTAAGGAAAATCCATCCTTAAAAAAGATAATACTAGATTTCGCCGAGGAACAATTTTTAGATTATGGAATTATTCATAGGACAATGTTTAAAATAAACATTCCGATTATTTTAAAGTATTTAGAAAAAATTGAACCTACCCAATCAGAAAAAGAAAATTTCAAAAAAGCTTTTATATCTACGTATGAAGCTACTATATCTATTAATGGAATAGTATCTGATGTATATCTTTTTTCTCGTATATTTAAAGACTTTGATATAACGAAGTTGGAAGAAAAAAGTTATATTGGTGCTACTGATCAACCTTTGCGAGCTCACAATATAATTATATACGCCGGAAATGGACATGCTGAAAGGCATAGAAATTTTTTACAAAGACTTAAATTTAAACCTATTGGCGCTTCAGGAAAATCAGGTGAATATCCATCTAAATACTGTATAGATATGAAAACAATTAAACAACCATTTTTTTCTGAATGGCTATCCGGATGATTAAAAATTATATCTGAAACAATTATCATATAATTTAATAAAAAAGAAATTGAAAATATCTTACAACTTTCTAATTGATAATAAGAAGAATGCAATCTCTTATGGAAGAAATTAAGACATCTATTAATAGATCTGTAGAAACATTTATTGAAAAAATAGCAACAAAATATAATTTGAATAATGAAGATTTGATGAAAATTTGGGATCAAACTTCATCATGTGTTGCAGATACTAAAATTATTAGTAAACCTTCTGTTAAGATTGTAAAAGAAACTGTTCGAACGTCTCCTACAAAAACGGAAGGTAGTTCATCCGGAGATGGTTGTCCATACATTTACACAAAAGGAGAAAAAGAGGGACAATCTTGTAACATTAAACCAAAGGGTGGCACTGTTTTTTGTACTCGTCATAAAAAGTACGAAGGAACTGAACCAAAGCAAAAGAAAATTTTGCCAAGTTCAAAAAAGTCAATCTCTCCAAACACTGGAGCAAAAAAAATACCTGCTGTAAATTCTGTGAATACAGTTCTTCGCAAAAATAAAGCAATTGACAAATTGTGGCATTTAGCGACTGGTATGGTGTTTAAGTCTGTGAAGGAGAGAGTAGTGATTGGTAAGTGTGTTGATGATAAATTACTACCTCTAACAACTGAGGACATCGAAGTATGCATGGCACATGGGTTTGCGTACGAAAATCCAGATGAACAAATTAATGTTGTTACAAAAAAAGTAATAAATAATGATTCAGAAGATGAAGATGAACATACTCCTGTGGAAAATAAGGCTGTTCGCAAGATAACAGAAGTTTCTTCTATTAAGAAAACTCTTGATAATGATCAAGCCAAAAATGTTAAGAAGTCTATAGCTGCAGCTATATCAGATGTAGAGTTAATTCTTGGTGAACTACAGATTAAAAAGTCTAGTAATAAGAAAGAAATGTTTGATCTTAGTGGTAGCGAGGATCAGAGCGAAGAAGAGCTTCTTGAAGAAGAAGATTAAATTATTAATATTAATAAGTATTTTTATAACCAATATGGTTATAAAATGTGCATAACAATATTTTTCAGTTGATTATATTTTTGAAAACTGTTAAATAAATAATTAAACAAGTAATAAAAGATATAAAAATCCCAATATAAATTCCAACTATATTATTTTCTTTTTTATTTCCTATATAATATCCTAACCAACAAAAAAACCAAATAATGTATAAGAAAACACCTATAACTTCAAGTTTTTTAATTTTTTTTTCCATATTTTATGGTTAGTAAACATTAATAAACAAGTTTAATAAAATCTAAATCCAAAATTTTGAATTTTCTTGGGTTCATTAATTTTATAAGTAAAAAATAAACCAATAGCTAGTATTAACCCTATCATTAAAAAAAGTAAACATACAGGAAATTTATGTTTTTTATGTTTTTTATGTTTTTTATTATTATCGTCCATATTTATATTAAGCAGATAAATAAATTTACAATTATTATTTAATATTCGAAAATTTAATAAAATTTTTAAGTATAGCATCAATCATAATTATATTATCAAATATAATATTATCTGCACGAAGAGACAAATTTTCGTGTTTTGTTTTTACTATTAAAATATTACGAATAAGTTCATGTTTAACACCATTTATACGAGAGATTTCATTTTCATACTTTGCAATTTGATGATTTTTTTCAATGTCTGAATGCATACCTTTTAAACTCGCTTCTCCAGAATATTTATCCTCTATCTCCATTAATTTTTCAACGTTTTTCTTTTCTGCACGATTCAAATTAGAGAGCATTTCTTCCAAATTTGTCAAGTAATTAGAATATTGTAGTTTTTTAGTCAAAACTCTATTTGAAAATGTAGAGAGAGTATTCTTTTTTTCTAACATTTTTTGTATGTTTCGAATGTGCTTTCCTTGATTTTTATCTAAAACACGATAAATACCTTCTCTAACAGTCTTTATATCAAGAGAAACTGAATCTATCTTTTCGTATAATGTTTCTAGATCTATAGTTACCATTAATTTTCTTTCATCAGATCCACCAGAACTATTATAGACAAATAAACATTCATAAGTATCATCACGACGAATACAACAAAGATAATTATTAAATATAATAGCAATCTTGTATTTAATACTTTTTGTGCAAAATTTCAATCTGCGTAACTGTCTAAAAACTTCTCTAAGCTGAATACCAATATCCTTTTTAATATTTTTTTTATCATCTTTTAGAGAAACTGGATGATTATATTTTTCTTCTAAATATCCTTCCATATTCTTATGTTGTGTATCAGGACTAAGATCAATGTCATCTCCATCATAATCTTTGTCTAAATCAAAGTTATCTGGTTCACCTGCATAGTCATTCGGAATATTACCATCTTCTGTGATATCTATGTATTTTATTTTAAAGACATCATCTCCTTCTCCTATTTCAATATCATATTTGCTTGGAATATAAAGCATAAAACTGTCTGCACTTGCAATGATTAGAACTTCAATGTAAACAATAAGACCATCTATTGTAAAATATTTTTTAGGTATTAATCCCCTTTTTGATAATAGTTTTTCTAGTTTATTTAATGATAAAGTCATTTAATTATCTAAGTTTATTGGCTTAAAACCATATTAAGAAGTCTGTAAAAATGTCAATACAGTATAATAATCCTACATCTGCAATGCAAATGCAAATGCCGACCGGTGATCCTATTGCCAAACTTCCTGTTGATAAAACTCCTCCGAGCCAGAATGAAATACATATAATCGATTCATTATTCAAAAAACATAGGAGCACAATGGATGTTATTTTTGAAGAAGCAAAGAGTGCTATTATAGTTGGTTTATTAGTTATAATGTTCTGTTTACCACATATTGATAATATAGTTCAGAAAATTTTACCAAGTACTCAAAAATCAGTATATTTTTTACTTTTTGTTAAAGGTCTACTTGCTTCTTTGATTTATTGGTTACTAAAACATTTTTATTTATCTCGTAAAATGTAATAAAATATTATATAATAAATGGTGAAACAAATAATTATATAATTTATTATTATATAATTTATTATTAATAAGTAGACTTTAGTGATAGTATTGATCAAAAAATTTTTATCAAAATTCAGTTCAAATATAAAGCTGATATAATTGTTTTTATTAAATTAGATTCAGCAAAATTTTTTCAAAAACAACCTATACATAAGGTATGTCAGTTTCCCGATACTTCCTTTTTACGGATTATGATTAAAATCTTATTATTTACAAAATTGTCTCCCTGTTCTTTTGCAATTACCAAGGTTATGAGCAAGTTTCGAACATTCTGGTGTTGTATTTTCTGTAACATCTTCCGAACCTTCAGGGCAATCTGTGTCTTTATGACAAAAATATTTATAATTATCAGTACTAATCTCTTTTCTACAAAATTTAGAATCATCACAACACCTGACACCTTTGTCGCATTTATTATCAAAAATATCTTCGTCATCTTCATAGCAATCAGAAGGTTCTGAACAACTTCCATCATCGTTACATAGTTCAGGAGAAATACACATATATGAACATGATTCTCCACAATCATTAGTTGAATTGCAGTTTAAGCAAGTAGTAGAGCAGGTCAAATCGCAATTTCCTGTGTCTGTATTGCATTTTTTACCAGTTGGACATTTTCCACAAACCTTTTTCTTAGAATTTCCAGAACCTCGAATATGTTTAACTATAAAGAATGTAATAGTTCCTAAAATACAACCTATAATAATACTTATTAAAATAGTTAATGTATTTGTTTGATTTTCACTTAAAACCATTTTATTAATAACTTTAATAAAATTATTTACACAATTTCTTTTGTTATCTTTTTATTTTTGTACGAATAAACAAAAAAACCAATAAAAATAATAGTAGTTACGATAATAGTTGCTATAATCAATTTTTTATAATTTAATCTTTTTTCTGTAATTTTTCCATCTATAGTAACATTTTGCATGATAAAACTTGGTTTCAAAAAGAAAAAAATCAACAAAATCACAAGAGGAATAACACCGTAATATACAAAAGGTGATTTAATTACATTAATTGTTAAAAAAGAACTTTGCTTATTTAACCCATTATTTTTTAAATTAGTTGAGGTAATTTCTGAAACTTTTTCATTCAGCATCTTTATTTTAGCATCTAATTCGCAATCGCTATCGTCCATTTATTTCAAGGATATAAATTCTTTTAGACAATAATATTATCTACTTTTTTCAATAATCTTTTTAATTAAAGGAAAAAAACCAAGCTCGTTTATAATCTTCTTCTTTTCTTCTCGAATTACATCAATACGCTGTGACCACCAATCTTCTCTAATAGCTTGCTCAACTATACGTGATGATTCGTATATGTTTTCTAAGGGAAGACGTACAAATGCTTTTGGGTTAATGTAAGTCTCAAGATTCGGACATCCCCAGTAAAAAGCTAGACATTCACAAAGTAAAGGCTCCCATATCTTTTCAGTAGCGTAATTGAATTCGGAATTATTTTCTACAGCCAAAACATACTTGTAATTAGAATACACATTATATTTGTTGTCATTTAAAATAGGTGATACGTAAGAAGCTAAAGAATGATAATTATATCTTCCGTAAATGTCAAATATTATATTATTTTGTCGTAAAAATTCAACACGCAATTTGTGACCTACGTCATTAATTTTCTCACTCAATATAATTGACACTCTATCTTTCTTTTCTTGAAATTTTTCAACATTTTCAGTAAATGTCCACTGTGCTGGGTTCAAAAAATTACGATGCGAATTTACGTGTAAAAAATTTGAATTATTAGGATTTGCCCAACATCCCCATGTTTTTACTCCCCAATTTTTTGTTTCGTCATTTACCCATGGTTCCATCTGAAAAATGATAGTTTTTTCTGACTTATAAAATTCAGAGTTTGGATAATTTACAATCACGTAATAATCAGCATCGTCTTTGGTAGTGAGTTCAAGACCTTCATGTGGCATAACACTAAACTCTTTTATCATTTTTTCACATGATTGCCAGTTTCCAATAAGTTTTATCTTTGGGTATGAAGTGTTTTTTGTTTTAACATTTTTAACGTATAATCCGTCATTTTTGCCAAAATATTGAGAAAATTGAAGATTATTTATATCAATCTTCTTTTTGAAAAAACCCAATGTATTAAAACCAGCACAATCGTCATTTAAAATAGCTATTTGTTTAGCTTCTTCTAAAGAAACACGATCAAAAAATAAATCATTGTCATGTTGATCATAACCACTTATAAATGTAAAGTCTGCATCTGAAATATTATTTACCATAGATAGATCTAAACTAGAAAAATCTGTTTGAATATCGGTATCAATTTTTTGTTCTGTAGATTCAAACCAGTCTGAAAAGACAATTTGAGGACGTAATTCGGTTTTTTTAATGTCATTACAAATTTTCATGACATAATCAATTCCATGCTTAATACCATTACTTTCAATATAATTTAAGATGTTACGAGCCCCTTTTTTATTTATTGAGTATGCAAAAGTACCACCAATATATAAATCATTTTTCAAATCATCTATTGTGAAATTATCTGATTTTTGATTATAAATATCTTTATTTTTCTGACGATTTTGACTGAACATATGGTATCCTATAAAAAAACATTCAGAGTTCTTAAAAATATTGTTCTTTTTCAAATATTCATACGTTTCTTTAAAATTATCAGATAAAACTATGTCATCTTCAAGAATAAGATAATAATCTGTTGTAGTATCATTCAAAAGTTCCTTCCACAAATTATAATTTGAAAGCGCACATCCAATAAAACCTCTACGATTTCCAAAATCATTTCCACGGAATAATTTAATAATCTCAGCAGTTTTCTTTAGTTCCTTACCATCTACTCCTTCAAAAAATTCGTATTCTGTAAAATTAATACTCTTAAAAAGATTTACTATATTATCCTTTCGATCTTGTCTTCGTTTCAAATTTACTACCTTTACAGGGTACTTTTGACGCGAATTATTAAATTGTGATTCGTTATTTAAATCATAAGCATTTTTTATAATTTTATTATTACGTTCTGATGTTAAACGACCAATATGACGACAGCAAACTAAATCAAAGAATCCTGTTTTGTATCCAGAGTTTATCCATTTATACGCATAATCCATCTCAAAAAATGTATTGTTGCTATCATAATTTCCTAGTTCTAAAATAACACGTGTTTCTACAATTCCTGGTCTAAAACTATAATGAGGCCAATAATGACAATTTCTATAAGAAAAACTATCAGTACTATGATCGTGAACAACAAAACCTTTTGAAACAGGTGTATATCCTCTCATATTCAGATCTTCTATAGTTTCCGCATATGCGCGGTTAAAAAGAACTTGTTTGATAACTGTTTGAGACTCTAAAAATTTAATAGAGTTTTTAATATATTGACCCTTGATATAAAATAAAAAGTCGTCTTCTATATGGATCCAATACTTTGGTTTCATTTCATTAAGCTTATTCCAAATAATATTCATACTTATACGGTGTCCTTTTTCTTCAGGTTTTTTCATATAAAAATTTATAAATGGATATTGCGATGTCATCTTCTCTCGATCTTCAATCGAAGAATTATCATCAACACAAAACCAATAGTCTATTTCGTTGATGTCTTCCCAATGATTTAAAATAGAATTTACTGTTTCTGTAAACAAATCAAGTCTTTTGCATGAAGTAAATGATAACAATACTCTATTTTCATTAGATTTAGGAAAAATATTATATTCTTTTGGTGCTGTTAATAAAGAACGATTCTTTTCAAATAACATATTCCACAACATATTAATTTCTTGTGATTCTTCAGAAGTTTGGATATATGTACTTATCCTATAAAAAAGTTCTAGAGTGTCCGGATCTTGATTTATTTCTGGTATATTAAACCTCAAATTTTTAAAAGACATATTAATTATTCCTGGAACTGCAATATTATTCAAAATAATCTTTTTAATACAAGAATATGCTAAAGAATTGTTTTTACAAATAAAAGCACTTATACTTGTATTAAATTCTAAACTATCATTATAGTAATCTTTGAACAAAAATAGTTTATTTAGAGGATTTTTGTTATAGTGTTGATACTTTTCGTACATCAAAAGAACAAGAGAATGCAATTCTGCTTTCTTCAAATTCTCAACCGCAAAAAAAATACCTTCTGATCTATCTGAATCAAACTGTTCTGCTTTTAATAAATATTCTAACGATTTTTGAAGATTATCTTTTTTCATATACATATTTCCAAGCATCAGGCACGAATAATACTTTTCCTGAAAAAAATTTTTTACCTTTTCAACAACAATAGTGTACCATTCTATTGAATCTTCTGTATTTCCAGATTTTTTGAAATTTTCAGCGCAATAAAAAGCGTATTTTCCAGCATTTATGCTTCCATTTTCTACTTTTTTAGAATAAGCTTCTTTCAAAAGAAGTGCATCTTTTAGATATTTATCTTTAGTGAGAACCTTAGAACAAGACTCAATGTAATAATCTCCTTTTATAATAATATCTGAAGCATTTTGTTCTAACTCAACAAATTCATGTAAAAATCCTACAAATTTGCTTTCCTTATGAGCATTAATTAAAAGAGGTCGATAATAAATAAGATCAGGTCCAAACTTTAGCTTGTAAATATCATGGGTTAGATATGGAATATCCAAGTCTCCATGAATTTCATCTTCCGGATCAAAAATAAAAATATAATCAGCCTTTTTATATGCTGCTTGAATTGCTAATGTGTTATTGTGACCAAAATCAACATATTTGTGATCTAAAAATTCACCAAGAATTTCTTCTTTTTCAAAAAAATCTGTTATAATTTTACGAGTATTATCAGACGATCCTATGTCACAAATTACCCAATACGATAACTTAATATGTTTGACTATATTTTTTAATGTTTCTTGGATTACATCTTCATGATTTTTTATTATCATACTTAAGCATATTGTACTCATTTAATTTAAAATAAAACATGTATTTAAAACGATTTTAGGTATCTTAATGTTTTAAATAATGAATATATATACAAATTCCAAAATTCGCTCTTATAAAAAATCTCAACACACACAATTCTTGTGTTTGGTGAAATGGAAAGCGGTGATTTTGTAATCATTTTTAATCAGAAAATTCAGTATTATTTTATTTGGAAATTGATTTTAAAAATAAAACATACTGACATTCTTCGATAGACCTCGGCGCTGTAATATTTGAATTAATAAAAAAGTTCTTTCAAATCAGAACGTATCTTTGTCTTATGACCTAAAAATAATTTTTTTTATTTTACAAAGAAAAAAAGGCGGATGAGGAAAATAAAAAGATAATCCAAAGGAAATTTTCTACTAATTTTTGAAATTATTTAGAAAACAAAATCAAAACTTTTTCTTTTGAACTCCAAAATAAAAACTTTTTAGGTTTTTGAAATCTGAAAAATAACTTTACACACACACAACTTTTGTGTTAGAAAAAATATTAATGTGTAAAATTATAGTTTAGCCTGAAAATAGGCTAAAACTCTTATTTAAAAATTATAAATTACCGGAAAAAATTGGAATTTTCCGGTAATTTAATTTAAAAAATTTGATCATTACATAAATGGAGTGTGAATATTGTAAAAAGATTTTAAAAACAGCAGGAGTCTTAAAAAAACATCAAAATACACTTATCAGATTTTCTACCAATGATTTCATACGTCAATAGATTAATGACTGATTCTCTCGTAACCATATTGTCTAGTCTTTCTCTTTTAAGAGTCTGCTTTTCATCAAAAAAACGTCAATTAATTTGAACAATTTATTTTGCCATACAGGATCAATTAATAATTGATGAATTTTCAAACCTGGTATCATTTAATTTTTCTAATATTATTATTTAATATTAGAAAAATGAACTGTTTTTACCTATTACACTGCATGGTTGTGTATTTCTGGTTGCAGTTTCCATCATCCATCTTGTAAGCAGATCGAATGTCAGTATATGGGCTTCCACAGCAAGATTTTTCATTTCTATTATGGACTAGAGTATTATAATTAGGAGATTCAAATATTGGAACAACATAAGACCCTCCTTCATTTCCTTTTGTAACAGGAGGGTGCATTCCTTTTGAACCACTATTGTAATGAGATACATTTACGTATGAGCATCCAGAAGAACTATTATTTTCGTATCGATTAGACATTTTATTACTTGTTCAAGATTTTATTTTTTAATACTTTTCGCTTCGAGTCTCGCTAAAATATCAACATATTCATTGTATAAATTTCCATTATGAGCTTTAATCCAAACCCAATGTAATTTGCGTCCATTTAGAGCCTTATCATATTTTTCCCATAAATCTTTATTTTTCTTACGAGAATATATTCCGACCGCGCATTTCATTGTCAATTCGCTGTCTGTATAAATGATATATTCAGGACCCTGAACAAAATTAAGAGCTTCAATGATTGCTTGAAGTTCCATACGATTATTAGTAGTTGAGTTTTCATTTCCAACCATTGACCATTGTTCACCATTTTCTAACAAAGTGAAAGCCCAACCTCCATTTCCTCCTGGATTTTTTAAACAAGAGCCGTCCGTATATATTTGAGGCAGACATTTTAAACTCATTTGTCTAGTTTAAAATAAATAAAATTGTAAAATCAATTTGAAAATTTTAGAAAAGATCAAAATAATTTTAGTAAGAAGCATGTTTTCGGAACAACATACATGGAATATTTTAGGAGATCATTTTAAAAAGAAAGGTTTTGTTCATCATCAAATTGGAACATTTGACCATTTTATAAATGTTGGGATTCATACTATTATTACTGAAGAACCTGAAATTTTATTGAATTCAAAAAATGGAAAAAACCCAGGATCATTTACTTCTTATAAAGTATCATTTAGCAATGTGCATGTTCCTTCTCCTACTGTAACAGAAGACTCTAGAATTCTTAGAGGCTTCTATCCATCAGAGGCGCGTCAACGGGATTTAACTTATGATTCTCCAATTTATGCTACCGTTACAGAAACTTTGGAAATTGATGGAAAAGAGCCAGAGATTAATCAGCATATTAGAGTTGTATTAGGACGTATTCCTATAATGTTGAGAAGTAGTAAGTGCTATCTTTCAAAAATGACTCCTGAAGAAACGATATTGGCAGGAGAATGTAAATATGATCAAGGTGGATACTTTATTGTAAAAGGAAAGGAACGTGTTCTAATTTCTCAACTACGTGGAGTTTATAACAAACCCTTGGTTATAGAACAAAAGCCAGGTGATAAGTATGCTTTTTCTTGTGATATGCGCAGTATGTCAGAAGAAACTGGACATTCAGTTCTTATTAGCGCTGTTATTGGCACGGATGACCGTACACTGTCTTTTTATTTACCATACATTAAAGATCCAATACCAATTGGTGTAGTTTTCAAAGCAATGGGATATAGATCAGATCAATTTGCAGATTTAATTGGACTATCTTGTGATAAAGTAGAAAAGTATGTTCGTTTAATAATTAACGATTCTTTTTTTGTTGAAGAACAAACAGATGGTTTTGCAGTATTTGCAGAAGAAACACAAGAAATAATTGTAAAAAACATGGGTATAGATGAATCGAAAATTACACCAGAAATTAAAAAAAGAATTAATGAAAAGTTGAAAGACATGTGGAAAATTGCTGATCAGTTGATATGGAAGACAAAATCAACAAGAATCAATGCTCTAAAATACATTGGTCAGCACACAAATCATCCTATCAAAGAATGTGACCGTAAAGATTACGCAGAACAAGTTGTTGACAGGGATATTTTTCCACATATGGGAGTAACTTGTACAACTAAAGAAAAAGCTTATTTGTTAGGGCACATGGTTCACAAATTATTAGCAACTTTTTTGGGTTTTAGAAAAGCAGATGATAGAGATAATTATATCAATAAACGAATAGAATCACCTGGTGTTTTATGCCATGAGCTTTTTAGGCAATTGTTCAAAAAATATATTGGAACAATTATATCTACTATTGAAAAGAAAAAGCAGCTTCCAGATGTAATGAGTATCATACCTCGCCTCACTGATATTACAAAAGGTTTTAATCATTGTTTTGGTACTGGTAACTGGGGTGTGCCAAAGAATAGTTATGTTCGACCAGGAGTAGCTCAAATTCTTTCTCGATTATCTTATGGTGCTACATTATCTAATTTACGCCGTGTTTCTATTCCAGTAGGTAAGGAGTCTAAGAATGCTGCGATTAGGCAAATTAATCCATCACAGATTATGTACATATGTCCTGTTGAAACTCCTGAAGGAGCACCTGTTGGTATTGTCTTAAATTTATCTTTAATGACCTGTATTTCCGATAGAACACCTACGGTATTGGTGAAAGAAATAGTTGAATTATGTGAAAATATGTCTCATATCGGAGAATTTGATAGATTTAATGAACAAACTAAAGTATTTTTAAATGGAATCCTTTTAGGAGTTTCATCTGAACCAAATAGTCTAGTAGATGAACTAAAAGAATTTCGCAGAATAAAGATGATTCCTTGGGATGTTTCAATATCATATGATTCTACAGATGATGAAATTAATATTTGTTCTGATGAAGGAAGACTTTTAAGACCTGTTTTTAAAGTATTAAACGATAAGTTAGTAGCTGAAGAAAAGGATGGAACTGATTGGGACTACTTGGTAGAAAACGATAAAATAGTTTATATTGATAATATGGAAGCAAATGGTTCAGTTATAGCTTTTAATGAAAAAGAATTAGTAAAATATAAGAATGACTATTGTGAAATTTCCCCAGCAATGATGTTAGGAGTAATGGCTTCTATTATTCCTTTTCCAGATCACTCACAATGTATCTTTAAAGATGAACCGGTATACATGGCAAATGGAACTGTTAAGAAAATATCTGATGTGCAAGTTGGAGATGAAGTTATAACATTCCATCCTGAAACACAACAACAAAGTATCACAAAAGTTTCACATACATATACAAATAAAACAGATAAACAATTATTTGAAATCACGACAATAAGTGGCCGAAAAATTATAGCAACTTTTGATCATCGTTTTATGACTTTTGATGGATGGAAACGTATAGAAGAAATTGAAGTCGGAAAAACATTAGTAGGTGTATCAACAGAACCTAAACCAGTATCTAATTTAGTTGATGATTATGTAATTCTTACAAAAGAACAATTTATTGAAAGATGTTTGAATGCTCAAATAGAAGAGTATTATGCAATAAAATATGCTTCTGAAATATCCTTTCCGATAAAAAGTACTGATACTAATTTATATATTATAAGTCGTCTTTTTGGATTTGTATGCACGGAAAGCTGTTATATTTGCCTTTCAAGTAAAGATGATGTAAGACTAAATGTATTCTTTACAGATAAAAATAGTTCTATTTTATTTAACGAAGATGTTGAAAGGTTGGGCTTTAATTATTCAAAAAAAGAAGTGGTTGATTTTTATTGTATAGAATATTTCGGAGCATTTGCTGCCTTATTTATCGCCCTTAGTTGTAACAATATTATTCAAGAGGGACAATACAAACGTTTATCATATTGGATGCAACCATATTGGATTAAAAATTGTTCAGATTTGGTTAAAAGAGAATTCTTGGCTGGATTTCATGGTGGATATGGTTCAAAAATTAGGTGTAATTCAGACAATCTAATACATATTGATATGTCTGTTACAACTAATGTTATTCAGGAGACAGATAGTCTAATGGAGTTTATGAATTATATAGTTGAACTTTTACGATATTTTAAAATTAAAACAAGTAAAGCTAAATATGACAAAGATAAAATGACTGTTTCTTATCAGATTTGTGATTTGCCGAATAATTTGATCGATTATTTCAATATAATTGGATATCGATACGATGTAAATAAAAATATTGAGAGTGGTATTTACGTAGAGTATCTTAAATATTTAGAAAATAAATTACAAGATAATAAAATTGGATTACTTTCTCCAACAGAATGGCTAAATCTTGTGAAATGGAAGAGTACTACTCTTTTCATACCACTTAAAAGTAAAATAGAAAGTTTAGAAACTATAATATCAGATATTACAACTGAATCAACAAATCAAAGCTTTTTATGTGGTGATACATTTTGTGTACATAATTCTCCTCGAAATTGCTACCAATGCTTAGATCCAGAAACGTTAGTTGTAATGGCTGACAATACGAAAAAAGCTATAAAAGACATAAAAATTGGCGATTCTGTTGTATCGGTAGACCCTATCACTTGTGTACAAACAACAACAAAGGTAATAAACCAATATGTTAGAGAAACAGAGAAAGAAATAATAAATGTAGAAACAGAATCTGGTAGAAAAATAACTTGTACAGTAGATCATCCTGTTCTAACAACGGATGGGTGGAAACACGCGATAGATGCTGAAAATATTTGTGTAATCCCTCAACAAGTTGTATATAGTGGTGGTGATGAAGATTTATATATTACTTTACCTGAAACATCTGTGAAAGAAAAACATATTAATGATTTGACAAGTATTGGTCTATATCCAATTAAAAGTACATCATTACCTATATTAGCTAGAATAGTTGGATATTTAATTACAAATGGCAGCACTAGTTTATATGATAAACGTCCTCAAGTTAAATTTAATTTTTATTCTATAGAAGATTGTGAAGACTTTCTAAAAGATTTGCATGAATTGGGATTTTCTCCTAATAAAGTCGTAGATGTTGATAAAATCATAGATGTTATTATTAAAAAATATGGTAAATGTAAACAGATAATTTATAACAATGCATTCGCAAGTCTTCTTATTGGCCTTGTAGATGGATATGTAGGAAAAAGAACAACACAATCTTATCCTCCATTGATGAACTGGATTAAAAATGGGTCAATGTTAGTTAAAAGAGAATTTGTATCTGGATTTCAAGGAGGTAATAAATTAACAGGTGTAACATCTACAAAATTTCTATTCAATCATATAAGTTTACCATCACGAGTTGATTATGTAAATAGTTTACTTGAATTTATGAAAGAAATCAAAGTGTTATTTGAAGAATTTGATATTGAGTGTTCTGGTCCTTTTTTAATTAAAAAATCACAACATTCTCAGAGTGATAATGTACATCTTTATTTCAAAAATACAACTCTTAATCATATAAACTATTTTGAAAAAATAGGTTGGCGATATAATATATTTAAGTATTTAGAAAGCCTTACACTTTATGAGTATCAAAAAACGTGTCAAAAAGCGATAGATGATATAATAGTAGAAAGACAAATTATTAAAAAATATATAGAAGATAGTATGACAATAAGACAAATTAGCGATAAATTAAATAAAACATATCAGTATATTAGCGATTCAGTAAGGTCTATTGAAGAAAATAGAGATCCAAGAATACCTAATTCTTTTGAATCTTGGAAAAGACAAGTGAAAGATAGAGCAATATTTGTTAAAATAGTGAGCAAGACAAGATTGGTAAATAAGGTAAATATGATTGCTGATATTACAACAGAATCTGAAAATCATAGTTTTATAGCTGGAGATTCTTTTTGTGTACATAATTCATCTATGGGTAAGCAAGCTATGAGCATGTTTGCTCTTTCGCATCTAATTAGAGCTGACACTGTCGTTCACGTGATGAATACACCACATCGTCCTCTTGTTGGAACGAAGGCTGCTGAGATGATGGGATTCAATGATATGCCATCTGGTGTAAATTGTATAGTTGCTATTGCTTGTTATACAGGATTTAATCAAGAAGATTCTGTTATATTAAATTATAGTGCTGTACAACGTGGATTATTTTGGGCAACTACCTATAAAACTCATAGTGATGAAGAGAAGAAACAAGGATATAATGCCGAGAGAATTGGAGTTCCTCCTCTAGATAAACGTAAGCATGATGCGAATTACGGTCTATTGGACGAAAATGGAGTTGTACGTGTACGACAACCAAAGTGGACAGACAAGAATGGTGTAGTACGAGGCGGAGGTTCAGTATATGTACAAAAGGGTGATGTTATAATTGGAAAAGTTTCTATTCAATCTGACAAGTGTGGCAACGAAATTTTAACCGATTGTTCAATGATTATTGGAAAAGGAGAAGATGGATATATTGACCGTATATTTACTTCAATTACACCAAATGGTTATAAACTTATCAAGGTAGTAATTAGAAGTCTACGTATTCCAGAAGTAGGAGACAAATTTGCATCAAGAGCTGCTCAAAAAGGTACAGTTGGTATGGTATATAGGCAAGAGGACATGCCATTCACACAAGAAGGCATTGTTCCAGATATTATAATTAATCCTCATTGCCTTGCTGAAGATCATGAGATTCTTACAGAACACGGATTTATGAATTGGAAAGAAGCGAAGGAAGGATATGATCAAGGCAATCTTAGAATTGCTGGTTATGATCATAAAACAGGTCATCTTGTATATGAGTACCCAACCGCTTTCATTTTGAATGAGTCAAAAACACAAGAAATGATTGAATTTACACACAAAGGTGAAAAAATATCATTACTTGTTACAACTGATCATGATATGTTTGTTAAAGAACTAGAATCCGATTATAAAAAGGTTAAAGCTCATGAACTGTTATCTTCAGATGTAATTAAATTCACTGGAAAAGCTCACTCTGGTATGGAAGGTTGTATAAAAAACATACCGTTTCTTGAATTACTATATATTAATACATATGAAAAACTTATGGCATTCTGTGAGTTATATGGTTATTGGTTAAGTGAAGGAGGTAGTATTGGTTTTTTAGGTAACTCGTTAGAAATGTATACCGACAAATTATTGCATGATGAGTGGTTAAGAGACAGATTTAATATACTCGGTCTTGTTTTATCTGATGATTATACATATAGTGTTTCTCGTTCGTCTAATATGAATAAATACTGGAGATCTCATTGGTCTATTATTAATAAAAATTGGATAAATACATTATCAACAAAAAAGGATAATAAATATATAAAGTTAATTTCTGAGTGGGTGTGGAACCTTCCTTCTTCTCTATCAAGTTTGATTTTATCTGGAATATACAAAAAAGAAGATTGTAATGTAATTTTAACAAAGTGTAGTGTATTCAGAGATAAAATAATGCGTCTAGCTATCAACTGTGGATATTCTTCTCATTTTGAAGTTGAAAATAATTTTTGGAAAGTATCTTATACAAATACAAGCGAACATGTCTTGAATTCTAATAATGATGTAAAAAAAGTACAATATACTGGTTTGACTTGGTGTGTAACAATGCCACATGGATTTATTATTACTCGTAGATCGAAACGTGATAGTAACAATATTGTTGTAGAAGCATCAAGACCGATTATTACAGGGCAATGTATACCCTCTCGTATGACTATTAATCAACTGATCGAGAGCGTAATGGGAAAGTCTTGTGCTATTGATGGAAAATATGGGGATGCTACACCATTCACTGAGGAAAGTAAAAATGTCACAGAAAATGCATGCAAGTTGCTTGGTATGAATGGATATGAAAGTACTGGTAAAGAAATATTGATGAATGGAATGACTGGTGAACAAATGGGAATGTTTTTTATCGGACCTGTTTACTATCAACGCCTGAAACATCTTGTATCAGATAAAATGCATGCAAGAGCGACTGGACCTGTTACAACTCTTACTCGACAGCCTCTGGAAGGTCGCTCACGTGATGGAGGACAGAGGTTTGGGGAGATGGAAAGAGACTGCCACGAATATCACGCGCCAATTCCCTTAAATTGCGGATTGAGTGTTGAAATTGGAACTATGGAAAACAAGAACTATTACGTTTTAAGTTATGATGAACAAAAACAACAAATAATTCCGTCTACTCAAAGCAATTTTTTAAGCAAAGGAGAACGAAAATGTGTAGATGTTGTTTTTCAAGATGGACGTTCAATTCGATGTACAGACAATCATAAAATACTTACAAGTGATAATATTTGGATACCAGTTTCCGAAATGATAAAAGGAAATACTCAAATTAAAACGGGTATTACAAATCCTTTGATTGTTGTAAAAGAAGAAATAGAAACGGTTGCAAGCTGGAAGTTTCAGGCTGGAAATACAAAGATAGAGGTTCATGATGAAGAATCATATTTTCGCTCTCTTTCGTTCGCTCGTTTTGTTGGATATATGTGTGCAGATGGTGGAATTTATCAGATAAATAAAAATAAAAAGTATATAGGTCAAATAAATCTTGGTCACGAAATAGATGTTTCTTCCGCACTGGAAGATTTAGGAAAATTTGCTATGATAACACAAGGAAACTTTCTTGATAAAAATCATTATCGTATAAATATTCCAGAAAAATTTGTATCAGATCTTATGAAGATAGAAGGGATACTAGTTGGTAAAAAAATTAATCAACCCGCACAATTGCCTACGTTTATTACAGATCCATCTTGTCCTTTACCGATAGTTAGAGAGTTTTTGGGCGGTTTGTTTGGTGGAGATGGACATACATGTGTTCTTGGTCTTCATAGAGGAAAACGTGATTTGTTAACTTCTGTCAGTTTTTCAAAAAGCAAATGTGGATCTCAACTTGAATCTTTAGAAAAAATGATGGAACAACTTAAGACTTTGTTAGCTCGATTTGAAATTCATAATGTGACTATACAAAAAGCAAAAGAGATAACATCATCAAAGAAAAAAGTAGATTCTCTAGAAGAAAATAAAAGTTATCAACTCACTCTCCATATATGTATAGATGATTTGCCTATGTTTCATGAAAAAATCGGGTTTCGGTATTGTTGTCATAAATCTCAACGACTGGAAGCGGGTGCATCTTATAAACGTCTAAGGGATGGAGTAACTCGTCAGCACAATTGGTTGGTTCAAAGGGTTGATGAACTCACACAATTTAGTAAGATTAAGAAAGAATTTCCGAATAAGATAGTACATACGAAAAAAGCTATTCAAGATGCTATAAAAGATCTGAATAAAACAGAGGCGCTTCTACACGAATATGCTATTCCTAGTACACATGATATTAATGATCATTTAGTAAAAGGAACAAGTTTTGGAAAATTCAGAGGAAAAGGCTTTCCGAATGCTGAAGAATATTTGAAAGATATAGGAGCATTAGATTGGTTCTTACAAGATGAACCTGTAAAGTCAGAAGAAACTAGTGAATTGCCACACTCTGATGATACTCTTGTAGAAGATCTAAGTAATCTAAATGTGTCATATGGAGTGAATCGAAGATCTGAAGGTTTACCAACAATGAATTTAAGGGTAATTGATATTCGTCCAGCAGGAGTTCATCCGGTATATGATATTCAAGTTGATGATACACATACTTTCTTGGCAAATGGAATTGTTGCTCACAATTGTATGATTGGACATGGAGTATCCAAGTTCCTTCAGGAACGTTTATTTATAGTTTCCGACAAGTATCAAGTATCTATTTGCAACAAATGTGGTAATTTTGCTACAAGCAAGACAGAATGCAAATCTTGTGATACAGACCAAGTTGTATCTGTTAAATTACCATATGTTGGAAAGTTGGTAATTCAAGAATTAAATGCAATGATGATAAAAACAAAAATTACTGCGAAATAATAAAAAAACTTTTTTCTTTATCTTATTATAAATGATATACCTTTTTTCTATGGAAGGTTGCGGGCATTGTAAAAATGCAAAAAATGAACTAAAAGATGAAATAGCTAGTGGTAAAGTTGTTGTAAAAAGTCCAGCAGAAGCTCCTGTTGGAGTTAGAGGATTTCCTCATTTTAAGTCTACAGTAACTGGACGTGAAGTAAGTGGTTACATGAAAAAAGATCAGTTATTCAAAGAGTTGGGAGAAAATATAGAAGGTCCTAAACCTTCTGGTCCTCAACCTTCGAGACCTTCTGGTCCTCAACCTTCGAGACCTTCTGGTCCTCAACCTTCGAGACCTTCTGGCCCTGGACCTTCGAGACCTGGTCCTTATGGTCCTGGACCTTCGAGACCTGGTCCTTATGGTCCTGGTCCTTCGAGACCTTCTGGACCTTCTGGTCCTTCTGGACCTTCTGGTCCTTCTGGACCTTCGAAACCTGAAGTGTGTGCTAACCGTTACAGAGGGTATTTAACTTTAGGTGATACTTGGAAAAAACAAAAAAATTATGTAACATAAATATTAATATCAAAAACAAATTCAAATTTAAAATAAATTTGAATTTATTTTGAAGTTTAATAATTAACAATAAATGTGCATTTTGCCAATTCGCTGTTATACATGTAACAAAGTTATAGGTGGAAAATGGGATACTTATCAAAATATGCTAAATGATGGAATAGAACCCAAAGATGCTCTTGATAATTTAGAATTAAAGAGAATATGCTGTAGAAGAATGATTTTAGGTCACGTAGAACTCATTGATAATCTTCTAAAATATTCAGAACAAATTAATACTGGAGAAATTTACGTGTTTAAAAAATAAATTATTTATTTTTATGTATTCAAAATTTACATAAAAATAATCTAAATTGGATTTTTCAAATGTTTAGATTTGAAATTTATTTTTTGGATATTTTAATTTTCTTCATGTATAATAAAAGAAATGGCAAACAAACGCAAAAGTTCGTCACGAAAGTCGCGATCTAAAAAAGGGGCAACTTTATTGCAACTGCAAAAATTGGCGAAGGCAAATAATATTAAGGTTAGTGGTCTAAAAAAGTCTAGTCTAAAAGCGAAACTTAGGTCTCATGGTATTGATATTCCAAGGCGCAAGTCCGTAAAGTCTTCGTCGAAAAAATGTAAGTCTGGCCAAAAGCTAAATAAGTCGACTGGCCGATGCCGAAAGTCGCCTTCCAAGAAGAGCCGTTCGGGTAAGAAGTCTACTTCTTCGTCCAAGAAATCTATGAAGAAGTGCAAGTCGGGACAGACTCTAAATAAATCAACTGGCCGATGCCGAAAGTCGCCTTCCAAGAAGAGCCGTTCGGGTAAGAAGTCTACTTCTTCGTCCAAGAAATCTATGAAGAAGTGCAAGTCGGGTCAGACTCTAAATAAGTCAACTGGCCGATGCCGAAAGTCTCCTTCGAAGAAGAGCCGTTCGAGTAAGAAGAAGAGTTCTTCGTCCAAGAAATCTATGAAGAAGTGCAAGTCGGGTCAGACTCTAAATAAGTCAACTGGCCGATGCCGAAAGTCTCCTTCGAAGAAGAGCCGTTCGAGTAAGAAGAAGAGTTCTTCGTCCAAGAAATCTATGAAGAAGTGCAAGTCGGGTCAGACTCTAAATAAGTCAACTGGCCGATGCCGAAAGTCGCCTTCCAAGAAGAGTCGTTCTGGCAAGAAGAAGAGTTCTTCGTCCAAGAAATCTATGAAGAAATCTAAGAAGAGCCGTTCGGCTAAGAAGTGCAAATCGGGCCAAGTCCTAAACAGATCTACAAAACGTTGCCGAACCAAGTGCAAACCTGGACAAAAACGTAATTTGGTAGGTCGTTGCATAAAGAAGTAAATAATTTTTAATCGTAAAAACAATTAAAAATAAATTTATTTAAACTAAATCTTTAATGAAATAAATGATTAGAACTTCAAATTGTAATATACAAACACCTAGTATGTTTCATCAAGAAGTACAACCCAAAAAAAATGATGGTTACATATATTTAAATCCATCAGCTATGCAAAGTAAATCTGCACTTGATTTTAAGCCTTTCATTAATGAACAGGATAGTTTTTGTCCAAACATACAATATTCTAGTGCGGATCCTCGCTTGATTTCTGCATCACATGGAGGACAACGTCTTACTTTTGGCAATCCACCAATAGATGATAAAAATTATTTACATGAACTTAGTCTTGATAATTATGGTAAAAATTATAATACATATTCTGATATAAATGCTGGAAATATTACCTATTATATTGATAATTCTATAAAAGATCCATTATTTAAACCTATTTTTTCTATTCCGTCTCGTTTAACTAGTACATTTTATAAAGATCCTATGGGTTCTATTAAACGACAATATTATCGACATCCGTTAAATTATTATAACCCAATAAACTCAGACAAAAAATATTACAATGGAGGATTATCATGGTTAGAGGATAGTCAAGAACATCGAGAAGATATTCTTTCAAAACAAATGAATAAAATAAATGAACAAAGATTTGAATATAGATATAAATAAACTATTTTAAGAATTTCCTAAACCACCTAACATACGCAAATTACCTCTTAAAGGAGCAGAACGTCTCTGCCATTGCTCAGAGTTGACTTTACGCATTAAACGCTGAGACATCTCTGTTCTATGCTGAAGGGATCCCTGAAGAAATGCATCATTTGCAAGAGCATGAATATTTGCAGTATTTGGGTTTCCATTTGCTCCATTTTCTGGAATAGGTCCATAATGATCTGCAAAAGATTGATTATCAATATGACTACGAGTAATGTAATTTGGCATTCTAACAGCATCGACGTCGTTATAATAAAAGCGAGTTTGTCCTATATTATCATCAGTGTATGATCTATAAGATGTACCATATCCAGTAAAACGAGGATCGTATATATTATATTCTGTTGCTCTTGGAACTGCATTCGTGTGATTAAAAACCGGTTCTATAATGCGTGGATCATGCTCTATAAAATTTATATCCCCATTTAAAAAATTAGTCTCTTGTGTTTTTGGAGGAAATTGTTGAGTAAAAGAAATACCGATATTAGAGTTTATAGGTTCATTAATTTGATTTCGTGTATATACCCCAGGTTGTATAGTTTGTGTGTATAAATTTTCATTATATTGTTTCATTGAATGTTCACGAGAATAATTAGAGCTTGCTAAGTTTGTCGGTAATCCTGAAATTAGTAATTGTTCAGGATTATATCCACATTCAGTATTTACATCACCATATTCTTCTGGTCTAATAAGATAAGGAAAATTAGGTTTTTTATAACTATATTCGTCTATAAAGTATTTATCTTTTTCATTGTTAGAGTTTTCACAATTAGATGAAACATGATATCCAGACCTATATAGATCAATATTAGTTTGTTGATTAATTTGAGGATGTGTAACTAAATTAGTACCTCTCCAGTAATCTAGATCTACAATAGGAGGTACAATAACAGGTTGTATTTTAGTTTTTGGATTTGCCTGTCCTACAAGTTTTTGATTCTCTGACATCCATTCTGGATTATTAAAAGTGTTATCTAAAGATTTTTCGTCATTGCAAAATCTTCGAGAATTTCTGGTATCATATGTGATACGCGCTTCATTATTTGAATATATTTTTTTTACGGAATTATGACTCGGTATATAATGTTCTGCTTTAAATCTTTCCATGTTGCTTTTTTGTATATAGTAAAGAATAATTATAAATAAGAGTGAAAGAAGTAAAAAAAGTATACTAAAACGAACTCCAAGTAAAAGTAACACTAAAAAAATAATAATAACTAATCTAGATAAAGCATTCATTTGTTCTGCTAGACTCATTCCATCTAGTGGAAGAAGAGTCAATTCACAAAAAAGATTTGTTATATGTTCAATCCAAAATTTATTTTTCTTACACTTCGATAACATTTACTTATTAGAAAGTAAAAATGAAAATGAAAAACAATATATAAAAATGTAATTATAAAAAAAATGAGTGATAAACGAATCGTTAAAAAAAGTAAATATGTATTTACTCTTAAAAATGTTAATATTTCTCGTATAAATAGTACATACGGTATTGATAGTTCATCCACCATTCTAAAAGACGACAAACCTTTAGCTAACACTACTAAACTTACTGAATTAAATACAGATAAGGGTACACCAGAAGTAATATCTTTTTTAGATGAATCTAAAAAACCGCATATATGTCATGTATCTATGATAGACTTTCAATCCAGAATGGATGTAAATCTATTACGTTACAACTGTTTTTGGTGTAATCATCCGTTTGATACACGCCCAATCGGATGTCCTATTAAATATATTTCAAGCAAAGCAGAAAAAAAATATTATTCTCATATTACTAGAGATACTTATACTATAAAGGAGAGTATTACTGAAAAACGTAGGTCTCTTATAGACAAGAATGATGAAATTTCAGTAAAAATTGGAGAATATTATGAGACTGATGGAGTATTTTGTTCATTTAACTGCTGTCAGTCTTGGATTAATAATAATAAACATGATAGACTTTATGACCTATCAAGTACTCTTTTAGCAAAAATGTATAATTCTATTATGGGAACTAAAAATATTGTTATTGGACCAGCACCTCATTGGCGCGTTCTAGAAAAATATGGTGGTCACTTGAATATTATGAAATTTAGAGATGGATTTAATAAAATAGATTACGAATGTCATGGAAATACAAAACCTATTCCAAATTTTGCGCCTTTAGGAATGCTTTTTGAGGAGAAAATAAAATTTTGATTTTTTATTAAAAATATCATTTATAGAATTAAATGATATTTGAATCATCTTTTAAACTGAGCGAGTTGAGAAAACAAGGGTTTACTAATATGAATGAATGGATAGAAAATCCTAATAACGTTTACGTTGGAACAAAAGAACAATTTATTAATAACACTGGTAATGACAAATATAAAGAGAGTAAGTGGATAAATCCTTTTGATTCTGTAGAAAAATACGTTGATCATCTTTTCAAATCAGGACTTATTTATGACATTAATGAACTAAACGGTAAAACAATTGGTTGTTTTTGCCACGAACCTCGAAAAACTGCGCAAAAACCTATGTGCAATTCACAGGTTCTTGCAGATTTAATAAATAGATGTTATAAACCAGTTGAAGAATTGATAAATAATAAAAGACTCGAAAATTCTAAAAGAACAAAAGAATTGATCACTCTCACTTTTGGAGATGCTGCAGAAAATCACAAAGGCATGGAACAGATTGGTACAAAATTAGAAGCAGGTCAGGGATTTAATTTGAATGATCTTCAAAATATGAGTAAAAGAATGAAATATCTTGGTGTTGAATGCAAATTGGTGTGTTTGTCTGACATGATAAAAGAAAAAGTTCCGGAAGCATATGTACTTGTTATGAAAGGAGCCGTAACTCGTTTGGTAAAGAACTTGGGTGAAGGATTATCACAAATTGATATGTTTGACGAACAAAAAACATTAGCGTATGATAAAAAAGTATTTATGTATGGACGTGTAGTTAATAAACATGCTAGATGGAACTTATGTTTTGATGATAAGAGTAGGGGTCCCACATATGAAGAAAAAAAGGGAACTATTGTCTCATATGACGAGGTACCTCTTATGAAAGGACTTCGTGCTCAATTACCTATAATTTTTGGAAAAAAGGCAGAAGGATTGAAAGTCGAATCAAATTACTACTATGATACCGGAAAATGTGGTATTGGATATCATGGTGACTCAGAACGTGTAAAAGTAATAGCTGTACGCATAGGTTATAGTTCTTTACCAATCTATTTTCAATGGTTTCATAATCATAAATCAATAGGAGATCGTATTGAAATTCCTCTTGATCCTGGAGATATGTATGTGATGTCAGAAAAAGCAGTAGGTACTGATTGGAAAAAGTCAAGTATATACACTCTGATACATGCTACTGGATGTGAGAAATATGTAAAGATTAAATAAAAAGAGTAACTTGTAAAAAATATTTTATTATTTTTATAAAATTAAACTTCAAAGTTTACACTTTTTTTATTTCCAAATAATTTATTTCTTGAAAAATTAGCATTGTATTTGTGTATTAATTCCGAAAAAAGTAAACAAAGATAAATTTAAAGATTCTCATTTTAAAACAAAATGAGAATACTTGTTCTAGGAGGGTCAGGTATGGTAGGAAAAAATCTACAAGATTTTGTAAAAAATGATTGTGAAAATGAGTGGTATTTTGCAAACAGGTCAGATGCTGACTTGACTAATTACAAAGAAGTTGAGAATTTATTTGAAAAATATAAACCAACACACGCTATTAATCTAGCTGCTTATGTGGGTGGTCTTTATAAAAATATGACTAACGGGGTTGAATTTTTCGAAAAAAATATTATGATTAACATGAATGTGATGAAGGCAAGCATTCATTTAGAAAAATTAGTATCTGTGATGTCAACATGTATTTTTCCTGACAATGTTGAATACCCAATAACCGAAAACAAGTTACATCTAGGACCTCCTCATTTTTCAAATGAAGGATACTCATATGCAAAAAGAATGGTAGACGTCTTGAGTAGAGCTTACAACAAGGAATATGGAACAAATTATGTAACTATAATTCCGGGTAATTTATACGGACCTTATGATAATTTTAATCTTACAGATGCGCATGTCATTCCTGCTTTAATACATAAAATACATTTGGCAAAGAGTTCTGGAGATCCTTTAAGAATTTTTGGTACTGGAAATGCAAAACGTCAATTTACACATTCTTTTGATTTGGCTAAATATTTAGTATGGGTATTAATGAATTACAATGAAAATGATCCTGTGATAATTAGTTCAGAAAATGAATATAGTATTAGTGATATTGTTAGTATCTTATGTAATGAAATGAATTATCATGGAAATGTCATCTATGATAATAGTAAAAGTGATGGGCAGATTAAGAAAACAATTTCAATTGAAAAATTGAAAACATTAAATTCTAACGTGCATTTTCGTTCTATTGAAGATGGATTAAAAGAAACAACAGAATGGTTTTCTAAAAACATTGATACTTGTCGTAAATAATTAATATTTTCTTTTTTTCCACTTAGATGTAGGTGGGTTCCTAAGTGGAAACGTAGAGTTTATATTCATTTATTATATAAATATAAATTAATATCTCATGTGTATTTGTCCATAAGCAGGATGTTTATTTCTTATTTTTATAGGAGGAACTTGTCTAAGACCGTGTTGGTTAAAATCTCCATATACAGTTGTCCAAACAGTCAATTGTCTGTTGTGTTCTTCTATACCTAAGTTATTTCTTACATCTGATGTAATTAGTTCAATTACTTGATCTATCATGTTTTGAATATAACTATCAAACATAGTTCCAGAAGGAACAATGTATCGAGAATATATATCACCTGTAGGTGGCCTATAAGAATTATAAATTTCGCTCATTACCGACCAAATAGTTTTATCAGGAACAATTATAGCTCTATTTTCTGGATCAACACCATGTAATAATTCTGTAATTTTGGCAGAGATCGTTCTTACTGTAATATTATTAAAATATTCTTGTTTGATACTAGAATTTTCATCATTGTAGCCAACATAACGTAAATAATTATGATCCTTAAAATGTTCGCATATTTCTGTAGCGTATTCCATCTTTATTTATTTAGGTAAAGATTTACATTTAAGATTAAAAAATGTTATTTATTTTTAATCTTTTGACTATTATTCACTTTGTAACTAGTTTTAGTTTTTTATTAACTCCAGAAGCTGGTTTCACACCATTTTCAATATCTTTTATTATATTTTCCATCTCACTTTGGAGATGTTTTAAGTGTTCATCGTTTTCACTTTTATCATCTTTAAAATTAAATGGAATAACTGGAATGCAGTTTCCTGGTTGTGTTTTATAAACTTCATCATAATCATCTAAAATGAGAGTGTTTTTATCAGAATATTCAGGTATTTCATAATCTTCCCATAAAATACTTAAATCTTTTGTTCCATTTTTTATATTTTTAGAAATATCACAATGATATGAAAAGAAAATCCAATCAATATTTCTGTTTTTCTTACCATTTAAAATAACTTTTTCTAAAATGAACAATGCATAGTCCTTGCTTGCAGCTGTCCAAATTGAAACACTAAAATTTTTGAAAAGAAAAGTTAGAAAAGATTGAAGTCCAGGACGTTCAAATATAATGTAATACCCATCCATATTATGGCTTCTGAATTTTTTTGCTTTTACCTTAATGTTTGGGTCATTAGAGTCATACTCATCATCAGCTTCAGCAGATATTAAAGTTTGATCTAGATCTAAAAAAACTTTCGGTTTTTTTTTGTAATTTGGCATTTTATTAAGTAATATTATTATTTTTATAATTGGTAAATTAATATTTTATTTATATTCAATCAAGCTTTTTATCTGTAAAAACATCTTCATTTATTTTAGGTTTATTAGATTCACCAGAATCTCTTTCTTTCTGCATAGCCATAGCGGTAGCCATCAAATCTTTACCTTTACCAGTAGCAGACTGTGTAGATGCTTTTAATTGTTTAGATATATTTCGATTTCGATCTTGTTCTTCACCAAATTCAATTGACATGTCATAAGTTCCTGGTCCGCTTCTTATACCTACTGGTTTTCTTACTATTTCTTCTGATTCTATGATTTCTGAATCAATACCTAAATCTTCAACAGTTGTTTCTTTTTTAACAATCTTCTTTTTTATTTTTTGATCCTGATATTCAGCAACAGGTTCTTGATTTATTTTAGGCTGAGGAGTTGGTTTTGGCATATATTTACTAACTGTTTCTTCAATCCATTGAAAAGCATTTGAACCTTCGTATTTTTCAACGCTTCCTGTGTTATAAGCAATCAATACACATGGAACACTATTAATTTCAATTTTCTTATCTTTTAGAATTTGACGCCTTATATCTTCGTTATCAATACAAACCGGTCGGATTCCTACAGTTGTAGACAAATCAACAGGGCAAGTACTTAACGCGGACATCAATTTACTTGACATTGGAGAATATTTGCTGTATAAAAGTACACAAAGACGATCCATTTTATCATAATTATGGCTTAGTTTTAAGTTGAGAATATAGTAACACAAGAAACTTTTAAAATGAATTATTCATTTAATATCTTGACAATATTAAATTTACTTTTAGACATGACATATTTTGAACTCTTTGAACAAGCTCTCGCTGAATATGAAACAACTAAAAATAATGATCTTGATATTATATCTGATGATGATGATGATGTTTTTTGCGATCATTCCGATTTAGTTACTGAAAATGGAATTGTTAGTTGCTTAGAATGTGGAGAACAGATACATCGTACTATTATGCACGAAAAAGAATGGAGATTTTATGGCCATTCGGACAGTAAAAGGTCTTCTGATCCAAATAGAGTACAAATGCGTAAGTCTGAAGAAAGAAGTATTAATAAGGATGTTGAAAATATGGGATTTTCTGAAACTATTGTGTCATCAGCAAATGAAATTTACACACAGGTAACTAAAGGTCAGATATATAGAGGTGATTCACGTAAAGCAGTAGTTTTTGCTTGTATTTATCATGCTTACAAGATGGCTGGAAAATGTCAAACACCCAAAAATTTGATGGAAACATTCGGTTTAAATAAGAAAAGTAGTTTGAAAGGTTTAAAAATAGTTAATGTTAATACTCCAAAAGATTCACCTTTGCATGCAACAACTCTTACAGCAGTACATCATATTCATGACGTTATGGATAAGTTTTCTGCAACACCTGCTCAAAAAAATGAAGTAATTGATCTGTACCGGAAAACAAAAAATCGTTCCTCAAAACTGAATCGAGCAAGACCTCAGTCTGTTGCTGCTGCATTAACTTATTATTGGATTTGCAATAAAAATATGGACATTAGTTTAAAAAAATTTGCACAAAAAGTTGACTTAAGTGAACTAACAATAAACAAAAACGCTAAAGAAGTCGCATTAGTTCTAGGAACACAAAAAATTGTGTAAATGAAAATTAACAATTGTTTGAGAAGGAATTATTTATTCTGGTTTGTTCAATTGGGTAAAGTGTACGTTGTTCGCATAAAGCACCTGTATATAAACAAACATTTGAAACATTATGTGTTGATAGACCTTGCTTCAAACGAATTATAGGTTCAGAAGGTTTTATGAATCCAGTATTATAAAGTTTTTGACTCATTTACTATAAATAAATATTAGTTTTTTTTGTTAAAATTAAGTCTAAAAAAGAAAAAGAAGATAAAAAAATGGCTCACTACGGGCAATTATTAGATATATTTGAACCTGATAAAGATGCTATGTATAAAGCGTTTGACCTTTATTTTAATCATCCTATTATGGTAAAGATTAAAGATGTTAATAATCATAGCATGTATATGACTAAATTATACTGCATGTTAAATAAAGAATGCCGTTATATAATTGTTTTTCTTCCTAAAGATAATATAAATGTTGGTGCAAAAGATAATTTAATTAATCTTCGTTGGGTATCTTTACAGACAAGAACTCTTCCAGATAAACATAATTTACCTCTTCATGGTTATCAACCTAAAAAAGAAGGTACTCTTAATGTTGTTATATATCGTTCTTCTCAAACAGAAGAAGCAAGCACATACAAATGTGATTCTTTTCCTTTAATTGTTACATTACTTCATACTAAAAAAGATTCAAATCAATATCAAGATCGTGGAAATATTATAGCTGCTTTAGAAACATATTCTACAATTATAACTTTACAATAACTTGAAAACAAACAATTATATCGTCCATAATTACAAATGAATAAAAACTAATTATTATATTAGAAAATATATATTTCTTATTACTATAAATTATAACTTAATGAGTTTAATTAAAAATTTAATATATTAAATTTAATATATAAATGTCATATATTTCAGATTTAAATGATCATTTATTTGAGTCTCCTTATGAAAAACAAAGAGTGTTTGAACCAAGGCCATTAGAATGGATTGGTAACAGTTGCTATTTAGATAGCACTTTATTTGCATTTTTTGCAGGCTCTGAGTCTTTTATAAATGATTTATTAGAGATGGATCTTGATGAACGCAATTATGAAATGATAACAACTAGATGCAGTGAAAATGATGATGAAGATTTTCAATATAAAAAATCAGTTCTTACAGAATTGAAAAAAATTGGTAATTCTATTCGAAGAACAGGTAAAAAAGTTACAAATTGTAAAAACTTGCGTGAAGCTCTTGCAAACTGCCCTGATAAAGAAAAATATCACGACGATATTACAGGTGATGCAGGAGCATTCTTAGAATACATATTAGGTTTGCTTCCAGTACAAAAAGCATCTAAAATTATAAAAGTATATGGTGTACATTTATCTAAAACTGATTCACATTACGAAGATTTGGATACAGAAGATTTTACTTTAATAGATGTAGAATATGATACGAACGCAAGTATAGTACATGTAATTGATAATGATATTGTCAAAAATATAAATGGTGATTTAATTTCTGACTTTTTAAGTGAAATAATAGACAGAGACTCTAAAAATAGTAATTTTAAACGTGTTATAACTATTGAAAATATAATAGATACTCCATATCTAATCTTTTCAGTTGAAAGACTCGGTGGAACTTATTCAAAACCAATATTATCTTGGAATACTATATATCCTGATGACATTATTAGTTTAGATAATTCTGATTCTAAACTCTTTAGACTTTCTGCAGTTGTTATGCATACAGGAAAAAATCATTATGTCGCTATTGCAAAATATGGTGAATGGTGGTACTATTATGACGATATGCAAAAATATAGTCTCATAAAATATAAAAATTTTAATGATATAGTTGATGAATCTTACAGAAACAAAAAAATCACAAATCCTTTAACACATGGTACTCAGTATTATTACAAACCAGTTTGATTATTATTCTACAGAATAATAACCTTAGTTGAGATTTCTAAGAACAGAAAATTGATTATAAGTAGGATCTGCCTGTTGCATTTCCTTTATTGAAATAAACTGTTTACGAATAGGCTTATCATCCTTTTTTAGGATTACTTTTACATCTTTTACCTTTTCCTTGGTAGACGTGTTAAGAAGCCTCTTATGAGTTGATTTTGTCTTTTCACGATCCATATTACTTTATATAAGCAAGTTTTTAAATAGTCTATTCAAATTCTCAATAAAATTAGTTATGTTATTATATAATAAAATGCAGCCAATATATTGTGGAAATAATGCTCAAGATGATCAACTTCTAGATGGTACTAGAATAATTGGTACACGACACGGTTGTATGAAAAAAGGTTTCGGAAAGGGTTTTAACATGTCATATGACCCAAAGTTTGGAGGTCCATACACTCCAATTGACAAACGCAAAATATATTGTGGAAATAATTCAGATAAGCCAGACGGGTACGATAGTATCGGAAGTTTATCTCAATGTCTTCAAAAAGGAATTGGTATTGGAAAGCGTAAACGAGCAGATAAAGAAACTGAAGGAATTCTTGGTTATTCACCAAATTATTCACCAAGTAATTATTCACCAAGTAACAATTATTTCTTTAAAATGGTATTTATTTTTATTGTTATTGAGGTATTAATATTTTGTTATTTGTATTTTTCAAGACCAAAAATCGTAACTACTAAAGATCATAATAAAGATCACAAAAAAATAGAACGAATTAATTGGAGTAAATTTATATTGATATATCTAACATCTGTGTTTTTATCAAGTTTAATTTTCTTCTTGATTTATATCTCTAACGTAAGCTCGAATTCCTAGTGTCTTACTTATAAATATTAAACTACGAGTACGATTTTCATTATCATCAAGACGAGCGATAAACGAATATTCCCATTCTGTCTTTTTAAGCTCTTCCAAAGCATATTCAAAATTTTTATCTTTTTCTATTTTGTCTTCAAAATTTTTATCTTTTTCTATTTTGCCTTCAAAATATTTTTTATAACGTGCTAATACGAATTTATCTTTAACAAGGATCTTTTGCTCCTCTCGGTTCAGTTTATTAATATCAATTTCTTGTAAGTGTTCTTTTGCCGGTTGCAAAATTTGTCTTGTCAGATCGTATTCATATATTGGCCCGTCAAATCCATCATTAAACTCTGTCTCAGTAAATGATTTATAATCACAAACAAATAACATTTTTTCAGAACCGTCAATAGTTATTTTTTTCATATTTGTAAATATAATTCTACCTGGTGCAAGTGTAACTTCGTATTGACTTTTATTATTTAATTCTAATTCATAGTTATTTTTTATAAATACATCATCTAGAATTAAGTAATTTTCGTTTTTTGGAACTCTGATTAGATAAATACAACAAGTATTGTTAACAAGCCATTTTTTAGAAAACTCAGACAAAATAGTTGTTGAGATTGCCCCATACATTTTTTGTTCTGTTACTTCTCCTGATAATATTTTTACATCATTACCATGCTTAGATGCTCTAAATACATAAAAATCAGATTCAGCTTTTGGACTAGTACATAGGTCAAGTAATAAATTCCTATTTATATCAATTCTGGCTTCCTTAGAATCTTTTTCAATAAATGTATTATTATCCCGATTAATATATTTTAATTTAAAATTAAAACTATCAATTGCACGTGAAATTATACGAAAAAAATTAGCTTGTTTTTCACTTAAATTATAGTAAGTTTCAATAAATAATTTTTTTAATATATTAATACTTGATTGTTCAATTTTTTTTATATCTTCTTTGTCAATATTAGATAAACTAGATAAATCAATTGGAATATGAATTATTGGCCTTATTCTTCCTAAGTTTCTAGCATCTGATACACTAATTTTTTGAATACCATCTTCTGTGTTGAATATATGACATTCTGTGTATTTGATATGTTCAATTTCAGATTCTCTTATTACAGAATCTGAGTTAAATATATATGGATGTCCATTTTCTTCAATAAATTTACAAGTTTCTCTTCCTAAATATTCATATATTTCTTTAGGATTAGGATTACTCATATCTATTTTTTCATATTTATTTCCTACTATAAAATTATCTGAAAAATAATCAAACAAATTATTTACATTAGGAGAATAATCTTCGTAATGTGTTACTACTATATCTTCTCCTTGTCTATCAAATTCTATCTTTAAATTAATTGGATTGTTAATAGACATTATTTTTTGTAAACACAACTTTGCTTTTTCTGAATTCATACTTATGAATTGAGTACATGGTATGTTTAATTCACCCCAAGGTTGTGGATCCTGTATTACCTTTTTTATATATACTTCATCTGTAAATATTGGTGTAATAAATATACCATATTTCCAATTACTATCCAGATTATCAAGGACATGATATGGATCAGGATCATCTCCAAATAAAATGAAAGGCAATATTCTTCCAAATGGTGGTTCCCATTGAGTTTGAGATGTTTTTAGATTTTCATAGTAAATTTTATTAAATTGTCTACTTCTATGTCGCTCCCAATCTGGAGGCAAAGGTATTTCACCTTCTGGTATACCCCATTGACTAACTTGAGTACTTGTATTTAAGTAATATTCTCTAAATGGATGAGTAGTAGACTCTCTCTTTTCCCAATTACTCATTATTTGTAATATAGAATTTTTTAATTAATTTTTAAAAAATTAATTAACATCTGTTTGTTTATCAAGTTTAACTTTATTCTTAATTTATATTTCTAACGTAAGCTCTAATTCCTAGTGTCTTACTTATAAATATTAAACTACGAGTATTCTTTTCTTTCTCATCAAGACGAGCGATAAATGAATACTCCCATTCCGTCTTTTTAAGCTCTTCCAAAGCATATTCATAATTTGTATCATCTATTTTCTCAGGATCAACACCATATTCTAATGTGGCTCGTTGCGCAAGCTTGATAAGTGCTGTATCAGAATCAGAAAAATAATCAAACAAACTATTTACATTAGGAGAAGGTTTATAATTTGTTACTAATACATGATTTTTTCTGCTACCATTTGAACCAGCTAATGTTTGTATTTCTACACTTTTAACTTCCTGATTGTCAATAGACAATATTTTTTGTAAACACAACTTTGCTTTTTCTGAATTCATAGCTATAAATTGAGTACATGATATGTGTAATTCACCCCACGGATATGGATCCTGTATCAACTTTTTTATATATACTTCTTCATCAGTAAATATCGGTGTGATAAATATACCATATTTCCAATTACTATCCAGATTATTAAGAACATAATATGGATCAGGATCATCTCCAAATAAAATGAAAGGCAATATTCTTCCAAATGGTGGTTCCCATTGAGTTTGAGATGTTTTTAGATTTTCATAGTAAATTTTATTAAATTGTCTACTTCTATGTCGCTCCCAATCTGGAGGCAAAGGTATTTCACCTTCTGGTATACCCCATTGACTAACTTGAGTACTTGTATTTAAGTAATATTTTCTTAATGGATGAGTAGTAGAATCTATTTTTTCCCAATTACTCATTATTTGTAATATATATTTTTTTTAATTTTTAAAAAATTAGTTACGTAAATATTTTTGTTATCAAAATAGCAGCCATACACGATGCTTGCAAAATAATTATTTTTTTCAAATATAAAATGTTATCTTGACTGAACATATAATCAACCGAACGATTAAATTTTTCGTTTTTTAACTCAACCTCTATTTTATACTTGGAGTTTCTCAATCTTCGTACTTGGTAATACAAGTTGTTATTAGCCATTTTTACAATGAACTATTTTACCTTCTTAGATTTGATTTAAAGCAAGCTTTACAAGAAAGTAAATGACAATCGAAAATCAATCTCAAAGTATTAGCGGTACTCCAGTTAACAGTCCAATTTCTGATAATACAAATGAACATTTGATTAATAATTTGTTAAGTTCGATAATCTCTCAACAATTTGCTCAAAATAATTCAAAATCTAATCACAGAGATAATAACGAACTAATTGACGAAGATGAAGATGATGATGAAGAAGATGAAGAAGATGATGAAGAAGAAGATGATGACGAAGAAGATGATGATGAAGAAGATGATGATGAAGAAGATGACGAGGAAGATGATGACGAAGAAGATGATGACGAGGTTGTGATGAAGTGGAGTGCGTTTAATAAACTTCTTGAATCGCACCTTCGAATCAGTAAATCTTTTTTACATCTTCTAAAAGAATCTTAATACTGTAATTATAGTATTAAGATTACATACTTATTTTTTAATACTACGTTCAATTTTAGATACAACTTTCATCATTCTTGTCTGGAGAGAGGTCTTAATAGATGTATTTTTTTTGAAAAATTTCCACTCTAGTTGAGATTTTTTCATACATTCACACTCTTTGCAATCGCAATATGAAGGAGAGAATGGTTCGCCTTTTTTATCTGAAATTATTTTAAGTGAATAAGTACGTTTCATTTAATTATTATCAATATTATCTAAAATTTAAAAAGAAACGCATAATAATAAAATGTATTTTTATATTTTACTACCTATCACTGCTTTGTTTTTAAACGTACTATATCGGTCACAAGCACATTTAATAATAAAAAATGTTGCTGTAATTAAGTATAATAAGTGGAAAAGACTCAATACACTTGTATCATCTACTGAAAATAATAATATACGTATAGCTTTTATTAGTTTCAAAATGGTTCTCCGCGCATTTTATATAGGTTTTATTCAATATATGAATAATTCAGTTCGTCAAATTGATAACAAGACATATGAACTTACTTACGTAATTAATGGAAAAATATACAAAATGATTGTAATACCCAAAAAAGGTCCAGCACCAATCTTGCAAATTAGCAACGATTTAGAGAACGATGTTACTGATCATGTACTTCCTTATATGGGTCCTCAATATGATTGGCATGGAAGTAGATTTAATCCTGAATTTTTTACATATCGTTCTCTCACTTTTGAGTTAGCAGATGGAACTGAACATACTTATGAAGGAAATAATGATGTTGATTATAATATCAAAAATAAAGTAAAATAAAATTGAATTTATACTTATGCTTTCTAAATAAAAATAAGAATCATGACATCGCAAGAACAAATTACTCAGGATATTGTCTTTATCCTTGATCAATCTGGTAGTATGTCAAGTATGGGTAATGAGCCTGTACAGGCAGTAAATAGTTTTATTGAAAGTCAAAAAAAGACATTGACTGAAGATAATTCCACATTTTCTTTGTGGACGTTTAATACAAAAGTTACAAAAGTAATTGATGACGTTCCTTTGCAACAAGTAACCGAATTTACTGATTTCTGTCCAGGAGATATGACAGCACTATACGATGCTATCGGTGAGGCCATAAACACGAAGAAACAAAAAGCAAAGCATGATAATGTTGTCTGTGTTATTCTTACAGACGGCCTAGAAAACAGTTCACAAGAGTTTTCAGCTAAGAATATTCGTGATATGATTAAAGATATGGAGGATAACCATAATTGGAAGTTTATATACCTTGGTGCGAATCAAGATGCATTTGCTGTAGGAGGTAATATGGGAATGAAACATTGTGCAGAATACAGATGCGCTGTAGGAGAAATGATTGGTATTACACGAGAAGTTAGTGAAGCTGTTTCTTCTTATCGCTCTAGTTCTGCTTCTATTGGTAAAGAAGCTACTCTAAATATTAATAGATCACAAACTGCACCTGTTACTTCTCAGAGCAGAGACTAATTTATTAAATATTAATTTATTATATGGCATATACCATATAATAATTCTTGTAGAATATTCTGGTATAAATAATATTTTTATACTACTAAATGAAAATAGCTCTGGGGATGATTTATTAACAACTAATTATATATGATAACATTGATATTTTTATTCGGTATATTGGAACCAATTAAGTGCTGGTTATAGTAATTAAATAATTCATATAACAAGTTTGAGTTTTTATTTAAAGAATATAATATTAATACACATAAGAGGAGTAAAAGCAACACTATTTTTAACATATAAAACTATCTATAATACTATTATATGCTTGAATTAGTTCTTGATTTCCTGACGGTGTTTTACCCGTGTAATAAATACAAATATTTGCCTTAATAAGTTTATCCAAAACAAAACAAAATGTATTTTTGACATCTTCATATGTAACTGGAGATTTTTTAAAATAGGAATCTTGTACAAATGCTTCTGGAAAACGATCATCATTTTTAGTTTGTATTGAAGAACTATATAATATTACTTTATCAATAGGTCCAGACATTATGTGATTAATTATATAACCATCAGGGGCATGTGGTGGAACAAGGTGTTTCATCCAGGCTAAAGCAACAAGTTTGTCAACACTTTCATTTTCAAATATACAAATCATCTCTTTTATATTAGGACAATATAGGTCAGACCTAAATCTTACCGCATGTGTATATCCTAAATTTTGTCCAGCATATAAACCCGATACATTTGAATAATTTGCATAATTTACATTTGAAACGCCGCTATATTCTGGTATTTTATTTAATAAAATATCTACTGCATGTGGTTTTAACATTTCAATTTTTGTTTGATCTTCATTGTCCCAAGTAGATATTATACATGGAAAACTGTTACACATTTTTATTATATTTTCTAAACATATGGTGTATAACGGACCTTGTATAATTAGAATTGTTTTCATTTGTATATATTTTTTATGTTTTAAATATTTTTATATTATTGAAGGTTAGAATGAGTTTTTTATGAATTAGAAACCAAATTTTTATCCAAAATACATTTGTTTGTGAGGATAAAAATTTACAATTAATAAACAAAATACTTTTTTATAATATTATATAGCATATACCATATAATATTTATTCACTCCAACATTTCCAACACATAGGCTGGTATTTTTCTTCAGCGCCTAAATCTGGATCGCCAGAGCCATCACGTATAATTACACGGTTTGCATTATCAGTGTAAAATTTAGCATTAATAATAGCTTTTCTGTCGCACTTTACACAAATGGTTTTAACCTCTTCTATCACATCCGCCAATTCAAGAAGTCTCTTTGAACCTATAAAAAGTCTTGATCGATAATCTGTGCGAAGACCATAACAAATTACAGGTATTTCTTTTGTAAGTTCTCTCAAGGCTTCAACATTTTTTTCTGATAGAAACTGAGCCTCGTCAACAAGCACACAATATAAATCTTTTATTGAGAGAGAATCAAAATTATCCATACTTGAATCCATAATTAAATCAGCTTTTACTCCATCTATCGCGCGAGAACATATCATATCTTCTCCATACCTGTCATCTATACGTGGTTTAACTAATAGTACTTTCTTACCCTGTGACCGATAATTCCAAGCTACCATAAGTAAATTTGCAGTTTTTGAACTATTCATTGCTCCGTACCGAAAGTAAAGCTTAGGCATTTTTTTAATAATAAGTGTTTTTGAAATAAATTTCAATTTTATACTATGTTGTTCCAGTGTTTCCTTGAAATACTTGTAACTGAATTATTTTCACGTACTACTAAAAAATTCAAATTCATCTTTAATTAATAAGTTAATTTTTTAAATTTAATAAAAATTACTAATAATTTATAAAAAAATAACTTATTTTTGTCTTAACACAAATATTCTATACTTTTAGACATTATACTACGTTTCCAGTTCCGTCTGTCAATCTAATTATACTAATACGAACTATAAAATCTTCATCATCAGGAGACCAAGAAACTGCACTTTCCGTTTGAAAAACAAATTCAAATGTATCATTATTCGCTAGCCAGATTGTAGCTATATAATTACATGTATCTGGAGTACCCATGTTTGTATCTTGTTTTGTATATTCAACTCTATTAGTAAATTTGATACCAATTGTAAAGTTACCTAATCCTTCTTGTCCATCCGCAGTAACATTCATATTAGCTGTAGGATGATATAAATAATAAGATATTTGATACCAACCATCTCCTTTACATGTCATTATATTATTTGTTCTCATATTATAAGGATTGAACTCAACCTTTTTTAATTGATTATTAGTTGAAAATGCTGAAGATCCATTTGTAATTTTCAGAACAGCATTAGTAGCGTCAGTACTACCATTAAATAATTCTACTCCAGGTTTACTTGAAGGTATATCTATTTCTCCTCCGTCATTATCCAAAAGAACTGATTGTAAAGCATAATATAATCTTGGAAGATATACCCAACTAAGATTACCAGTTCCATTATTTGATAAAACAGTATCAGCTAATCCTTGAGCAGATGGTAATTTTAAGGTATAACTTCCTGTAGCACCAGAAGTTATAGTAGTGGCAAATGAACCATTTGTTATCTTAAATGATGACGTTGTCGAAGAACCAGTGTGTCCTGTGTATCCAGTATATCCTGTTCTTCCAGTTATTCCTGTATATCCTGTGTACCCTGTGTATCCAGTATAACCAGTATAACCTGTAACTCCTGTGTAACCAGTATAACCAGTATAACCTGTAACTCCTGTGTAACCTGTGTATCCAGTATATCCAGTATAACCAATAATTCCTGTATAACCAGTATAACCAATAATCCCACTATAACCAGTATAACCAGTATATCCAGTATAACCAGTATATCCAGTATAACCTGTATATCCAGTATAACCAATAATTCCTGTATAACCTGTATAACCAATAATTCCTGTATAACCAGTAAATCCAGTATATCCTGTATAGCCAATAATCCCAGTGTAACCAGTGTAACCAGTGTAACCAGTGTAACCAATGTAACCAGTGTAACCAGTATATCCAGTATATCCTGTATAGCCAGTATAACCAGTATATCCAGTATAACCAGTGTATCCAGTATAACCAGTGTAACCTGTGTAACCTGTGTATCCAGTAACTCCTGTAGTTGAAATTCCTGATACACCTGTGTATCCAGTATATCCTGTATATCCTGTATAACCTGTATATCCTATTACACCTGTATAACCTGTATATCCTATTACACCTGTATAACCTGTATATCCTATTACACCTGTATAACCTGTGTATCCAGTGTATCCTGTATTTCCAGTATAACCTGTATAACCTGTATAACCAGTGTATCCTGTGTATCCTGTGTATCCTGTTAAACCGGATATTCCGGTATAACCAGTATATCCAGTATAACCAGTATGACCTGTGTATCCGGTATCACCAGTATATCCAGTATATCCAGTATAACCAGTATATCCAGTATAACCAGTTAAACCAGTATAACCTGTATATCCTGTATATCCTGTATAACCAGTATAACCAGTATAACCAGTATAACCAGTGTATCCTGTATACCCAATATAACCTGTATATCCAGTTGCTCCTGTATTTGATGAAATTCCAGGAGGACCAGTATATCCTGTATATCCTGTGTAACCAGTATGACCAGTAGCTCCTGTATTTGTGGCACTACCATCTGGACCCGTAGGACCTTGATCTCCATCACGTCCTTTATCACCTGGTGTTGATCCTATATTAAAAGAAGGTAAAGATAACATTTATTATTATAAAATAATTAATTATTTATAAAGTATTTGATTAAATTTTTAAAATTTAATCAATTCGTTTAAGGAAATACTGTATTTCCTGTTCCATCTGTCAATCTAATTATACTAATACGAACTAAATAATCTTCATCGTTACCATCTGTACCAAAAAACACAGAAGTTGGGCCAGTTGAAAAAATAAATTGAAAACTATTACCAGTAACTAACCACACTGTAGCTATATAATTACATGTATCTGGAACTCCATCTTCTATATCTCGAGATGTATATTCAATTCTTGTACTATTAAATCTAATACCAATAGTAAAATTACCCAATCCTTCTTGCCCTTGAGTACTCTCAGTAGGATTCACATCTATTTTAGGATGATGTAAATAATAAGATATTTGATACCAACCATTTCCTGGGCAAGTAAATGTAGTATTTGATTTTATTTTAAAAGGATCATACTCAGTGAGTTTTAATTGTTTGTTGTTTTTTATATCAGAAATAGTAGTTTCATTTTCACTAATGCCTAAAACATTATACTCATTATCTGGGATTTCATATTCAGGATTAAGAGTATTATAACGTATGAGAGTTCTTTGTAAAGCATAATATAATGTTGGGACATATACCCAAGTAAGATTACCAGTTCCATTATTTAATAAAACAGTATCAGGTAGTCCTTGAGCAGCTGGCAATGTTAAAGTATGATTTGTTATAACACCGGAAGTTATAGTAGTGGCAAATGAACCATTTGTTATGTTAAGTGATGATGTTGTCGAAGAACCAGTAGGCCCTGTATATCCTGTGTAACCAATGTAACCAGTAGATCCAGTTCTTCCAGTTATTCCTGTATAACCTGTATAACCTGTATAACCTGTAACTCCTGTGTAACCTGTAACTCCTGTGTAACCTGTAACTCCTGTGTAACATGTAACTCCTGTGTAACCTGTATATCCAATATATCCAGTAAATCCAGTATAACCAGTAAATCCACTAAATCCAGTATATCCTGTATATCCAGTAACTATATGACCTGTATAACCTGTATAACCAGTGTAACCAATATAACCAATAATTCCTGTATATCCAGTATAACCAGTGTAACCAGTGTAACCAATGTAACCAGTATAACCAATGTAACCAATAATGCCAGTATAACCAGTATAACCAGTATATCCTGTATAACCAGTGTAACCAGTATATCCAGTGTAACCTGTGTAACCAGTGTGTCCAGTGTTTCCAGTGTTTCCAATATAACCAGTGTGACTAGTGTAACCAGTGTAACCAGTGTAACCAGTAACTCCTGTAGCTGAACTTCCTGATACACCAGTATATCCAGTATATCCTGTATATCCTGTATAACCTGTATATCCTATTACACCTGTATAACCTGTATATCCTATTACACCTGTATATCCTGTATATCCTGTATATCCTGTATATCCTGTATAACCGGTGTATCCTGTGTATCCTGTTAAACCAGATATTCCGGTATAACCAGTATATCCTGTATAGCCAGTATATCCGGTATATCCTGTATCACCAGTATATCCGGTATATCCTGTATATCCAGTATATCCAGTATAACCAGTATAACCTGTTAAACCAGTATAACCAGTATAACCTGTATATCCAGTATAACCAGTATAACCAGTATAACCTGTATATCCTGTATATCCTGTATAGCCAGTATAACCAGTATAACCAGTATAACCAGTGTATCCTGTATACCCAATATAACCTGTATATCCAGTAGCTCCTGTATTTGTTGAATATCCTGTAGCACCAGTATATCCTGTATATCCTGTGTAACCAGTATGACCAGTAGCTCCTGTATTTGTGGCACTACCATCTGGACCCGTAGGACCTTGATCTCCATCACGTCCTTTATCACCTGGTGTTGATCCTATATTAAAAGAAGGTAAAGATAACATTTATTATTATAAAATAATTAATTATTTATAAAGTATTTGATTAAATTTTTAAAATTTAATCAATTCGTTTAAGGAAATACTGTATTTCTTGTTCCATTTGCCAACCTAATTACACTAATACGTACTACAAAATCTTCATCACTCATAGTGTTAGATTTGAAAAAACCAAATTCAAAACTATCACCAGTAACTAACCACACTGTGGCTATATAAATAGCTGTATCTGGAAGTTCATCGTCTTTATCTTGAAATGTATATTCAATGTTTGTAGTATTATTATTAAATCTAACACCAATCATAAAATCATCTAAGAAAGTTTGAGAACTAGTACCTCCTATATTATTTCTAGGATGATGTAAATAATAAGATATTTGATACCAACCATCTTGTGTACAAGTTAGTTTATCTGGATCAATTGCTGATCTCATATTAAAAAAATTGTATTCAGTCATCATTAATTGATTATCTGTTGTTGTAAAATTATTTGCTGTAGTAAAAAATGGTAACACAATAAAAGTATTTGTTATTGCAGAGTCAATATCTTTAAGAACTCTTTGTAAAGCATAATATAATCTTGGAAGACAATCCCAATAAAGATTACCAGTTCCATTATTTGATAAAACAGTATCAGCTAGTCCTTGAGCAGATGGTAATTTTAAGGTATAACTTCCTGTAGCACCAGAAGTTATAGTAGTGGCAAATAAACCATTTGTTATCTTAAGTGATATTGTTGTTGAGGGTCCATCAGGACCTGTATTTCCCGTGTATCCTGTATACCCTGTTCTTCCTATGTACCCTGTATATCCTGTATATCCTGTGTACCCTGTATACCCAATAACTATATAACCAGTATAACCTGTGTATCCAGTATAACCAGTGTATCCAGTATAACCAGTGTATCCTGTATAGCCAGTGTAACCGGTATATCCAGTGTAACCAGTGTTTCCCGTATAGCCAGTGTAACCAGTATATCCTGTATATCCAGTTACACCTGTATAACCAGTATATCCTGTATAGCCAGTGTATCCGGTATATCCTGTATATCCAGTATATCCGGTATATCCTGTATAACCAGTATATCCTGTATAACCAGTGTGACCAGTATAACCTGTATAACCAGTATAACCTGTATAACCAATTTGACCAGTATAGCCAGTATAACCTGTAGCTCCTGTTTTACCAATATGGCCTGTATAACCGGTATAACCGGTATAACCCGTATAACCTGTTGATCCAGTACATCCTGTATAACCTGTAGGACCAATTAAAGTGCCAACAATAGACCAAGCATATAAATATGTTGTTGCTCCTGAAACTGTAAAATTCGCTGTATCATATGCAACTATATTATTTGTTCCTCCTTTGTATAAATTTACATAATTAGTACGCAAACCATTGCTAATTACATTATTATTTGACGCGTAAATAGGAATAGATGCGATACTACCACTTCCTGCTGAATTTTGACATGAAATAATACCACTACTTTTACTACTAAGATTGCTTCCAACTGCTGTTTCAATATTATCTTCTATAACTATAACTTTAATACCAGAAAGACACTCTTTATTGTCAAATACAAAAAATCCATTAATGCAATTAAATATGTTATTTTTCATCATAAAAACGCAATTTGAATTAGCAAGAGAAATATCGTCGACAGATAAAACACGTTTAATTGGGTTAGTAGAAGAAGTATTATTTTGAATAACAAATATGCCATTATTGTAGACATTTGCAGTTATATTATTTATCCCAATACATAAAGTTGAATTATTATTAGAAGTATTATTAGCACAACCGTCAAAACTATTAGAATCAATAATAGTAGTTCCTGTATTTCTTGAAAGTAAAATGTATGTATGTTTTTCTGATGTTGAGGTTGGCGAGTAAACAAATGAACAATTTGTAATTTGAATTTGAGGATTATTAGAAATAACTCCATACTCATTTGTACCAATACGACGATTCTTATGTAGATAATTTTGTTTAGCTGTTGTAGAACTATAATAAATTGAGCATTCAGTTCCGTCAGATGTAGATTCAAAATCGGCATAAATAGAAATATCTGTTATAAGAGTATTGTCAGTAGTAACATTAATTGTATTTCCATTTTGTGCAATACGGGTAATACTAAAATTTCCACCTTCAGAAGTAAGTTTAATAGACTTTGAAATTACAAATTCTCCTCCAGTAAGAGTAATATGAGCTGTAACATTAAGAATATCTCCATTATTCGCAATTGCATGCTGAGATATAAGTGTTTGTTCATTAGAACAATATAGAGTTTTTCCTCCATAAGTAGGAATAGCTCTAACATTTGGAAAGGCAGGTTTTGCAACAGAACTAGAACTTTTATAAACATCGCCATTACTAATATTAACATAAGAATCTTTTGTTAATACAACAGGTGCCAATGAAGGTTCTCCTATTCCAGAAAAAAAAGATACTCCTGTATAACCAGTATAGCCTATATAGCCTGTATAACCTATATATCCTGTTAAACCTGTATAACCTGTATAACCTGTATATCCAGTATAACCAGTATATCCTGTATATCCAGTGTATCCTGTGTAACCAGTATAACCTATATATCCGGTATAACCAGTGTACCCTGTATATCCAGTGTATCCTGTATATCCTGTATATCCAGTTACACCTGTATAACCTGTATACCCAGTATATCCTGTATATCCAGTATATCCTATTGTACCTGTTAGACCTGTTGCACCTTTTGCACCTATATCACCAGTATATCCAGTATAACCAGTATATCCAGTATCGCCAGTATAACCAGTATAACCAGTATAACCTAGGTAACCAGTATAACCCGTATAACCAGTAGGACCAGTATAGCCTGTGTAACCAGTATATCCTGTTGATCCCGTATTTCCTAAAGTTCCAGCAGGACCAGTATATCCTGTATGTCCTTTATAACCTGTATATCCAGTAACACCTCTATTTGTGGTACTACCATCTGGACCAGTAGGACCTCTAATTCCATCACGACCTTTATCACCAGGTGATGGTTTTATACTATCAAATGTCATTTTATTATTATACAAATAATTATAAACTAATATTAAATTTCTAAAGATTGAATATTCATTGTATAATTCAGACCTAAATGAGCTTTTGGTACCAATTCAGAATTTGATGTAAAAGGATATTTCTTATTCATCAGACATACTTTCAATTGTTTAGACACAAAGTGAAGATGATCATTAGCAAAACAAGTTGATGCAATTAATTTTAAGTTCTTAAAGTCTGCAAAAAAATTTGGTAAATATTTATCAACTCCCAAATCAATTCTAACAACTTCTAGTTCCTTACATTTTTCTAAACCCGCAAAATTAATATCATTAATTTGTATATCCAGAATCTTTAATTTTGGAAACTTTTGCCAATCAATATGTATAGTAGATCGGTTCTTAGAACGATATAAATCATGTATAATCAATTTTTCTGTTGGTGATTCAGGAATATCAACAAGATCATTTCCAATCAAACAGTTTGTGAATATCATTTCTTTAGGCCAAGGTCTTTCAATCATCCATCTTATAGGATTGTCTATATCCTTTATGGATACACTCTCAAGAAAATTGTCTGAAGCAAAGTAGAATTTGATAAAAGTTATAAAATTTTTATAGCCTTTTACATTGATATATTTTAAATATCCAAATTCATTGCCTAATTTTTTAAAATATTTGCATGTTCCTATCAAAGATATCATATTTTTATTGGTTGAAATAAACTTGAAAATATGTAAAATCAAATCATCAGAAAAATTATCGAGTGACATTTTTAGATAAATGAAAAAAATTTAAAAAATAATCATTTTTAAATTAGATATATAAATTAGTGTAAATAATAAAGAATGCCTCCGAAGAAATCAACTGCAATGGCGCAAATACGTGCGCAAAAAGCGAGATTGGATCGCCAGAAAAAGGATGAAATCGCTCAAAAAGTTTCAAAACCAAAAGTTCCGACAACGGATAGAAAAGCACAACAAATCCTAGAGTACGAACAAACAAATCGTGTTTTCTTTAAAAGGCTTATTGCTGTTGAAGATGATAAATTGAAAGAAAAAATGATTGAGTTTTCTCAAGAACGTGGCTCTTGGGGGTTACAAAGAAAAATAGATATTGAAAACATAATTAATACTATTCCAGAAAAATTGTACAAAGATTTGGCTATAAGATATACAGAACAATCTAAAACACTAGCAGAATATTGGGCTTATTATGTTACTCGTCCGCAAGTAAGAGTTGCCATAGATGAAAAGATATATGATGATTCCATTTTTGAAAATGATGAATTATTTGCAGTAGAACCTAAACCGGTAATCGTTCCTCCAAAAAAGATAGTAAAACAACTTAAGCCTGGAGAGAGAAAAGTTATTGAAGTCGACGAAATGGGTGCCGATGGAAAGATGATTGGAAACATTATTGAACAAAAAATTGAAACAAAAATAAAGAAACCGCTTCCATTACCTAAAAGACTTACAATTACTCCTTATGATGGTTGCTTTAAAGATCAAAGAGATGTGCCTTGGTTAAAAAATATAGACTTTACAATTATTACACCTGCACCAGGTGATAGTTTACATGAAATCAGTGATTATATACAAAAAGATATATCTTACTCATTCAAAGGATTGAAATGGTATCGTGTTAAAAAATCATTTCACAATTTAATGTGTCGTAGTTTTCGCACACGTGATGAAGACTCAAATTCAGTTCTTGCTACGATCAATGGAAAGAAAGTGCGTATGCAAATTGCTTATGTTACAAAAGACCAAGATTTTATTATACAAGATGAAGATATTTTCAAGCTAGAAAAAGAGTACATAAAAAACTTAAAAATGTATCCTCATGATAAAGTATCTCTTTTCTTGAAATCAAAAATTGATGAAAGTACACAAAAGTTTGCAAAATATAGATTATCTGAAATATTGAGTTTTGTAGCTCCTGAAGTAGAAGAATATAAAGATCCAGAAGGGCAATATATTACAAGAGCTGTTGAAAAAATGATGGAGAATTCTGTAATCAATAGAGATTTATTATCACGTATAGCTGAAATAGGTGTATATTTGAAAGATAATAATGGTATCTTCTTTAAACGTATTAAGCAAGAATATTACATTCCAGAAATTCTAGTAACACTTACACGAGAAGAGAAACTTCCAGAAGTTTTTGATGACCCTACACAGATTAATATTGAGTCGATTAATAATATTATAGACAATCAAGTTAATAATTTCGTTCAAACATTAGCAGATAGTATATATCAAAAAAATAACGCTACAGAAAGAGTTCCTATGCGTCCATACGCACAGCTTCCTCAATACAAAGTTAACAAATGGAAATCACCATGTGATGAAGATTTAGAAGGTGTACCAGATGAACACATTGTTTATTACAAAGAAGACGGAAAGGTATATTGTTTACTTATATCAAATATATATGAACAACTTAATAGTGAATTAGGAATCGCAATAAATCCAGCAACAAAAAATCCTCTCGATGAAGATTTTGTAGAAAGATTTAGACAACTATATGACTCTAAATTTAATAGACTGGATACGGAGATTGATGATTTAGATGAGCCCGGCTTCATAGAATCTATTTCGCCAAAACCAAAGACTCCAACTTCAATACGTAAATATGCACCTGGTTTATTAGATATGATAAAATCAAATATTTTAGGCTGTGAAAAAGAGATTAAAAACGAGACCTTAGGAGAAGACGAAAGGTGTAAATCTTTAGAAGGAGAAGGAGAAGAAATAAAAGAAGAAGAAGAAGAATTAAAACCAAGAACTGCTAAAGAACTTGCCGAAATATTTGACAGTGATTCTGATGTTTCTAAAGATGAAGACGTAGACGTAGACGAAGACGAAGATGAAGATGAAGACGAAGAATTATATGATAAAGATAAACTTAGCAAAGAAGTAATAGCCTTACGATCTAGTGCTGATAAAACAGCAACACTTCCAAAAACAGGTGTTATAATCACCTTTAAGGAGTCAGAACCAAATGTAAAATATAAGGTGTATGATGTTGATGATAAAAACACAATAGATATGTTTAAAAGTTTGGATATTTATAAAGTAGGTCAAAAATGGTATCATAAAGGTACAGAATATGATGCGAGTGCTCATTCACCAGGTACTCCTATTATAATAGAAGTTTCGGTATGTCAATATTGTAAAAAGAATATAAATAAAAAGAAATGTTTAAAATCAAAAATTTATGTGAAAAAACAATTTCACACAGTTTACTTTTGCTGTTTTAAGTGTTTTGAAGAACATAATGTATGGCCAAAGAAAAGAAGCAGTGATAAAAAAGTTGTTAAAAAAGTTGGTAAAAAAGGTGGTAGAAATGGTTCTAAAGAGCGAAATTTGAAAAAATAAACTATTTGACAGATTTTTCGGGGTAATAAACTCTTTTTTAATTTATAATTTTATTCCAAAATATTGAATAAAATTTTTTTAATCTAAGGATCTTTTATATTAAAATAAATGGACTATTCTCAATTAGAGAATTATAGTTATATAGAGCTTAAACAAATTGCTGAAAGCATGAGTCTTCCAATACATCGTACAAAAGCTGGTGTTATTGAACACATAACAGAAGCTTTTAAGGAATATGAAAAATACAAGAAGTCAAAAATTGATAAATATAAACGTGGTAAACAACTCGGAGAAAAAGGAAAAGAAGGAACTACTTTTTTAGTCACTACTAAAGATGGTTCTGAATATGCTATGAAAACATTTAGAAAACAAAAATCTTCTGTTAATCTCCGTAAAGAAGCAGAATTACAAAAGCTAGCAGCAGATTTAGGAGCATCTCCAAATGTTATTGATATTGATACAGTGTCAAAGTACATTGTGATGGAAAAGATGGATAGACACCTTGTCGATATAATAAAAGAACAAGAAGGAAATGTAACAAAACAACAACAAAAGCAAATAATTGCAATATATAAAAAATTAGATAAGGCTCATGTATTTCATGGAGATGCTAACTTACTTAATTATATGTACAAAGGTACTAAACTTTATATTATTGATTTTGGAATGGCACGAGAAATAACTACGTCTTTAGTAAAAAAATTAGGAACTGAAACACCAAACATTCAAATCATGACACTCGGTTTAGCTTTAAAGCTTAGAGACTTAGGTTGTAATCGATCTTCATATGATCACATTATTAACTATCTTTCGGATGAGCAGCGCATTCAATTTGGTTTTGTCGTTAAAAACTAAGATATTTTAAAGTTTACATTATACGTATCAACTCTTTTAGAAATTCTGTAGCATTATCTCCAATATCTTTTATTGACTGAAATCCATCTATAGCTTGTTCTGATCGTATCCTCTCTATCTCTATTCTATCACTTTCTTTATCTGCTGCCATCTCATAAAATCTATTTCCTATTTCGATAAATAAATCTTTACTCTTGCTTTGAATTGGTTTATTTATCATATTTATGAATTTTGCTCCTTTGTAATCTGTTATTACGGTTCCATTAGTATCTTTATATTTTAATATCCCTCTAGAACTATCTGCTATAGTAATCATACTCTTACCTGTATCATCTCTTATTACATGATCATTACAAAATTTAGCAAGGCCAGGTTGACCTTCAAGCAAATGATTTTCATTATAATGATCTTCTACTTTCTTTTGAATTATTTCTGAGGTTAGATTAAGAACATTAAGATTTTGAATATGTGTAGTCTTGGTTTTTCTAGGTTGTTTTGCTATTTCTTCAATACATTCTTGTGTTCTATCAGATAATTTTTTATAAATTTTTAGTTCAGATTTGAGTTCAAAAATTTTTAGTTCAGATTTGAGTTCAAAAATAAGTAAGTCTTTCTCAATTATTTTTTGTTCTAAATCTTTGATATGATTTATAAGTTTATGTTTACAAACAGATAAATGTCTATCTTTTGAATTTTTTGCGATTTCAATACCGCAATCTTGACACTTAAATAATTCAGTTTCGTTATTTATTCCATTTTTCTTTTGTATTTCAATACAATATTTAGCTCTTTTTTGATGATTACTGAGAACATACTTACTATTAAATTTAGTTTTGCAAAATTCACACTCCATTTAATTAGTAATTCTATTGCTTAAATAATTAATCATTTTTAATTACAATTAATCACAATTAACGAAGTTAATTATGACTACATATTCTTCATTTTACGATAAAATACCTTAAATTTATTTTTTATTTTCAACACACAGAAATTGTGTGTGTTGGAATTTTTTTAAATGGATAGACTTTAAAAATTGCTTTTTTCTAAAACTTCTCCTCCGATTTTTTGAAATTTGATTTCTAAATAATTTCAAAAATTTCTAGAAAATTTACTTTGGATTATCTTTTTGAATTTTCTCCTCCTCCGCATTTTTGAAAATTAATAATATATAAGATTTTATTTTTCAAAATTTTGTTCTACACAATTAACTTCTAAATAATTGGTACACATATCGTCTATTTAAAAGTTAATTGTGTAGAACAAATGTCTAAACCTTGGTGGAGTAAAAAATGGGGGTCTAACAGTATTTGCGGAATTACATACACTCGTTTGAGACCTGGTAAGAATAAAAACGGAGTCCATCATACTAGCAGATTAAAATGTTCGCATAGTTTTTGTACAAATCTACTGTTAGAGTGGATAAAAAAGTGTCCTGGAGAACCAACTTGTCCGATGTGTCGTGAACAATTTGATTTGTTAGATTTGTTAAAAAAATGAATAATACTTTACTTATCTGCAATTCTAGTCTCATTCCATTTGAAATGTAGTGATTCAGATACTGTCGCGCATATATTTGAGCTTTATTTATGTAAGAGAATGTTTTCCCTAAAACTTTGCTCTTTGCGATAGTAGTATTGACGTCTATACAAATTTGGTCAAGAGTTAAAACAGATGGCATATAATTTTTATAAAGGACATAATCAAAAATAGAATTTCTAAACATATTACAAAAATAAATTGTATTTACTAAATATTCTCAAAAGTATTAATATTAATGAAAATTTTTAAATTACTTCGCATGATTATAATATACAGGCCTTTAAAAATTATAGTAAAATATTATGTTTGATATTGAATTAGAAATTCTACTCAAAAATTATCAAGTTTTGTTTCTGTACCATCTAAAAACAATATTTTGTTTTTTATTGAGGTGATGATAATTCTCATGGTCCATTGATTTTGTTACCAAATGATGATGTTTCTTACACAACAAAGAAAAAATGGTTTGATCGTGACGATTTTCAAGATGTTCGTCTTTATTATTTAAACTTGGAGAATCGTCAATGTACCGATGATCACTTTCTTGTGCAATAGTATGTCATTCTTTAACAAAATCTAAGACAGCTGAGCATTTTCGTAAGATGATATTTGATGCTGAAAATTGAGATGAATTTAATGCAATATTTTTTTCTTCAGTTGATGTGTTGTAAAATATTCTATCTATAGCATCACCCTTTGACCAAAATTTTTCTTTATATAACATTTGAAATGCTAATATAGGAGTATTTCCTTCAACTCTCTTAACATACTCCATCATTTTTCTTGTCATAAAAGGTTCAATAGAGCAGCCCGAATCACTATACACGAGTACATCCTCATCTTTGCACTTTTCACACAAAGCTCTAAGAATAATATATGGTTTCCACGTATAATAGCCGTAACCTCGAGCGGCCTTACTAACAAAATTAATATCAAAATTAATTCTTCCAATTGTTTGATGAGTCCAAATAGGTTTCAAATCTAACGGAGAATAAGCAATTATATCATCAAAATATTCCGATTTTTGACCTTCATTTACGATCCTTTTCGTTTTATATATTTTATCATCTCCGAAAGTGCACAATATAATTTTATTCAACACACAACTCTTGAGAGGCATCATATCTTGCAAAGGTGCTGGTGCTTTGTTATATATATCTATAAATATTTTACCTTTACCAAGTAAAAAGGAATATTCGTTGTAAATAGAAGGTACTTGCACTAATGCAGGTTCTGATACTATTTTCTTAAACAAATTAGGATCGTTATTAATTTCTAACATTCTATTAAATACTTCTTCGTCGTTAGAAAAATCATTGACATTTATGATTCTTTTTGGATTAATGTATTTAGAAACATCTGGTGCACCCCAATATACCGGAATACAACCAGAAAATATCGGATTAATTACTTTTTCACTTACGTAACCTTCAATTGCTTTATTTTCAAACGCAATTACAAACTTAAATTCCGTAAATATGTCTTTGTTTTTTAAGTTATTCAAGGATCTGTCATAAGATTCACTTTCTTCATTATAACATTTTCCAATATTATGTAAGTTACTTCCAAATTTATTCTTTAACTTTTCGTAAAATTCCCTTCTCTTTTTAACTCCTGTGAATTTTTCATTGCAATTGCTATACGCAAAAGCAGCAAACTTACGGTTTGAATAATTATTGTACGTATTGTTAATATTATCAATATTAAGTTTTGCTGTCACACAGTGAAAAATGTAATATGGTAAGAAAACCGTGTTTTTTATATTCTTTTTTGTAGTAATTATGATGTTATAATTTTCTGGATTTTCAATATAGTTTGGTTCACCATCCCATAATATATGTATTTCAGCCATTTTGTTGTATATATTTTTAAAATCTATCGTATTGTAATTAGCAAATATTTGTAATTTTAGATGATTAGGCATTATGATTAGTGGCCATTCAAGATGACCAGAAAGACTCAAAATTTTATTAAAGAATAGTAGTTGACTAATCAAAGTTTTTGTATATATATCGAAATAGTCAGATTTCGAAAAGGATGAATGACTCTTGGTAGTAAATTTCTTAATTTTGTGCTGCCGGATGCAGAAAATTATAAATAAAAATAGTAATATAATAATACATATGCTTATAGGTAAAATATTTTTCTTTATAATATAAAATACCATTTGATAGTACTCTTTTATATTAAATTTTTTTTAAATAATTTTTAATATTGTTGCAACAGAATCATTATTTACTTTATAAAATAGGTTTAATGAACCTCTTGTTTAAGTTGATAAAACAACACCAAACAAGGATTTTGTTTTAATAATAATATATTCTTATACTTTAACTTTATATAATCATGAAGATCTTCTTAATGTGATTGTACAAAGTTTTTTTCTATCCATTAATAATTCAAGTCTGCTCTTATTTTTGATGTGCTTCTACCTTTATAGTAACCATTAAGATTATTATTTTTGCAACTCGTGAAGTTTAGTTTTTTCTCTTTTGCGGCGTAAAAACAAAATTCTACTCTTAAATTAAAAGTTGATAAGTTAATACCATTTTTGGTATTAACTATCTAAATCTTTTTCAGATGTGTATATGTCATATATGTAAGTACCACGAACCATTGGGTGCAATTCGTTAACTATTTCAAGTTGATCAGTTGGGATTTTGTAAAATTCTGAAATCTCTTTGTGCGAGTCTATGATAAAAACACGAGTATTTTCGTTATATACGTAATCATCTGGAATGTTAGCTTCTATACTAGCATATATTTGTTCAACTGACTTTAACGGTAGTTTTTTATATTCGCGATTTTTTTCTGACATTCTAGACTTTATAACGTCATGTAGAACTCCCTCCATGCATCTCGAAAAAATCAACATAGAACACAAAAGCTTTTCAAAATTAATTTTGTCCAATTTGCAGAAACTTGCGACTTCTGATACTTTTTCGCTAACGCGGTGTCTGAAAGTTCTGATAGAATCGAGTCTTGTATTTTTTTGAATATAAGCAGCCATTACGAATCGTGCAGCGTCTGTTATGCCTTTCAATATGTAAAGATTGTAAAAAGGTGATGCGATTTGATTCTCAATTTTTAAGAATTCTTCTATTAATGCTCTATATGATTTTTTAATATCTGTAGTATTCTGTTTTTCTATAGGAATAATAATCAGAGTTTGCAAAATATCAATGCAGTAGTGACCATAATCTTCAAAAAGTATTGACCCGGGATTTTCTCCATCTAGCATTTTTGAAACATAATCAGAAGCTCCGTATTGTTCTCCCTCATCCCATCCAGAACTCCAGTCAATATTTAGAGGGCCGAACAAGTTTCTCACTATTCTCCTCAATTTTTTAGATTTTTTAGTATTTCGTTTATCCTTAATTTCACCAGATACCGTTACCAAAAAAAGTTTTGGATCTGCTACCCAATCAAATCTGTCACTCATAAATCCGACAGAAGTGTGCGCCATGCTGGGCCACAATGGCCCATCTTTCATATTATTTATATAAGAAAATCCAAAGTCGATGATTATTGGATAATGACCATAAGTAGGAACAGCAAATTGATTTTCAGCATCTAGACAATATAAAAATACAATATCTGTGTCACATTTACGCATCATGATGTTAAAAGAATGCAAATCGTAATGAGAAAATTGTTTCTTTTTCTGTGCTATGGATATTGCCATCAGTACTTGTTTTATACTAGAGTATAAAACATTTTCTTTAATCCTGTCTACAGCTCTAATATAATTGTAAAATTTGCAACTCTTGTCAATAAATTCGCAAAGAAGAACTTCTTTTTGTATAGGGTGAGATGATTTTAGGTTAAAGGGATTTCCTTTTTTTCCGGATCTAGGATCGGTTAAACACAATATTGAACCAAAAGATTTACAGAAATGAGGACAATAAGGAGATAATTCATTCAAACCTTTCATCACTGTCTCCTCGTGATGTATCAAATAATTTATATATTGTGAAATCTTGAAAACGTATTGTTTTTTCTCATCTTTTTCTGTAAGTGTTAACAAACCTACAACTCCCTGTTTTCCTGGTTTATTAAACAGAGTGTCGAAAGAAAGCCATTCCTGCCAAGGAATATCCTTGTTTTTTTCGTAATAGGATAGCAATTCATTATATAGATGAACATCATTTAAAGAAGTTATCTTCGACATTTATTAGTTTTAATATACTACTTTAAGTATATTTTATTAAAAACAAAAAATAGATAAGACAGAAAATAGTTTTAAATTTATTGGTCTAAAATATATATTTACTTAAATAAAGAAAATGTCAAGTCCAAAATATTTGTCTAGATCTGCTCGTTTGAGAAAGTATGAAGTTGCATATGAAGAGTGTATTAAGAAAATGGCGTGTTCTAAAAAAAACACTGTTTTAAGGAAAAGCCCTGATAAAAAATCTCAACAACAAAACGAGAAATCACCAAAAAAAAAGAACGAAAAGCCTCTAAATTCTTACCAGAAGTTCGTGAGAGATGAAAGTCAAAAAAGTAAGTACAAAGGTCTTATAGCGTCTGAACGCATGAGAGCTATCAGTAAAGAATGGAAAAAACTAACAACTTAATAAATATTTTATACCAATAATTACTAATAAAGAAAGTCCAAAAATATTAACCGCATACTTAAAGTTATTGGAAGAGTTCCAAGGACATTTTTTAATCCATAATGGAGGGCAGTAAATATTTTCATGTATTAAATTCTTTAACATGTATGTCTCTTCCAAATAGTAACCAAGCTTTCTATAATAATTACGAGTACCAATACCTGCAATTACAGAAATTCTATTATAACCCTTATTTATCGAGATGTACTCAGCAATATACATTAGAAACTTACCAATTCCCAAGTGTTGCGTTTTAGATGTTACATTATCAAAACCTTTAGCTATAAGGCTACCATAAACATGTAGTTCGATAATCATTGCAACACGAACTCCATTAGGATAAGTTTTTGATGGTTCACGTTGTTTCAAACATTCAAAGAATACAAACTGATTTGGATTTTCACCTTCATTAAATCGAAGTCGACAAAATCCATATAGAATATCACGTTTTGAACTTTCTAGACTGATAAAATATTCAGTTCCATCACATGCTTCATATTCATCTATAAAGATCTTTGAATCTTTAATATCAATAAACTTACCTTTAACTTCTCTTGCACGAATATCTGTCTCTAAACCTCCCTCAGATTTTACTTCATTTGTAATATCACCACGCATACTAAGACGATCAACACCACCAGTAATATCCTTCTTACTAAAATCTCTAACTATTCTATTGATTCTAATATCATAAGGACAGTGAGTTGTCACAAACTTTATTAATTCTTCTGCCTTGCCAATGTCAGTTCCATATGGAACATAAATACCTTGACTAAGATCAGTTTTAGTTGCGCCAAGTTCATTTGCTTTATCATGCCATTTCTTAATCTCAGTAAATGGAAGAACCATTGTCGGATACCATTTCCATTGATTTGATCGAAGATGTGTGTTCTTACTTTGCAGAATTTTCATACCTTGATCTCCAATAATAGTTTTGCATTCATTACTAATAGACTTAAAATCAATAGGTTGCATACATAACCATCTTGCCATTAACATATCAACCTCAAAAGTTGATCCAGGAAGATCTGGCATCCAATGATTATCAACTTTAAAACCGTTAACTTTCAAACGTTTATTAGCAAGCATTGCTGAATTAGTTGTGCAATCTCTGTTAACATTATTAAGAATATTATCAAAAATAGATTGAGCTCCAATCTGAATACGTGTAACACCAAGACGTCGATAAAATTTTAGAGTCTTCATACAAATAGAATCTGGACGAGTCTCAAGAGTAAGACCTATGACTCCATGTGAAGAAGATTCGTTAATCAAAATCTCATCTTCAATAGATAGAAGATCACGATGAACTGACATATACGTATTAGCGTTATAATATAAATCTCTAGTAAATTTCTCTATATATTCGATTGGATATGCATCTACCGTTCCTCCCTCAAAAATTACTTCAAGTTTATCAATATCGTGACCCATATCATCTAGCTGATCACATCTACTTGTAAATTGAAGACCGCAATCCCATCCATTTTGTGCTCCACGATCGACAGCCGGTTCTCCGAGGAGATAGCTTCTAGAAATTCCTTTATACCACTCAAAATCTTCTCCGTATGCAATCGTCCGTTCTTCATCAGTCATCTTTTGAAGGTTAGTAATAGATATTCCAACTTTAAGAAATTTATCTTTCTGTTCTTTGTTTGAAATTTTTGGAACAATAGTTGTTGTGTCATTTGGACAATAAAAACAATTATTTTTACAAGAAAATTTTCCTGATTCCAAAACAAGTGTAAGATTAACAACACCAGAATTAGATCTAATAGACTTTGCTCTAATAAAACTTTCAAATTGCTTATCAACTTTAATAAGACCAGTTGATACACAATTACGATATATTTTTACTAATAATTTCTTTTGATAACATTTTTTCATTGGACGATTAAAAAAAACACGTACATAATTATTTTTTGTTTTCTCATCCCATGTATTTGGATCATTAATATTTTTATGTACTTCATTATACATTAATACCATCTGTTTGCTAGCAACATTCATTTCGTTAGTTGAAAAAATATAATCCTTGAAACAACTAGTACAATCTTCAATATCAACTGAAAGTTTTTCCATTTAATAATTACAGTTTAATTGAAATTCTAATTCATTTTTATTATTGAATAACTTATATGCAATAGTATATAAGTTAGATTATTCAAAAATCAGGTTCACCCTGCCCGAGATCATACTTGTCTTTTTTGTTTTGTGTCTTTATCATAAAAGATGGTCTCCAAGCATTTAATGATGGTATTAAAGGTTTTACTTCAGTGATAGCTTTTTTTTGTTTCTTTTTGTATTCTATTTGTTTTTGTCTCCTTTGTTCTTTTTTATATTCATTTTTTCTTCTGTTTTTATCATTTTCTGAATAAGAAAATAGCCACTTATCAAAAGATTTACTGTAGATTTTATTAAATGTTGGTCCGCCAATTGGTATATTTCTTTGAATAATATAGTTTACTATATCATTATCATTCATAAAATATCCTTGATAACTAGTCATAACCTTAATATCATCTAGATTTAATGGCACTCTGCAAGCAAAAATTACTATTGTAACATTTTTACCAACTTGAATTAAAAGTTCTTCAAGTGTTTGAACTGATATTGTTTCTTCTGTTCTATTTAAGTTTTGTTGATTAAAAAAACCGGTTAATTCATTTGAATTTTTCATTCTACCTGTAGATAAAAGCATATTAGGTACAAAATTATAAGAAGGAGAAGAATAAACACAAAGCTCATTTCCTGAATTTTCTGTATATGCTAAAAGAGAGTTATAATAATCTTCTACACTTTTTGCATCTTTAATGTACTTCATAATGTTAAAATCTCTACTTTCCGTAAAGAATCTCTCCTCACGTAAAGATATAACTTGAACTTGATGATTTATTTTTAATTCAATACGCCCAGGAATACTCCAACCGTGTCCAAAAAATATATAATGTCTATGATCAGAATTAAAATGTTTCATTAATTTTATAAATAAGACATATAATTTCCTAAATAATCATATTTAAATTTAATACTTAATTAAAAGATCATCAAAAATTATTTTTACTAACAAATGATTGATTATTTGAGTATCTAAAATTTATTTTTTCAAAAAGTATTTATAAAAAACTCCAAATATTATAGGAAATGGAACTACAAGCCAGCACCACATACTTGCCTGTCCACAACTATAAAATATAGATGATATAAGAAGTGTTATTAAAAGATAGAAAGATATAAATATAGAAATACTGAATGGTCTTAATAATAACAAAATTATTGTTATAAGTGTTATACAATATATTAGTCCACTGTTTTTAATGTCGCTCCACCATTGTAATGACATATGTTTGCAATTTGAAGAAGGTTTTAAAGATTTATATTCTTTTTGTATATTTAAATTTATTAGCATAAAAATAACGTAAAACAATATCACTATAGACGCTATTATTTTAAAACTCATTTTAACTTTGCTAATAAGAATCAAACATAAAAATACAACCAAAGGTTGTGTTATATTGAATATAAGAGATGCACGAGTTCCTAAAGTTGCTGATTTTTCTTCTTTATTATCTTGTCCTTTCCAAATAAAATATTCGGAAATTTGCATCATTAAAACCCATTGCCATAATATACATATAAGAGATACTATTGTATTTTTAAAATATAACATTACAGAAATATTTATTAACGTTCCTATTATGAAACTAGTCAAAGAAGCCTTTGCATTCCAACACATTTAATTATTAAAAAATATAAATAATTTTTTTAATAAGTTTATTACTATTATTATTCAGATACTAAACATAAAAATTTTTAAAATAAAATTGGTATTTAAAGAAAAAATCCTTTTTAAATAGTAAAATGAGTTCTATCCATAAAGAAAAAACAGGTGATGATTTAGTGTTTCCGGAGTTTGATGATATCAAAGTTTCGACAAAAACCTTTACTGCCACTACTAATTTAAATATACATATAGATCAACTATACCAAATTCTTCCAATTACTCCATATATAGTCGTTCCAAAAAAGAGAGGTCGAAAGAAGAAGTGTGAACAAATCGAACATAATAAGTCTATAAAACCCGGATCTATAATTACAGTAAAATATGAAAATGAAATTCGCGGAGTTGAACTAAAACCAAAGAAGACCAAAACTGGAAAAAAGAAGAAATGGTTTCGTAATTCTATTACAGTTGTTATTATTCTTGATAAACCTATTAACTTTAAAGTTTGTAGAAATGGAACTTTTCAAATGACTGGATGTAAGTCACACGAGCATGCAGATAAATGCGTTAAATATATTTGGGAATATATAAAGAATTTTAGTAATATTTATTCTTTTACTAGAGGTACAAATCTAGAAGCTATTTTTATTCCTTCTATGCGCAATATTGACTTTTCTCTTGGTTTTATTGTAGATAGAGAAAAATTAAACCAGTATATGTGCACTCAAAATGAATTTCATTGCCTTTTAGAAACATCTTTTGGATATACAGGTGTTAATATTAAGGTACCTCTTATAAAAGATATTAAAACCATGCAGGTTAAAAAAATTATTGAGAAGAATGGTGAATGGCAAGAAGTTTGGACTACATACAAAGAATATCTACAGTTTCTTTCTCCAAAAGAAAGAGAAACAAAATTGCAATCAGAGAGACATAATACATTTTTAGTATTTCACAGCGGAAAAGTTATTATGTCTGGATTGACAGCAGATTTTATGCGCGAAGTATATTATTATTTTCTTTCTATTATTAGAGCTTCATTTAATAAAATTGAAGAAAGATTAGTTAATTTTAACGATTCCGATGAAAATGAACTTTCTTTGGATGAAGAACTTGCTCTGTTAGGAATATAAGATAGAAATTTGTAAAATATTATTTTATTGTCTTATTATACAATAAAATGGAATTACCAAAAGAAATTTTAATGGGATTGATGTTTATAGTAGGCTTAGTATTAACAATTTTTGCTTTCAAAATTGCAAGTTCTGTTACTGATTGCAACACACATTCTCAAAATGCTCTTAGAGGTCTTCTTGTAATGGGAGTTATGCTAATGTCTATCTCAGGTACTACTTTAGGCATAAATTGTGATATAGGAAAATCTGACAAGTCAGTAAATGGTATGATTTTTGTAATTTTAATGCTTATTATTGGTATTATTACAACTGCTCTTGTCTCAGTCATTCATAAAAATTGTGAGGATGCTAGAAAAGACACGCCAGTGTTATTGACTTTAAGCGTTCTTATTATGGTTGTTTCTCTAGGATATCTTGGATACAGTATTTATAATAAACATTTATCTTCTGATGAAAAACAAATGAATCATATTGATTCTAAAGATTTATCTTCCGGACCTCCTCGTGTTTTTACTCCTCGTCCTCCTTCCGGACCTCCTCCTCCTCCTCCTCCTCCTGGAACTAAAAATGCAAAATCGAGTTTTGGAGGCGGAGACTCAAGCTGGTCATGGTACTAGATTTAATTAATTATTTGTAAAATATTATTTTATTGTCTTATCATACAATAAAATGGAATTGCCAAAAGAAATTTTAATGGGATTGATGTTTATAGTCGGGTTAGTATTAACAATTTTTGCCTTCAAAATTGCAAGTGATGTTACTGAATGCAACACGTATTCTCAAAATGCTCTTAGAGGTCTTCTTGTAATGGGAGTTATGCTAATGTCTATCTCAGGTACTACTTTAGGAATAAATTGTGATGTAGAAAAATCTGAAAAGAAAAACCATATGAATGGTATGATTTTTGTAATTTTAATGCTTATTATTGGTATTATTACAACTGCTCTTGTCTCAGTCATTCATAAAAATTGTGAGGATGCTAGAAAAGACACACCAGTGTTATTGACTTTAAGCGTTCTTATCATGGTTGTATCTCTAGGATATATTGGATATACTCTTTATAGCTCAAAAGCTATAAAATCTAATTTTAGTTTCGGAGGATGAGGCGGAAAATAAAACTTGTTTTTATAACAAACATCTTTAAAAGATCTATGTGTGACAAATCTTCTCGAAACCAAATAGGAAAGTAGATTTTGAAAATTAGTTCTTGCCATACAATAAAATGTATTATAGGATGAATGTTAGTGATTCCAGCTCCTCTCATGGATCTGAAAAAATGATTTGGATATTTGCAATTTTTATAATTGCTTTATTAGTAGCAGTTATTTTATATGCTGTTATACATAAAAAATAATTTAATACTTAAATAAAGTATTAAATTTATCTCTAGCGATATTGAACGTTGCACGCTGAATTGAAAACGTTATTTAAATATTCTCTATCGGCTTTTGGATAGCAAGGTCTGGAAGTGCTACAAGCAGCTTGAAAACAAAGATTTGGTTTTGTAGAAACATCTTCAGGAATATCTTTCTTATATCTTTCTTGATTAATTGGTCTCCATCCAGCTTCCCGATCCGCAATAATAGGTTCAGAAGATGTAGGTACACCTCGATAAAACCTTGTGTAAGGAAAAATATCATAATCTGTTAAAACTTGCTGTTCACTGGTCGCAATGTACGGTTTATCTTGTTTCTTTTTAGAAATCTGATCTTTTACATTTGAAATGTTAATAAATTGATAATTATTAAACATTTATGGTTAAGCAAGATAAATCAAAACTCAGTAAAATTAATTTTTGCTTTTAACAAAAGATGAAATTCATATTATTTCTCACACTACTTATTGTTTCAGCAACTATAATATTTTTTATATTATACATTTTTCATACTAAAAGTAATAGTAATAATAGTAATAATAATAAAAGTAATAAAAGTAATAAAAGTAATAATATTAAAACTAATAATAATAAAACTAATAATAATAAAAGTAATACAAGTAATAATAAAATTTACAAAGGATTAGTTCTTTTTGATATAGATGGAACTCTCACTCAAAACAGCTCTGACGTAAATTTTGAAATTGTACAATATTGTATCGATAATAACTTTGCTGTAGGAATATGTACAGCAGGACCAATATATAATATGAATAATTTACTTACATATAATTGGATGCCACAAAATCTATATGATTTCATAATAAAAAATTCAAATATTACATTTAACAATGTTGGGTCACAAGTATTAATTGGTAAACCAAACAGTTCAGAGTATTTAAAACTTCCAAATAAAAATCCTGGATATTTGAAAGGTTTTGCTCTTGAAACAACAGCAAAAGCTATTGGTATATCAAATCAAAAGTGTATGATACTTTGTGACGATGATAAAGGTTTTATAAGAGATGCTCTTTCTTACAATAAAAACCTTAATATTGTGTGCTCAGGACAAAATTGCGGAGGGTTTTTAAGTATTTCAACAGTTAAAGCAGCTATTGCAAATTGCAAATAAAATAATACTTTATTTAAGTAATTTTTAGTATATTATACCATTTTGCATTTGCACATTTAAAATTTTTTTCTTGTTCATCTGAACAATCCAAATATGATTCTGAATATGGATCAGCACATGGATTAAAAGAATTTTGATATTTGTATTCTTGATATGATTTTAGTTGATTCCATGTAAGATCGCGTTTGTAATTTTTTGAGTGCAAGTGATCTGGATATGTTTGTTTTTCACCAAGTTCTGTTTTTTTCACAGATAGACCAAAATCAATTAAAACAAGTTTTCCTTCATCAGTAACCATAACATTACTTTCAGAAGTATCTATATGTAACCATCCGGATTTTTCTACAATACTTAAAAGAATACCTAAGTCTTTCCATATTTTACTCAAGGTCATTTTTGGTTGATAATAACGAGTTGATGTTAATTTTTCCATTATAATATATCCTGTATTTTTGCAAGTCCATGATGCAAAGAGTTTAGGCACCGCATTTGAATGTTGCAATTCTTGTAAAGCTCTCACTTCTTGAAAAAAATGGTGATCAGCATTTTGAATTTTAACAACATAGTTACAATTCGTGTCTTTACACGCGACATATACTTGTCCATATGACCCTTTACCTACTAATTCCATTTTTTGCCATATGTCATTTTGTTCACAATCTTCTGGTGCTAAAAGATTGACAGAATCAGCCAGACCTATAAATTCTGTTGGAATACCAGGTCCCACAGGAGTATTTATAGGAATTGTATCGAAATCTTCGAAAAAAACTTTCTTATGTTTACTTGGAAAACTCTCTATTGGTACTTTCCATTGAGAAAACTTAAATATATAATTATAATAATAAAATGTTCCAGGAATTTTTTTAAAACTTTCAATTCTTACATAACCTCTAGGTAAAGGTGATCCATCTATATATGTAAAAAAAGCTTTTTTACTTGTTCCTGATACTGTTTTAACTAAACCAAATTTATCTACTTCAGTCATTTATATTAAACATTTGTAAAATTTATTTTACAAATAAAGATAATATTAGCATAATTTATACAAAAAATAATAAATTATGCAAGAAGTCGGTCGCGTTTTGAACACAATCTTGTTATCATTAAGAATAAAATATAAAATTGGAATAAAGTCAAATTTACTTAAATAAGTAGTAAATGGGGTATATTTATAAAATTACAAACATAGTAACTAAAAAATTATATATAGGTTCAACAATACAACATAATTATGAAAATAGGTGGAGAAAACATCGTAATTGCATTAACTATAAAGAAGGATGTCCTGTACTAAAAGCTTCAATGATAAAACATGGACTTGAGAATTTTAAGTTTGAAATCCTGATAATCTGTTTTGATGATGATTTATTTAAATATGAACGCGAGTATATCAAAAAATATAATTGTCAAATCCCGAATGGCTATAATATTCTATCATGTGGACAATTAGGTGACGGATTTGTTGGATACAAACATACACTTGAAACGATTGAAAAAAATCAAAAAATCATGTAATAGATTTTGGGAAGAAAATCCTAATTTTTTTGAAACATACCGTGAAAAATTAAAAGAATCAATGAAAAAAGTAAATATCTCAGAATGTGTGAAAAATTCTGTAAAATTTCAAACAGCTGTTAAAGAGAAACGTGTAGGTAGCATTGCTCATAAAGAGAATAAACTTTCAGAAGATACCAAGAAAAAAATCAGTGACGGGTTAAAAAAATATTACTCACAAAATGAAAACAACAAGGTTAATATCGAAAAACATCAAGAAAGTATGACAAGAGCAGTAGGAAAGCCAGTTGCACAGTATACAAAAGATGGAATCTTCATAAAAGAATATAAAAGTATAGCAGAAGCAGGTCGCACATCTACAGTAAAAAAAAGTAATATTGGATCTGTATTATCTGGAAGAACTAAAACAGCTGGTGGATTTATATGGAAATACTCGCAAAACATTTCGGCGGATGGTTCTTAAAAATAATTTAAAGATATAGTTTTATTATATAATAAGCACGTGTGGCAGAGTTGGTCGAATGCAAGACACTTAAGATGTCTCTTCCGTAAGGAACACACGGGTTCGAATCCCGTCGCGTGCATAATTTATCATTTGTATAAATTATGCAAAAACAAGTTATATATCAATTTGTTTTATATAAATAAATTGTGCATTTCGGTAATCCATTCAGGTGTTTGGCGTCCTGCAATTTTTCCTTTCCACGAAAGCATATGTTCTTTTCCAAAGAAATAGTAAGTTTGATAAGCATCTATAACATTATCGTCTTTATATATTTCTGGCATAGCTAGAGCAGGTTTTGTAAATCCTAGATCAGGTAAATCAGGAACGTTATTAGATAACTCTTCTATATAAGGTTGGCATTTGTGTATTTTTCCATATCTATATGTATATTCTTTACAAAGCTCTTGACCGAGTTTACACAGCCACTCATAATTTCCTTTTGACTTTCTTGTCCATATAGCGGATGGATGATTTTTATGAGTAAGTTTGTAACACGGTATATATTCGCTTTTTACCATGTAATGAGCTGAACAAAGAAGTTGAGTTGTTTCTAAAATCATTTTGATAACGTGTTTATCAACATGCATTTGAGCACATGTGCTTGGTATTAAACTCAAAAAGAATATGTTCATTTCTACTTTATTTTACTTTTATTTTGTAAAAAATTCATTTTCTGTTTGTATAATAAATAAATGTTTAATTCTAATTGTTGGAAAGAACAAAAAAGTAACCGTTTTAACAGAAATTATTATGTAAATCTAGAGACTGGAAAAAGTCAATGGGGTCTCCCTCAAAATGTTGGTGATAAAATGTTAGATAAAAATTGGGAAAAACACATTAGTCGTTCTCAAAATAAATTTTATTATGAACGAGTTTCTGATGGTTTTAAACAATGGGACGAACCAGCCGAATATGATGATGAAACTTTACCAGTAGGATGGGAAAGACATTTTAGTAATAAGTGTCATAATATTTATTATAAAAATGTGTATACAGGACGTACACAATGGGAAAATCCAAAAGAAGATAAAAAGCTGAAAGAACAAGAATTAAATGATAAGTTAATTGCACAACAATTACATGACGAGTTTGTTGCGCAACAAATACGAGAAAGAGTACAAAAGGAGGATTGGGAAAAGAAGGAAACAGAAAGAAAAGCCAAACTTGCTATTGATGAACAGAAACAAAAAGAAAAAGAAGATGCTGAATGGAAACTTATTTTAAAGAAGAGTCCTCAAAAAAGTTTAAATCCTAATAATCCTCATAATGTTGTATTCAATTGGCCATGTGAAAATCATAATTACAAAGGAAAGTGGAGTTTAAAATCTGATAAAGGTGTAGAAAACACAGGATCTTATGAATTTGATCCAAAAACAATGAAAATTACTACTAGATTTAATGGAAAGCCAGACAAAATAGCTACCGTTATGATCACTAAATGCGTGTGTCCAGTTTCTGAGTTTGTAAATAAAAGAGTAGATGATTTTCCATTTTCTGAAATTAACGTGATATTAGGTTCAATTCAAGACCTTATACAGACAAAAGCAAGTGGAAATAGACAAAAGGTTTTCGTTCTTCCTTCTCAATTAAATGGAGCCGAATATCCTAGTCAAGACTACATTGTGAGTCGATTACAATCTTATATGGACGATAGAACAGGCGGTCCAGCTGGTCAATTAGCTGCAGACCCAGGTGTTGCTCAATTTATAATTGATAATGCGGCTAATAGTAATACAGAACTATTTGATCTTGATAGCGGTATAAATAATGTAAGGTTAATGGGTAATATACCAGGTATTACTTTACAAAATGGTTATCTACAAGTAAAAGATGATGCTAACATACAAGAATTTGAAAATAAGATATCTCAAATGACTGTATTGGGTGTAAGAGATGTTCCAGTTAGAGGTCTTACCTCAGGGAAATTTAGAGAATTTATTGATACAGATCACACAGTTGATCTTATATACGCTTCAGCTGTTCCTATTAAAAGTGATCCTGATCCGGAATCTTCTTATTATAACCCCTATGCTCCTTATTATGGAAATTCTGATCACGCAACCGTTAGAAGAATAGCAAACGTAACTTTATTTGCTCAATATGTTGGATCATTTCGTCTTGCTATTTTGCGTGGTGGTAAGTGCAATATTTATTTAATGCTTTTGGGAGGTGGAGTCTTTAGTAATAGGTTTGACGATATTAAGGATGCGATTAGTAGCGCGTATAATTATATGAAAGAAGGATTAAAAAGAGCAGATGTAAAGGTATTTGTTTTAGTATGGGAAGGTAATGTGGGAAACCCCCAACCTAGAGCTAAAGAAGAACTTAAAGCTTTTAATTTATTAAAATAATTGAGATGTTTGTATAAACATAGTAATATTTAATTATAATGAACTCATTATGATTAATTTTAAATGTATATTGAGTAAAATATATCTTTATAGTAAACAAAATGATTACGGTATCTCAATCTGCGAAAAATAAAATAAAGGAAATGTTAGGTAAAGAAAGTAGAAAAAATATACTTTTATATGTAAAAGGAGCTGGATGCAATGGATTTTCTTATAATTTTAAGATCTTGGAAACCGATGTAAAACCAAACAAACTTGATGAAGAATATAAAATAGATGATTACAGTATATATTTATGCAGTAAAAGCATAATGTATTTAATAGGTGTTAAAGTTGATTACGTAAATGATATTATGGGGTCAAAATTTGAATTTACAAATGATAACATACAGAGCAAATGTGGTTGTGGAAAAAGCTTTTCTTTTAAGGAAATTGAATAAAAAATTATTACATTGTTTTAAATTAAAATGCCTTGGAAATTAGAAAAGGCTGGAAATGGTTATTATGTTGTAACAATAAGTACTGGTAGAAAACATAGTTCAAGACCATTAACATACGAAAAAGCTAAGTCTCAACTAGCAGCTTTGAATATAAATTCCAAATAAATAAAATTGTTTTTTCAGAAGTGTTTTTATTTAAATTAGCGATACAATGTCATACATAAATTTTGATACTCAATGTGCTTTTTTTCAAACACTTCGAGAGAGACGCAGAAATCGTGAAATATATGGAGCTACAATTCATCCGTGTTTCTCGTCGTTTTTATTTTTTGATCCATGTCTCGATATGATCTGTTGTCATCACCCTGATATTTGGGAATATGGAACGGGAAATTTGCTTGTTTCTCCAAAATCATCAATAATATCTACAAATTCTGAAAACAGAGCTTTAGAATGGCGAGAGGAAGCCATAAATTTAAAAAATAATAATATTGAAAAAGGATTTGGATATTTAGCACGTAAAACTCTAGAATATCGCGATCATATGCGAATCTACAAATATGAGCTGGAATCATCAAGAAGAGTTCTAACAGACGAACATATAGAAAGATTCGAATATATTGAAAATATATGTTACCAAATTGAAGATCTTGGATTAAAATCAGAAAAGACTAGGCAAGTTGGAATACAAAGGCATGGAATATTATTTGAAAAAGATAGACATTTGTCAAGACATCAAAAAGATTTTCAGATATATAATGAAATTGATGAATGCATTCAAAATCCTAGGCCAGTATTTTTAGGAATTGAATTACTTTTTTATCCAGAAACAGAAATTCAAAGAGAAGATGATATATTAATGTATGAAAATATAATATATAATTACGATGATATATATTATGAAAATATATATAATTATAATATATATAATTATGATAATGTATATAATTATGATAATGATGAGAGCTCTGAAGATGAAGATGAATCACAATATCCATTTACTGTTCCTGTAGAGTTTATACTGTCAAGTCAAAAGCAAGAATGTGTAGTTTGTTTAGAAGAAAAAGATGTCTTAGAATGGCCTTGTCATACAACACACGTTACTTGTCAAGAATGTGTACTTAAAATAGTTAGATTTCGACAAGTATCATGCCCTATATGCCGCAAACATCTTTAAATTTTTAAATTAATATTTTAAAATATATTTTAAAATATATTTATATATTTATATAAATGGACTGTTGTTGTAATAGAAAATCAAAGAATAATTGTGAAATGATAGAACGTAGTAAGAAAGAATCTAATAGAGAAAAAAATAACAATCTAAGTTGTATTTATGAACTTGTAATGACACCATGCGATACTTCTTCTGACATTATAGAATCTCTTCCTATAACTCCTACTTTATCTCAAAGAAGAAAAAGCGTATATGTCAATTTTTTTGAAGTTGATGAACCTAATACACCATCTACACCCGAACTTTCAACACCAACAGATATAAATGATAATACAATTCACCTAAAAATACCTAGAGGTAGTAACTTATATCTTAATTATGAAAGATACTATTTTGATGATTTTTAATTGATTACATTTATATAAATAACACAATTTTGGTGTTATTTATTAACTTAGAGAAATGATATATTTAATAAAGAATGCTTATATTTTTAAGATGGTCATTATCTCCTCAGGAGTCATATCCCTTTTGTTTTGATGTTCAAAAACACACAACTATAGGTGAGCTTTGTAAAATGGTTTTAACAAAAAATAACCAATGGCATGGAAACCCAACTTTTTCAGTAGTTAAGATATACGACGAGAATATAAAGTTATTAGATGAAAAGTCAACAATAAGTATGTGTTTTGACAATACAGATGATCGTTATCTTATTTTTGTTGCTGGATAAATTAAAACCAAGAATTTCTAAAAGTTTAAACTCATTAGAAAGTCATTAGAAAGTCTTATTATTAATAACAAATGGGTGTTCTCGGAGGCATTTCTTTAAATTTAGAGAAAGAAACAACTCTTCCATGTATAGGAATATTACATGCCATGCTACTCGGTTTATGCATTATTTGGTTAGTATTTTCCTTGATCAAGACACCTAAATTGTTACTGTAAACAACTGTGCGAATGCAATTATTTTTTAATAACTCAACACATCTAGAACAAGGTCTTGACATAAGAAGATTTTCAAGAGTTCTATCAAATCTTAAAACGACCATTGTGAGCCGATTATTTTTTCTATTTTTTTGGTTTCGCAAGGCTCGAAGTGCGTTATGCTCAGCGTGCATATGCGTTGAATTAGGCATCCAGTTTCCAATAGGTTTATTTCCTCTAAAAAGTTTAGCAAAGTGAAGACAGTTTGTATCATATCTACACGACCCGTATAAATTTGGAATTTCATAATTTATGTGACTTATAATAGTCATTATATTTAAATGAACGGAAATATTTAAATCATAAAGAAAAAATAGACAATAAAAATTTAAATAATATGTTACTTATATTGTAACATATTAGAAACCAAGTAATAAATACACATTATCAAAAATGAGGTAAATGTATACAATTCTGATTTCCTATTTTTTCTTAACTCTTCTTACGAAGAATGGGGATAAATTCTGTTAGAAAAATTTTCGCTTTCGAATTATATTCTTTACGAATACGTATAGTAGATTTAGGATGGTTTCTTTTTAAATAAATTTGTATCATATATTACACCTATTGAAGAATGCATAGGTGTTGACCCGTATATTAAGTGGTTGAATGTTTCATAAAAACAATGTAACATAACAAAGACAATCTGTGTAAATGCTAATGATTTTTTTAAAATACTACCAGAAGAAATGATTCATCATATAAATAATTTTGAATTACTCAATGTTTTTTCTAGAATATATCAACAACTTAATAAAAAATGGTAAAGGTATGATTATATCACTACCAATACAAACTAATTATCGATTTTTTGAAAGTATTCATCTTTTTTGGAATACCAAACGAAAATGTAGCAGGATTTTAATGTTTCAGTTGAAATTACAACATTACCAGTAACTCTTCAAAAATTAGACTGTTTATCATTTATTAAGAATAAAACTTGGAGTGTAGTTCAGAACAAAAAATGAATGATGGCTTATCTATGCTAGATAGAGAATTAGAAAACATTATTACTTTAAATGAGTCTCTTATATTTATTCTAGGAAATAAAATATAACTTTCTAAAAAGTAGATATTCCACCTCCGCACAAAATAGTTCTACAATTTTTTCAGTTCATTGGGGTACACAAGGTTTAGGTCTATTTAAAAAATATATAATCAGTAAAAACACATATCCACAAATAATTAAGATTATATATTTATATTAAAAACAATTATTTTTATACAATAAGAAAGATAAGTTTTTTGTTAAAAAATAAATTTAACTGATCTGTTGAAATTTCGTACTCTCCTAATTCCACAATTCTTATATACACTTAGAATTTTGGAATAATTTCTTAATTATTTTTTAAAATGTTCATATATTATATTTGCTGAATTTATTATAATTAAACTTTATATCTACACGCTATATTATGAACAACACCTAGATTTCCATTATCAACTGGATTAAAAAAACCATCTGCAGTACTATTCCAAGTTTTAGTAACATCCTCACACCATCGTATAGCTGGCCATCGTATAGCTGGAGGCTTAATTACTCCTCCTCCACATACCCAAACTGTGCCATTCCAACATAAATGATTAGTTATACCATTTGTAGTAGATGGAAACCAAATTTTTCCGTCGTTTGAATAATGCATAGACTCACCACTGGCAACCCATATTTTTCCATTATATATAACAGAAGTAAAATTTAATTCATTTATAAGTTCCCATTTTTTTCCGTTATCATCTGAATATCCAATTCCTTGACTACCAGCAACTACCCATTTTGATCCATTATCGTGTGCAACACAATTCAATTCAACTGTAGGACCTGTAAAAATGTTCTTATTTGGAAGTTCCCAATCTATTCCATTAGAAGAAATTAATATATTAGTGTTTGTTGACTTTTTACTAATAGCAACCCAATGTTTATTCTTATTTACTGATACAAAAGTACCAAAAACACTATTACCAGAAAACGTTTCTCCTCTTGCTTTTGTCCAAGATTGTCCGTTATTTTTAGAAAAGATTATAACACCTGTTGGCTCGTCCAAGTGAGTGCCGATCTCGTGTGTACGAAATTCAGTACTTGGTTGGATTCCAATAAAGGAAGGTGGCGGCCAACTAATAGCTACGCAGATTTCTTGATTACAACCTAATGCGGATAAAGGAACAGCCCCAATACCAAAAACATAATCACCAGTCGAAGGTTTCCAATTTTGTCCATCTTCTGACCAGACTGCTGTTGTACCTCCAACTGATATTCTACCTCCAATAAAACCATTACCAACAGCTATAAAATGTTTTCCGTCCCATACTATTCCATTTACTATATCATTAAAACCAGGACCTGGTGGTGTTACTTGATCCCATGTTCTCGCATTATCTTTTGAAAAAAACATATTTTTTGTTCTACTTGGATCTTCACCACCTACTACCCAAACGTTACCATTAGAAGCCACGCAGGTGCCTCTGCCTCTGCCTTCTGGATTAAAACCAGTTCCAGGTGCTATTTTATTCCATTTTATCCCATCATCTGACCAAGCTATAGTATCAGATCCTTCTCCTACAGCAACAAATGTATTTATAGGATTAGCATTAGGTTTAGGTTTAGGTTTAGGTTTATTTAAAAATATAATTATAATAATAACTAATAATAAAAAGACAAATGCGCAAATAATAAATATTATAGATTGTTTTCGTAAATGAATCATATTTACTATAAAAATATTTTATTAAAATATTTTATTATAATTATATTACAAGGTATAAAATAAATTGTGTTAGAAGTAACAATTTCATTAATAAAAACAACTATTTTTATTGAATCAGAAATATGACTTTTATTATTAAAGAATACCTTTAACTGCTCGATTGAAAGCTGCTACTCTGCCAATTCCTAGTATCGGAATAACAAATAATCTTAATGTGTGATCAGGAATTAATGTGATAATACCCAAACCAATTAAAAGACCAATGCTGCTTCCTATTGTATTTACAACAGATATTTTTGAGTATATTTCACCAATATTTTCGTTAATAGCTAATACTTGTATGCATTTTGCATTAATAGCTCCAAAACCAATAAAAGAAATATTAATTAAAATATTTGAACATCCTGCTATAGGTAAGAAATATTCAGGTAAGATAGGAGTAAAACAAAGAGAAGCATAAGCAAATTGTTGCAAAATATTTGAATAAAAAAGAAATTTTTTAGGATCTTTGTCAGATCTATTTCCCATTTTTGAAATATATGCAAGTCCTCCAATTTGCCCTATAATGTCTTTTCCTATATAATTTGCTGTTCTAATCGCTTCAGTATCAGTACCAATAGCGTTTAGCATACTGTGAGTAGACATCGCGCTTTCAGCTGACACTAGAACATTTGAAATAAATGACCATCCAACATATTCAATGTATTTTGGATGCATAATCCCAGTAGGAAAAAAAAGAGCACGAACACTGTTCATTTTGATATATTTTTGATAGTGTATATAATAACTCAAATTAAAATTTCAATCATTTTTATTGTAAACATGTAAAGATGGTTAGTTTCTTAATAGATTTTAATAAAATCATTAAACCAAACAAACTTGATTTACTAGAAAGTCGTATTTCAAAACCACCAGAAACTAAATTTATGATAGGTCTTGTTCTTGTTATTAGCCAGAAACAGTATGATATTTTGAAGTCTCTACCTAAAGGAGATAAGAGAGTACAATATATAAATTCTTATGAATTTGTTAACAGTATTTCCTCTCATTCTTACATTATTTACGACGAAAAAAGAAAAATATGCGAAATTATGGAAGCTGAAGGAACTTTATTGTTAAAAGTTATAGAAAATACACTTTTTAATATTCCGAATGATGTCACATTATGCGTTCGAATCGATCTGGACAGCCCGTCTAGAAATAAATTGATAAAAAAATATACGGACGCAGGATTTAAAGAGCCTTATATAAGTAAAAAAAGTCCTATTGGTTTTAATTTTCAGAATTTTGGTTTATGTCTTTTTCGTGAAAATAATATAGTAAATAATGAAGCTGCAAATGACGTTAAATACGTATTAGATCAGTTACCAAATAAAAAAGGAAGTCTGTGTTCTTTAAAAGTTCGTTTAAGCGATGATGCAATTAAGTATCTACAACAGATTTCAAGAATGGGTTCTACTCTAAATAGAAACGGAATTATTACACAAAAAGAGGTTGCTGGAAGAATTGTAACTGGAAAAATAACTGATGATTTGACATATTATCTTGAAATTGATAAAAGTAGTATAGTGTATGGTGAAGAAGAAGGTGTAGAAATTATAGGTGGTCTTTATAATTTTCATTCACACCCTTCTGAAGCATACGATCGAAATAGTGTAAAATTTGCTTGGCCATCTGCTCAAGACTATTTAGGTTTTATGAGTTCAAGTATTGAATACAATACAATCTTGCATATAGTTGCAACCTTAGAAGGATTTTATGTAATATCTTTGCATTCTGAGTGTCCTGAAAAGAAAGAGATGAATAAAGAAATGGTTTCATTTATTTTGAAAAAATATGCTCTTGGATATAAAAAAACTGAAGGTCACACACCAGAAATGTATATAAATTATGTAAACCGTATACAATATCAAGGTCATCCTATATTTCTTGTCCAATATATAAATTGGTCAAACTCACAATCTTTTTTTATAGTTCCATACTATAGGACTGGTGTTAATTGTTTTGCTAGACAATCAACAAGAGATCAAGTAAAAAGATTACTAAAAATTTACAAATTATAAATTCTTTTTACTGAGGCAGTATTAATATATACGAAATTGAATATAAGTCAAATCTGTATTATAATGATTTGACTTGCATTTTATAATTTAAAATAAAATATACCAAGGAATAACATTTGATGATCCTTGACCAGTATAAGGAACTATGGAACCCGGTACAGTACCAGAAGCCCATTGATCTGTTAAAAAATTGGGTGCCGTAGTTAATGTAGATGAAGTTAGATAGTTAGCTAAATTTTGTGATGTAATATTAATACTAAATAAATTATTACTATTAGCGACTCCATTACTAGGAGAATATCCTAGAATAAATCGCTGTCCTTTTGTAAAAGAAACAGGAGTTTCCCAATTAACTATTTGTTCGCCTATTGTTGAAGAAATGTGAATTGGTGTTTTAGTAATACGTGTTCCAGTACTATCTGCATTAAATAATGCAAAAACTATTCTAGATTCAGTAGTACTAATTCTAAAATATTTAATGGAATTAGTAGTAAAAGCACACGGAATCCATTCTGTTTTATAATAAGCAGATGCGGATATAGTTACTTGACCTCCATTTCTCATATTATTTGGTTCAAATTGAAAACCAAGAGATGGTCCTGTGTAACCAGTAACTCCTTGTACTCCAGTGTATCCAGTAACTCCTTGTACTCCAGTGTATCCAGTAACTCCTTGTACTCCAGTGTATCCAGTAACTCCTTGTACTCCAGTGTAACCAGTAAATCCCTGTACTCCAGTGTAACCAGTAAATCCCTGTACTCCAGTGTATCCAGTAACTCCTTGTACTCCAGTGTAACCAGTAAATCCCTGTACTCCAGTGTAACCAGTAACTCCTTGTACTCCAGTGTAACCAGTAAATCCCTGTACTCCAGTGTAACCAGTAACTCCTTGTACTCCATTGTAACCAGTGTATCCAGTAACTCCAGTGTATCCCGTGTACCCAGTGTAACCAATAACTCCAGTGTGTCCCGTGTACCCAGTGTAACCAGTAACTCCAGTGTATCCTGTGTACCCAGTGTAACCAATAACTCCAGTATATCCTGTAACTCCAGTGTAACCAGTAACTCCAGTGTATCCTGTGTACCCAGTGTAACCAATAACTCCAGTATATCCAGTAACTCCAGTATATCCAGTGTAACCAGTGTATCCAGTAACTCCAGTGTATCCTGTGTAACCAATAATTCCTGTAACTCCAGTATATCCAGTAACTCCAGTATATCCAGTAACTCCAGTGTAACCAGTAACTCCAGTGTATCCTGTGTACCCAGTGTAACCAATAACTCCAGTATATCCAGTAACTCCAGTATATCCAGTGTAACCAGTGTATCCAGTAACTCCAGTGTATCCTGTGTAACCAATAATTCCTGTAACTCCAGTATATCCTGTAACTCCAGTATATCCTGTAACTCCAGTATATCCTGTAACTCCAGTATATCCTGTATATCCTGTTGGACCGGTATATCCTGTATAACCTGTAACTCCTGTTGCTCCTGTATTTGTGCAATATCCTGTTGGACCGGTATATCCTGTTGGACCGGTATATCCTGTGTAACCAGTAACTCCTGTTGCTCCTGTATTTGTGCAATATCCTGTTGGACCGGTATATCCTGTTTGACCAGTATAACCAGTTACAGAAATACTATTTAGATTTTGTATATCAACGCAACAATCATTAAATACTTTAAAATCAAGACTCATTTCTTATAAAAACTATATTAAATTGTAAATAAGATTTCTAATACATCTATAAACAAAATAACAGAATTTCTTTTTAATTTTGATAGAATATTTTCAGTAAATAAAAAGTTTAAAAATTGTATATAAAATATCCAAAATTTTATGATAAAAATTGAGTAAGTCCTAATTATAAAAGTAGAAATTTATTAATAAATTTCTACATATAAAATGAACATCTTTTCATCTATATTAAATAAGATGAGTGAAATATTATCATTTCTAATAGAGTTTACTGAGATATTTTTAGTAAATTTTTTAGGTTCTAATTCAGAACCAGATTATAATGTTCCAAAAAAAGAAGAAACAGAAGAATCATTTGAAATGGTTTAAAAATGCTTTCAGAATATTAATTTTAATTAAAAAAAATAGACAACATATTAAAAGATAAATGGAATACTTTATATATACATAATCTAATCCAGAAAAGAATATTTGGTTTTTTCGAAGAGAATCTCAAAACTTGTACGCAAATACTTACAGGTCGAATGTTTCATTATTTAAATGCTTACTTTATAGATGATGTGAAAATGTAAAAGAATTACTCATTCATAAAATTCCTATAATTAAACTTCGTATTAATGACCAAATATTTTTTTGTATTTAACTTTAAGTATTTTATTTTTTGAAACTGCATTAATTGATTACGTAGTGATATGTCTAGTATTAGACAATTTAGTAAAAATAAAATAAAATATATAATCGTATTCATTATATTCTTTAAAATTATAAAAGTAACATTAATTCATCTAGACTGTCAATGTCTGATAAAAAATTGGGATATTTAGTTAGAAACTGATTCAATTTTCTCATACAGTTATCATACTCTTTGTCTAAGAGATCTTCTGTAACATCTTTCCAATTATCAACAACTAGACATGGAAATTGTTCATATAATTTATCAAATGGATTATTTGTTCTAAGAACAATTGGTATAGATTTAAGATATATTGTTTCGTAAAAACGATGACAATCTTCTCCAATACCTCTTGGAGACAATACATACTTACTTTGAATAGTCTCAGAATATACAACTTTTGTTTGAACAAACTTTCCTTCGTCAGAATTCAGATTTCTGACAAAAGGTAGATTTTTAAGAGTATTCTCACATATCACACGAGAAGGATGAGTTGATAAACTAAAACAAAGCAAACATTTATATATTTTTTTAGATAAAGTAAATTTTGGTGCATCTAGAAGATCTTTTTGATAATAAGTTTTTTTATGCATATCTACAATACTACCGCAATCACGTATTCCAATTGGCATAATATGAACGTTTGGTAAATCATATATATTATTTTGTACAAATACTCTTATAGCTACAGGATAAATATCCATAATTAAATTAAGAGGAACTAATGGCTCACCCATTAAATAAAAAACTAGTTTTATATCTCTATCTTTGATAATACTTACTATTTTCTGAATATTAACATTTGTTTCATAAACGGAGATAAATAATCTATCTCCATGATTTAAATATTTAAGATAACAAGTATAGTCTTTTATTCCAATATTAATTCGATTTGTATAACATAAGTTAGAGCGTAAAGCAAATCCAATTTGTGATAAATTGAATATAAGGCGGTCATTAAGTTTTTGTTTTTTATGTAAGATTTTCATATATTTTTCTTTAGTACAACAATGTTTTGGTTTTGATATATATGTAATTAAAAACCATATAATAAATAGGAGAATAAATAAGAATATAAATACTATATACAATATCCTCATTTTATTTTTATAAATATATTTATAAAAGATTTTTTTCTCGTTCTAAAATAAAATGTACGGAAAATATTCAGTTTTTAATATGATGAAACTATACCGTGATAACAAACCTATAATACATGCTTATTTGAAAGGACAATCTGTAGAAGGTTATAATCATCATCATCATGATGATGATGATGATGATCATCATCATCATAAAAAGAAAGGAGAATTTGCTGCTTTTGGAGGTGTTGGCATGTTCTTGATTATTATGACTATTAGTATGGTTATATGGATTTGGGCTTTAATTTGCACTATGAAAAATTGGACAATTCTACCTGATTGGGCTAAAGTATTGGCTATTATAGGATTAATAGGTATTGTTGGAGGCCCAATCATGACTATTATAGTTGTATATATAGTAAAAAATTCAGATAATATTGAATCAGGTTCTAAACAAAATTTTAGTTTTGGAGGATGTGGTTCTTGGTAATACTTATAAATTTATAAATTTGTTTAATTTCTTTACATTATAATAAATGGCAGTATGTAAAAAATCTATCAGTGAATCTAATAAATGGATCATTAGTTTATGGTCAGGTTTACTTTTCTTTCTGATCGCTTCCCCTTTTATGTTTAAACTTACTGGAGGCATTTTTTCATCTGCTGGTTTAAAAATACAGAAAGATGGATGTCCAAATTTATTGGGGGTAGGAATACACGCTCTTGTATTTACTATACTTGTAAGACTAATCATGATTATTCCTGTGAATAAATAATTTTATACTAAAAAGTATAAAATTTATTATCATTTGTTTAAAATGTTAAACATCTTTATAAAAGACTAATTACTTAAATTATAAAACTTGCAATATTCTTAATATTTATTAAAAATTATTTATCATTTGTTAAACGAATAAATTATAATTCATCTTTTTTAATATTAGCATTTCTTCTTCTGGGTATTCATCGCTTTCAATGTTAAATAAATCCGTTTCATAAAATTTACAAGCTAGTTCTACAGCTGAGTGTACAGAACAACCAGTTTTGTTTTGGTAAATTTGAGCAGCCCAAACTGTCACTAATTTCTCTGTCTCAAAATTTTCACACATATTCATAATTTTATTACTGACCTTGCATTTATTTATTCCATCCCATACTTTATGTATGGGAGTTGATATATTAAACATATCGCTTTCTAAAGCTTGTCGAGCTGTCCATCTTTTTTCTGGACATGCAGTCAGTAATCCTTTAACCATAGATCCTAATGGACCTACTCTAAATTTAGACACTTGCCTGAAAAGAAATTCTAGAGCCTCTTTATCTTTTTGCGCTTTTAATTGCTTTCCAGTAAAAAGTTCATAAAAAACAACTCCTATAGACCAAGCATCTGCTGGAAATCCGTAAGGCTTTTTTGCTATAACTTCTGGCGCGCGATAGGTGACTGTCGCAATCTTTCCAGTATGAGTGCCTTTTGTACAAACACCTGTAAAAACTTTAGACAATGTAAAATCTGCCAGAACTGGATTCATCTTTTCATCAAGAAGAATATTCTCAGGTTTAATATCACGATGAATTATACCATTATCATGTAGAAAAATTACAGCTTCTAAAAGCTGAATTGCTATCCTGCGTCTATCGTAAAAGCTCAAGATTTTTTTTTTCAAAGCATCGTATAAATCGATATTGTACTTTTTCATAATTACACCAAAAGTTTGATCATCATCATCAAGGACAATTATGTCTTGTATATTCATTATAGAACGACCACTTCCTTTTACGATTTGCAGTATTGAAATTTCCCTAAGAGCTCCAAGATCCAAGTCAGAAGATGTTCTTTCATATTTTTTAAATGCAAAAATTTCTCCATCATCCCTTTTTACAGAATAAACTGTGCCAAATGTACCAGAACCCAATTCTTCCCCTTTTTCATAAATTCTTCCTGATGTAGACTTCATTTCTATTTTATCCGATAAATGTTTGCTTAAATTTCAATTTTCTTTAGGATCTTTTATTTAAAAATACTGTAGAAAGTTTGAAAAGTTCCTAAAATTTGAATCCATAAACTCACAACAACAATTTTACTATCTGTTATAGATACTTTTGGAAAATTAGGAATATTTACTGAAGCAACTTTAGCATTAAACCTACAAAACTAATAATGCACAGAAATATGTAAAAAATTATATAACTAAAAGTTGTTTTGATTGAATCATTTATTATACGTAATAGTTTACATAAAAATATTTTCAAGTTCTGTAGTATCATCAAAATCAGAATCTGAATCTCTTTTTTCTTTCAGTTTAACCATATTATCTTCTTTTCTTTTTCTATTAAGAAAATCATATTTCTCCCTATTAGGTACTTCTTTACAAAGAACACAAAATATTAGAACAAAAAGTGACATAATTATTATAACAGCTATTGAAATTTCTTTTTTTGTCAATATCATAAATCCAATAAATGAACAAATAACAAATGTATAAAATAAATACATAAATTTGCAATCCATTATTTATTAAACTACAAGAGAATAAGAAAGATAAACATAATTAATTTGATTTTTTAATGTTTCTAATGTAATTACAAAGTAAACTATTAACTAACATGTCTTGTTCATATACTATAAAAATATAACCATTCTTTTTCCAAGTTTTCATTTCAACACCTATATCTTTCAAATACTTTTCTATTAAAGAATCCATAAAAAAATCTTTTTATTATAAATTTAGTATTATATTAATTTTTATAAATTAATATAATTTTATCAAAACTTAATTTTTGAATTGTTTCTAGATTTATGTGTTCCATAATCTATTATAGGAGTTGTACTTGTAGAAGTTGTAGTCGTACTTGTAGGAGTATTAGTAGTAGTTGTAGGAGTCGTAGTTGTAGGAGTCGTAGTTGTAGGAGTCGTAGTTGTAGGAGTCGTAGTTGTAGTTGTAGGAGTCGTAGTTGTAGGAGTCGTAGTTGTAGGAGTCGTAGTCGTAGTTGTAGGAGTCGTACTTGTAGGAGTCGTAGTCGTAGTTGTAGGAGTCGTACTTGTAGGAGTCGTAGTCGTAGTCGTAGTTGTAGGAGTCGTCGTAGTTGTAGGAGTCGTAGTTGTAGCAGTCGAAAAGAATGAACAAAATTGGTTAAATAAAGAAGACATTTTAATTTTATATTATAAAGTATCTTTATAAATTTGATTTAGAATATAGAATCAATAGTACATAAAGTTTCTAATTTATACAAATTCATAATGACATAATAACAAATATTGAATAACTTTACTAGAGAATATATTAGAAATTCACAATTTTTATAATTAATTTTTTTTATAATTAATTTTTTTTATAATTAATATATATAAATATGTCTAACTATAAAAATATGGTTTTTATAATACCTATTTTAGTTATAATTGCTATAGTTGTCTTGATATTAGTTTTGAAATCAAATAATTCAAAAAACAAAGAAAAATTTGATTCTTCAATTATTGTGTCTAGTAAATTTAAACGTGGTGGTGATAATTCTAACTTTACTCGTGAAAAAATTTGTCCACCATGCCCACCATGCCCACCATGTCCTAATAATAATTGTAAGTGCAATAATTGTAAGTGCAATAATTGTAACTGCAATGATGATTCAAGTCAATATCAAAAAAGTCTTGTAAAAAATGTTTTTTATTCTAATAGATTTGTTGCTGTAGGAAAGTATATTATAGCTTGGTCAGATGACGGATATAATTGGACTGATTCTAAAATTGTAGATGGTTTTTATGAAGGATTGTGCTTAGCCTATAATGGTACGGTTTGGGTAGCTGGTTGCAATGGCACCGATATTGGATCAAGTATAATTTTTTCAGAAAATAATGCTAAACACTGGACTACAATAAAATCTGACGGATATATGAAGAATCCACCGAAGGCACCAATACATGGAGTCGCATGGAACGGGACATTTTTTGTAGCTGTTGGTGAATCATTTGATGGAAAATCACGTGCAGCTTATTCACCAGATGGTAAAAATTGGCAATGTGCAACAGGTACTCCTGTTGAAACTTCCACATTTGATAGTGATAATCGATTAATTGCAATAGCATGTAATAAAAAAATCTGTCTAACTATTTCAGCTATAGGCTTTAACAAGGATAATTTTATAAGCTATTCTATGGATAATGGAATAACTTGGAAATATGGAACAGGAGCTAAGTTTACTCCTAGCGTTATCGGTGCTCCTACTTCTATAGCAATAAATGATAATAATATATGTGTTTCTATTGCTGCATATATATCAAATACTAATATATTAATTTCTTCTGATGGAATACATTGGAATACTCCAAATACTAACATTTTTAATGATTCTAATTCTGCATTATATTGTGTTGAACACGATAATGCATCATCTTGGGTAGTTGTTGGTAATAAAGGAATTGGATATTCAAGTAATAACGGACAAACTTGGAATTTTGCTAAAGGTGATTTTACAACATATTCTTTTTCTTCGGTTGTCTATAATGGAAAAATATGGGTTGCTAGTGGAGGTGATTTTATAGTTTATTCAACCGACGGAATAATCTGGACAAACTCTAAAGCAATTGGTGGTGGAAATCATTTATGCTGGAATGGTGCATATTGGGTATGTGAAAGTTCTTTGGTATTTGGAAGTATACTACGGTCTGAAGATGGTAAGATTTGGAATACTACTTCCGATATTTGTACTAATGAATGTACTATTAATAGTATTGTAAGTTAATTACATTTTTTACAAATAAAATCTGTAATTCAGCTATTACGTTTAAATCTGTAAAATTAGAAATTATCTAAAAAAATTCTTACTAATATAAAATATGAAAAATTGTGTAAAATACTACAGGTTACTATCAAAACACTCAAAAATTGGAGGAATCTACTTGATGTTACATGTTGTTTTCATAAGATCTTAAAAAATTGTTAATAAAATAATAATTATCATGAAAGCAAAGTACTTATATCAGAAAATTATTCTGGTAAAAAATAGAATCAAATGTATTTTCTGCATAAAGAATATTCTATTATCAATAATATAATTACAAAAATTCTTCAAATTCTGAAAAAACAATACCATTGTTGGTATTGTTTTATGAAAAAAATAATTTATCTATCATTATATTTATAATCAGTACCATAAGTAGCATTAATCATATCAATCTCTTTTGCTGTGTAGCTCTTTATAGATTTTGATCGTAATGGTTCTGATTCATAATTCTTCTCTTCTACTTTTTTTTCAATATTAAAGTTATTATCTTCCTTTTTCATAATTCTTACCTTTTCTTTCAAAAAGAATTACAAATTCAAATTTATTACACGACTTTTTAACAAAACAAAAAGCTCTCTTGATTATTTTCAATCAACATATAGAATTTTTCTAAATTTATGATCTTATTTTTATACTTAATTTTTAATAAATTGAATAAGTCATTAAATCTGTTAATGTTTTTATCCTCCCACAAATGCAAATAGAATGAAATATATACTAGAATTTTATTTTTTAAAGAAAATGTCAGTACATCTTTAATTATATTTTCTTCTTCTCCTTTTATGTTTATTTTAATAAAACCTATATCTGTTTGTTCTTGATCATTTATTTCAAATATTAAACGACTTTCTTTGTTTGATATTGGTTTTTTTATCAAAGTATAATTACTGCATTGTGAAGCTTCACAGTTTAATTCAAGACTTTTTGCTATTATTTTATCACTTTCAAAGACTATTACATGCTTAAAATTATTGCATAACCATATACAAGTTGCACCTATCCAACCTCCAATGTCTATAGCAATTTTATCTTTGTTTTTAACAGTTTCAAAAACATTAAAAGTTTCTTCTTCCCAAGTTGGAAAATTATGAACAAACCATTCTGGATTTGAACCACACTCTACAAAATTATAATCAACCCCATTCTTTTTATAAGAATATAAGTCAAAACATCTTGAAGTATTATTTAGAATATATGAAGAAATATCTCCAATATGACATATAAGTATATTAGAGAAAGATGTTTTAAAACCTATGCTTAAACACTGAAAAGCAAATCTGATTTCAAAACTGTTTTTATATTCTAGATCTTCTGAAAAATGGAAATTATGCTTATGTATTTTTTCTATATTAAAAATAGATGGATTTAGGCTAAAACCAGGGTAAAAATATCCAACATTCTCACTTCTACAATTAAATTCTTTCTCAAATTTTTCATAATATGGACACAGTTTTGTTACTTTTTTAGATGGATGATTCGGATTATAACAATACTTATATATGTCTTTGTTATTTAACATTGCAAGTTTCTGATGACCATCCTTTTCATCTCGACCATGAAATATTATTTGGTCTATATCAAATGTTTCTAAAAATTCAAAATACGGAAGTATAGAGAAATTTATATTACATCTCCAGTCATCTTCAAAAAAGAAAACATACTTTGTTTTGATTATATCAAGAACAATATTTAAACTTTTAGCATGTCCTCTTTGTTCTGGTGTTTTCATAATAAAATCAAAGAATGGATACTCTTTTTTCATTATTTCTCTGTCTTCATCGGATGAATTATCATCAATACAAATCCATCGTTTTATTAAAAATAAATCTTGGCAATGAAATATCAATTTATTCATAGTTTCAGTAAAAAAATGTAGTCTTTTGCAGGTAGTAATAACAAAAGTAATATCTAATGGATTTTTTTCAGATAAATAGTCCTTCTTTTGTTTTATTATTTTAACAATACGATCTTGTCTAATGTACAAATCTGTATTAGATAAATTTGATAATGCATCTTTTTCCAAAATTTCTTTTTTAAAATACCCAATAGTATTAAATGCAACTGAATCAAGAGTGTAATCGCATATATTTTTTAATTCTGAAACAGTTTTATTAGGAATAAACATATAATCTCCGTTGTAACTATCTTTATTTTTTAAAATTATATAATCTTCTGTTTGCATTTTATTTATGTGACAAAAATCTTTAAATTCCTATATAAAATGACTATTAACTTTAATTATTATTTTACTTAGAAATAATAATTAAGAAACTTTTTAAGTATTGTTTTTCCTAAGAAATGTTAATATTTCCCAAAGTACTTTACAATCAAATTCATTATACTTGATAATATCTTTCATTATTTCAGAACTTTCTGGATTCTCACATTCTGAATACGTTTTCCATGCTCCAATCATTGCTGTCAATCCACTACTACATTTACTTTCCATAGATGCAGATATCATACCATGTTTTCTCATTGCACCAGCTATTGACTTTAAACCAAACTTGAAACAATCTTTTATTACTATCGGCTCTGTCAAAAAAAGCTTGCATAGATCATGCCATTGATTAATTTTCCAATTATCTGATATATAATTTTCTCTTTCTTGATTATTATTCTCACGAGCAAGATCAAACTGCCTACACTCAGCTGTTTTCCAAAAATTTGACTCAGCATGCCAATAGTACAATTTCGGTTGTCCACGATCTGAAACAAACTGCATAAACTCATTCATAATACGATATTCTTCCTCATATGATGGTTTAGAACAAATAAATTTTTTATAATTCCAAACGCCTTTATCACACCATCCGACTCCTATCATAAAAATCATATCAGTTCTTGATTGTTGAGGAAGAGATGAAAAATCTGCAAAAATATCAGTTAGTGTTTCAAAATCTACATATAATTCATTAGACACTGTCTTCCAATTATATAGATTACTTTTGATTATGAGAGGTCTGATTTTATCTACACTTTGACGATTTATGTCAAGTATTGCGTCTATAGTCGGTGCTCGAGAACTGTTCATATTCATTATTTTTGTTGTACATCTATTATCACGCCAGCTACTCACTCCTTTTTCAATAGCGGTTATTCTTTGTTTTATACCAAGATACCATATATTTGTAATCTCTCCAATACTATGTGCTATTTTTTCTTTTTCATCATTCCAGTTTCCAGAATCTACACACATATTTGGATAAAGCTCAATCCTTGATGGAGGATTAATAGACCAATTATGTCCATTAGTTCTAACATCTCTTACCCATTCAATCGCATCACGTGTACGACGTTTATAATCCAGATCAACTGAATCGTAAGAAATTTTTCCAAGTCTATTAAGGCATGTTTGGTTTTGATTGAATAAACCTCCTTTATTAAATCTCCACCTTCTACCCATAATAAAAGAATGAGGTGCTGTAAAACCTTGAATTAAACCTACCGCTTCAGTATACACTAAACATTGAGCCTTATAAGCTGGATAACTTCCAGAATTCAAAAGATGCTTTCCGTCAGCTCTAAGTGGTAATGTTGAAAATTTGACATCTATAACAACGTAATGATATTTTTTATTTAATTTTGGAGCAGAAATTGTACTTTCCTCAACTGTAAGAGGTTCTTCGTCTACTAATTTATTTAAAAAATCACTTCGTATTAAAAGATCAATAACACCCTGTGTTCCTGATTTATAATTTCTTACTGGAGCTGAATGTATAAGAGGAACACCTTGAAACATTAAATCTTTTGTTTTGTTTACTGATTCATCCGTTATATATTGTGAAACACTTACAACAGGAACTTTATGTGTATTAATATATTTTACCAATTCACTTTCAAATTCTATACCTCGGTTCATAATAAATTCTGTAAAACCATAGGCATGTGTATAAACGTTTGTTTTTCTAGTTCCACGGCGATTACTAAGCTTCAGCCAGTCAACTAAAGGATCTTGCATCATATAATTATATAAATGACTTGCAGAAACCATCTGTAACTCAGAAGTATTTTCACCATTCGATTCTTCTTTACATAAAAGACGTGGTCTTTTGGATCTAGTATTATTCGCCACACAACTTCGACATCTTTTCATTTGTATATTGAGTTTTTACATTTAGATTAAAAAGAAAATATCTAAGATAAAAATAGTGCAAAAATATAAATTAAGTTTATTATAAATAAATGACAAGTACATCCTACACAAGTTCTTTAATTTTATTTATAGTTACTTTTACTGTAATTTTTGGTATTTTAAAAATAATAAAACCTAATTTCTTTATAAACAACAATAAAAAGTTTATTTTATGGAAAGGACTTTTATACGCGATAATTATATCTGTAACATTCACAATATTTATTACAATTATTTCTATTAAAGTTGAGAATGCATGTAATGTTAAACCACCAATTCAAAAGAATATTATCTTTGCTTAGTGTAAATGATTGATAAAAAAGATACGGTTACAATGGCATATATGACTCTTGTTGTATCATTTTTTATTTTAACTGGTGTACTTTATCTAGCTAACCCAAAATGGGTACAACGAGTAAACAAAAATACCGGTAAAAGTTCAATATATTGGAAATTAGTGTTCTCTTATTCTGCTGCTTTTTCATTTGTTTTAGCTATTGCTGTACTTCTTATTTTATCAAACCAACGTGAGAAAAAACAACCAATTGGATATGAAGTAATAGCTTAAAAAATTATTATTTAGGAATTACAAAAATATCAGAATCTATAGCAGATGTTTCAGGACTCGGAACACCATTAAATTTAAATTGAATATGATCTTTTCCAATTGACATAGATACAAAGCCAAATGCTGCTTGGTAAAATTGAGTTGCTTTTACTAATTCTTCCTCGTGAGATATGAGTTTATCCAATTTTGTTCCTCCAGAACCTGCAATTATTTGTGGTGGTAATTTTATTCTATCACAATAGCTAAATCTATCGTCGTTATAAAATATTCCGCGACCAGTAACAATTAAATCACTTATATATTGTTGATTATGTTCATCTGCACACATGTACAAATGGATAGACTCAGCATTTTCTTTTATAAGTTCTAAAAACTCGTTTGGAGTTTTCCTGAGTAATAGGGTATCTATATCTTTGTGTGATCTAGTATGAAATGGATCATGACCAATGACAATGTTCCAAGCATTTTTAGCTTTTCCTTCTCGAAGTTTATTTTTTAACCATTTTGCTTGTGCGAATTGAGCTTGTTCAGGATAAGGCGGTGGGTTTTTCTGAGTTGGGTCTGCCCTACACCACTTTTTCTTATAAATATTTGTATCAATAAAAATCATGTTAATATAGAAATTTCGCATTTGATATAAAACTCTATAAGAAAGTCCAGGTAAAGTCCAATTTCTTTGTCTATATTTAATCTGTTTTGTTATAATTTCACATGTTTCAAGATCATGATTTCCAACACCTATCAGAAAACGATTTGTTTGTATGTCTCTCATACAATGTAGGAATCCATCATCTAATTGTTTATCTATATCATATCTTGAAGGCTTTGGAAGATCTTCCAGTGATTCATCATTAGATTGATAAACGTTATCACCTGCTAGTATAACAACATCAATTTCATTTTGTTTACTATACTCAGCCATCGCTTCTGATACAATTTTTTGCCTATATTCTGAATCATCTCGACAATAAACACCCCAGCAACCAACAAAAAGTAAATTAAAAAAATCTTTATCTATTTCGTCTTCTACTTCTAATTCTTTAGGGCAATCATCATAGTTATTACAATTAAATACATCATCATATTTTGATTGTGATTCCATTTATTTATTTATAATATTTTAAAAATATTATAAAAAACTGACTTAAGATAAAATTATTCAAAAAAATGATTGACTCACAAGATATGGACATTTGCTCGAATGGTTGGGCTATTGACGGTCAAGTATATACAGTTAGAAATACATATCATTCTCGTGACAGCGGCTGTGTGACAATACAACATGTAGGTGCGTGGGTTTACGGAGTAAAACCATAATCTTATACTAATTGTACACCATGCATTATATACACTTGAAGAGCTCACAATTGCATTTTTCAAAACATAAGTGTAGATTCGTCAGAATCAAGAACTCAATTAACGAGTTAACATTTTCTAGAACAATCTTCCAGAACATAAACATAAATTTATTTTCTCACTACAAGATTAAGCACGAGAAAATAAATGTTGACTACTTGAAATCAAGCGACGAATAAATATTTTATGAAAAATCTTCCATACATTCATGAGAGTATACACTAATTTACTGAGAACTAATTTTAAGGATTTATAATCTTTTAAAAATTGAGTTTTTTTAAAACAGTATTAAACAAAAACTGAAATGTTATATTATACAATTTTTATTCCAATTATTGGCTTTCCCTATATGAAAGAATGTTCTCAATATATTGAAATATTTTCTAATACAATATCAACTCTTAAGAATTATGAAATGTCAGGAGCTTGTATAGATCTCATTGATGAGTGCGAAATCGGTGTTATAGTCAGCTCAACATTTTCAGATATGATGAAATATAAACCTGCTTTTGCACAAATTTACGCTGAAGATGAAGATAATAGAAGCAAACTTTGTGGGTTTGATGAAGAAACTGCGAATAGAATTTTGTCAAAATTATTAAAACGAAAGTGGTATCTTTGGAACAAACCTCCTAAAGAATAAGTATTTAAACAGCTCAAAGTAAGATGCAAAAATGAGTAGTCCAGCAACTATTGAAATTCAAGAGCTTGATCCAGAAATTATTCCTCCTCTAACTCAAAAAATGAATGACCCTGAATACAATGGTGGGTCTAAAATTGTTGTAATAGGTAAGCCTGGTACTGGAAAGAGCACTCTTATCACTGGACTTTTGTATGCAAAAAAACATATTTTTCCGATTGGAATGGCTATGAGTGGTTCTGAGGATACAAATCATGCTTTTGCTGAAATTATGCCAAGTACATTTGTGTATAATGAGTACGATGAAGAGAAAATTAAAGATTTTGTAAAGCGTCAAAAATTGGCTCGTCAACATCTTAGTAATTCTTGGGGAGTTCTTATACTTGATGATTGTACAGATGATCCTAAAGTATTTAATAAACCACTACAGAACGCATTGTTTAAGAAAGGACGCCATTGGAAGATGATGTATCTTCTTTCTTTGCAGTACGCGATGGATATTAAACCCGCCATTAGAACTAATATTGATGGAATTTTTATTCTTCGCGAGCCGATAGAATCAAATCGAGAAAAAATATATCGTAACTATGCGTCTATCATACCAACTTACGAACTCTTCTGTGATCTTATGGATCAATTAACTGAAGATTATCACTGTATTTATATTCACAACGCAACTCGCAGTAATAAATGGCAGGATTGTGTATTTTATTGGAAAGCTCCAAGAGTACCAAAAGGATGGAAGTTTGGTTGTCCGGAGTATTGGAAGTTTCACGAGGATAGATATAATACTGAATATGTTGATCCTATTGGATTTTGAAATATTGTAATAAATTAAAAATTACAGTTTATTTTACAAGTTCTTAATATCAAAGATATTAAGAACTTATTTTTTATCACAAAGTACTATTCTTCTAATATTAAGGATCTGAGAGTTAATTTGCTCAGCTTCTGAGTACTTACCTTGATTCCAGAGTGATTTTGCAAGTTTATATAAACTTGCTTCAACTTTTGTTTGTTCTGTTATTCTCATATTTTTGAACGCAAGACGAATACGAATAAAAATAGGTTGTAAAATTAGGCGAAAAACAGGAAATCGTGGAATTTTTATAAAAGTAGGAAAACGTATAGGCCTAGAGAAAAAATTCTTACTTTTAGAAAATTTTGATTTTGTAGAATCTATAAATTCTTTACATGTGCAAATACCTACAGTTTGACAATTACACTTACAGAGTTTAACTCCACAATATCCACAATATCCTCCATCTTTGCAAATACACGTTGTTTCTTTTTTATCAGAAATTAATTGATTTTTTTTCATAAAAAAATCCCATAAAAAAATTATAATAGCGCTGGTGCTAACACTTACACCTGCAACAACTAACATATTTAAATCCATTTTACAATAAGTAAACATTTTGATTATCTAAAGTAATTTTTCTAAATATTTACTATTTTTGTAATCATAATCTGGTCAAGAAATTATGATTACAATATTTAAAATACGTCATTTAATTACTTACAATTAAGTATCTTCGTCTTCGTCTTCATCATCGCTATCCAAATCTATTATTGGACTGTTGTTTTCCTCTTCGTCTTCCTCTTCATCTTCCTCTTCGTCGCTATGGAAAATTAATCCTTCTTCTTCTTCTTTACTAAATACAACTTCTTTTTCAGGACTAACTCTAACATTTTCTTCAACTTCTTCTTCAACTTCATAATTATTTTCAGATTCATTTTCTTCATCGCTTTCATTTGCCCATCCTTCAAGAAAAGATAATGGTAAATCCTCTTCTTCAATAACAGCTGAAATTCGACATCCCATACTTATGTTCCATACTACAATATAACCTTTTTTAGTAAATGCATTCAATAAAATATTTCCAATTTCATTCATTTTTTCAGGTGGACCGAAACACCAAGTTACTTCAGCGCTTCCTTCTCCTTCTATATCTTCCATTATTCTATCATCATCTTCAGACTCTGCGTGCACCCATCCTATACAACCTGCTTGAATAGTAGAACTTTTGGTTCCAGAGCAATAACTTTCACCTAATTCAATATTCAAACCTTTTTTTGCGCATTCATTAAAAACTTCTTTAAGATTTGCTCGAATTGTCATTTAGTTGTGGGGATTTGCTTTTTAAATCTGGAACATTAACACCACAACATTTTTTATATTTTTTTCCATCTTTTCCACAAGGGCAAACTTCGTTACGACTTATTTTAGATTTTGACTTGATTGTTGGTGTTGACTTTGAAACGTTTCGACTGTTTACTCCTAATATCTCAAAAAGTTTTTTAGATATTTCCGGAGTTATTTCAGATGGATTTTTAATTTGACTACACAATTTCATTAGCTTTTCAAGTCTTTCTGGACCAAGTTGATCTATGTTTATACCAAATTGCTGTAAAAAAGGTAGAATTGTTCGAATGTCCAAATCTTCCATAATTTTTATATTATGGAAGAACACTATAAATAAGATTTATTTATAGTAAACTTAAAAACTTAAGTATTTTATTAAAAGTAAATCTTTTCTCATGAAACACGTAATTGTTCTTATTGACATTAGTTATAGTATGAAAAAGAACTCAGAAAGTATTATAAAAGGTCTTAACAAATTTGTAGAAAAATTCAAGAGATCTGTAGAAGTATATCTTTCTGTTATGTTATTTTGTGATAGTCGTCATTATTTGTGTAGAGCAGTACCTATCAACATAGTAGAACCTTTTTCCACAAAACAACTTCCTCCATTTGGAACTACATTTTTGTACGATGCAATTGGTGCTATTTTAACGGAATGGGGTAATGAAAAAGGAGCAGAACATCATTTTTTTATTATTACTGATGGATGTGATACAGGAAGCGTTATCTTTACTAAAAATGGAGTCGCAAATTTATGTGACGATGCAATTAAAAGTGGATGGCTCATTACTCATTGCGGTGTGGATTCTAGCAATTTAGGAACCGGAGTGTTAGAGATTATTGGAGAAATAGATGACCTAGAAGGATTACTCGGAAGTCTTTCTATCTAAAGTTGTAAGATTTATCTTTTTCGTAAGGAATACTACATGCGTAAGGAACACATGGTTTTGATGTAAAGTGCGGTTTGTAAACAGGCATTGAATGGGGAAGCATGTGATGAAATATAGATGGTATATTACTCACAATATCAGGAACAATAATACAACTATAATCTTCAAAACCTTCTATCATCTTTTAATTTAAGTAAAGATATTTTAAAGGACGTGAAAAAAAAACTGAAATTTAAAGTTTCCTTCTATCATTAAAGTATAATTCATGACAACGATATCATCAAGTATATATTTAGGTTTAAGAGGAGAAGTGTTCAAAGATTTGATTACAAGTCTCCTTGAAAAAGGAAATCTTAAACCAAAATATATTAATCGATTAACAGATGAAAAATCAATGGAATCATATGGAATCGCATTCACAGCAGTTACAGCAAATAGCGAAAATAACTATGAAAGATTCGAACAAATTGGCGACCTTGCTGCAAATCAATTTATAGTTTCCTATTCTTATAGAAGGTTTCCACAACTTGATTGCACTCAAGGTGTTAAAGTAGTCGCTCGTTTGCGTATTAACTATGGAGCAAAAGAGTTTTTTGCAATTGTTGCAGATAATTTAGGGTTTTGGCCTTTTATTTCAGCAGCAGAAGATGGAGATAAACCAAATACTTATTATCGAAAGTATAATAAGAGAGATTTATTAGAAGATGTTTTTGAGGCTTTTATAGGTTGTACAGAATATTTATTAGACAAAGCATACCGTCCAGGAGTTGGATACGGTATAGTATATGACATTCTGTCAAATATTTTTGACGAAATACCAATGTCTTTAGCTTATGAAGATCTAATGGATCCTAAAACACGATTAAAAGAAACATTTGACAAGTATAAAGAACTTGGCGAATGGGCAATGCTAGAAACAGTAGGTCCTATAAATTCTGAAAGATATAAACCAATTATTTCAAGCATATACTACAGAATACCTTCAAAGAAAGATAAACAAGAATATAATGCAAAAACATGGGTTTATCTTTGTTCTGGTGAACAAGCAAACACAAAAATTAAAGCACAACAAAGTGCTGCAGTTGTTGGAATAAGACAGTTAAATAGAATGGGATATTATAAAGAACCTCCTGCTGAATATGCATTTTTTTGTAGTTAAAAGGTTAGGAACTGTTTGAGATTATTTTTTCTAGCCTTCTTACAATTGAGCTAGATAGTTTAGAAGTGCCTTTACTGATCTAGATTTGTAGAGTTTTGTCTTATATTCTATATCAAAAGAATATAAGACTTTATAAACAATTAGTACAAGTTGTTGACCACTTTTCTGGAATATTAAGCCTTTTTTCTTTAAAACTTTTCCACAACTTAAATGAAGGGATTGCTCTTCCACAATTAGAACACTCAAAGTATTCTTTCTTTATCCTCACATTGAACCCTGAAAGAGTAAAACATTCTGCAAACATCTTGACTATAGTATGATCTTGATCATCTATAATATCATCAACAATAATTATCTGCGCTCTTTTACATTTTATCAAAGAACAAACAGTATTCCAGTTATCTGTTAGATGCGGGTAATCAGAAGAGTATTCATTTATTGATGAAATAAACCAACCTGGAAAAATGTTATCAGCAAATAATTTGACATCTTTAATAGTAGGAAGTGTTTTCAACTTTTCAACGATTTCAATCGCATCTCGTGGATCACGATACTTATCCATTTTATCATAATTAAATACTCTTTAGCTTGAATTTCCAAAAAGAGTTAAGAGATCTTCTATCTCTATTAAGTCAAAAGTTTCTATTAAAGAACATAACCAGTTATTGTCTCTTAATGCAGGTATTGATAATAGATATTTTTCAGTATTTGTTGTATATATGCAACGCCTTTCCATATCTATTACGCAATCAGTAGAAATAAGATAAATTATACGATATTCTTTAAGTGCTAATCTATATTTAATGTGTTGACTTTCATCAAAATCCTTTAAACCAAGTTTACACTCAAAAATAGTCTTTGTTGAAATATTTAGAAAATCAAAGATACAATTCTCATATTTAAATTGAGAGCCTAATTTTTCTCCATATATAGATTTGAGTAATTGTTCCCACCATTTTTCCTGTGATTCAGAACGAGATTTTGCTATTTTAAAAGATTGAGCTCCCTTGTAGACTAGACCTCCTTCCTTTTTTATTCGCTCTATAATATATGTAATATTAGGAAGGTCATATGCTTCCATAAACTCCTTAAAATCAGTTCTAGGTATACCTGACTCTAGTTCAAAACGTTTTAACCAATTTGTAGGAGCTTTAATATCATAAGGATTCTCCTCATCATTTTCGAGGCGTTGATATATTTTTTCTTTTATCTCAAATGTTATTTTGAGATAATATTCATAACAAGTTCTATCAACAGATGTTAAATCAATTTTTAACTCATCTATAGGTATTAAATTGAAATACTCGTAACTTGAAATAAAATCGTTTGATTCTACTTTGTCTGAGTTAATAAAATAGATACATGGATTATAATCTTTTACACGGTTATACAACCATTCATAGTTGTTTTTGAACCAATCTTGTTCTACAAGCCATCTGCAATAGTTGCGATCGCGTAGTACTCTTGATAATACAGATCCCTTATATTTACCGAAAGTTATAGTATCTTGATTTAGAAGCATTTAAATCTAGACATTTTATATTTTTAGATTGGTCTAAAATATTAAGTATTATATATAGTTGTTACAGTGAATGTTTGTTTCAATAGTTTGCAGTCTATTCAATTTTTTTAGATAATTTCTATTTTTTACAAATTTAAAAGAAATAGTTGAAGTTTCAAAATTTTAATTATATAATTTTTATTAAATAATTAAAATAAATGTAATAAATTCTTTTTCTCTTGATAACTAATAAAAATGTCAGCAGGAAGCGTATCACTTGAATCTGCACTTAGGACCTGTAAGGTCGACACAGCTTGGGCGACTCGAATTGAGTCCGATAGGTTTTTAAATCCCAACAATATGGTTTGTCCAGTCTGGAATGGCATGGACACAGCTGGAAGAAATATCTGTAAGGAATCTGCCTACACAAAACGCGCTGGATGTAACAGCGCTACTGATCGCGTAGCTGTTGAGAATGATGTTTCTCGACCGAATTATATGGAGTACATAACTTTATCCGCAAATGGCATAGCTGGTAACATTTATGGAAAAACTGATCAATATAATGAGTCATTCGATCGCCGCAAGGAACTTAATAATCTTAACAATATTACTGGTAATTTTGGAAAACAGTTTGGTGCAAATATTAATTCAAACTGTGGTATGTCAAAATATGATACTAAACAAGTGAATAACCAACAAGAAAGAGAGGCTCATTCTTTAGGTGTTGGATATAATGCTCAAAATAAGCGTAATTATTCCGGATTTTAAATATATTTATAAATTTTCTAAATTCCAAGAATTTAGAAGCATATAATTAACGCTTTGGGATCGAAATTACTCGAATATAGGAACATGTACGTGTTAACTTAACTGGTTCCCAGACCCAGTTTTGTGGATTGAAAACAAATTTAAAATTAAGTCCTTTATCTGGCCCAACTTTCTTATCTGGGTCTTCTGGTTTTTCGTATATATTCCAAGTACCAGTATAAACACCAGGAATACCTTTAAACCACATTGGAATTATTTTTTCAATATCACAGGTCTGATTCATTTGACTTAAACCATCAGAAGATTCTGCAACAGTAAATGTATATGAATCAAATGATGCCAAACCATCATATCCTATATCATAATCATATATTCGAAGAATACAACGATAGCTAAATACTTGATCTATACTACTATCAGTAGTACCGCTAGATACTTTACAAATTCCAAGTTCTGCAGTATTTTTGTCTAAATTTTGTATAGCTTCTGGTTTATCATCATGTTCCATTAAAAACATAAGACTAATATTTATAGGTACTGATGATCTAAATGTTCCGCTATAATAAATTTCAAACATAAGATCAGTATGAAGTATATGCCCAAAAACTCTCGATAAAAAAGGATAATTAAGATTACTCATATCAACACAATAATCATCAAATTCAAAACTAGCAGATTCATTAATACAATTTATATAATTCTTAATTATAGACGGGCCATAATAACCTCCATAACCTGTATAACCTGTATAACCTGTATATCCTGTTATTGGATGACCTATATACCCTGTATATCCTTTATATCCTGTATAACCTGTAGGTCCTGTATATCCTATTATTGAATAACCTGTATATCCTCTATATCCTGTATATCCTGTATATCCTATTATTGAATGACCTGTATATCCTGTATAACCTGTAGGTCCTGTATATCCTGTTGGGCCTTCAACCATTTTTTATTATATTAAAGATAATTTTTATTCTAACATATAAGACGAATATAAGAACAAGCCCGTGATATTCTTACGTCTGCACCTGAAGAATCATCAGGAGTTATATTAAACTTAAGATCATACCCACCAGTAATATCAGTTCGATTTATAGTAAGTATTTGAGAACTATTATTTTTTTGAAATGTTTTTTGTCGTCCAATAGTGTATTCACTACTTACACTAAATGAATTCCATCCAATAGTTAATGATGTATTAGTAAAGTCTATAACCCTAAAAACACAACGATATTCAAAGAAATGTATTAAACCGACAGAACCAGAAGCATCACTTGTAACTTCTGTTTCTCCAATATCGCCAGATTGTCCTGATGTATCGCTGAATGTTACACTAATTTTAATTCTTGCAATACTAGTATCGGTTGAAGTAATGGTTCCAGAATAAAATGCTTCCATTATAACATTCTTTTTTAATATATCATATGCTATTGTATTAGAATTCATATTATGACTGTCTTTATATGGAGTCTTTCTAGTAACAGTTGGAGCGGCTGATCCTATTGAAGTTATACAACCATATGCTCCAGTAGGTCCAGTGACCCCTGTATAACCAGTAAATCCTGTGTAACCAGTAAATCCAGTAGGTCCAGTTATTCCAGTAGGACCAGTTATTCCCGTAGGACCAGTGTATCCAGTATAACCAGTTGTACCTGTAGGACCAGTTATTCCCGTAGGACCAGTGTATCCAGTATAACCAGTAGGTCCAGTGTAACCAGTTATACCAGTAGGTCCAGTGTAACCAGTAGGTCCAGTGTAACCAGTTGTACCGGTTCCTCCAAAATCATTCATATTAAGAGTTGATAGTTTAATTAATCCATCAATAGAATATGATGTGCCAATTGAAAATGACATCGATATATATTTAATAAATAAAAAAGATAATTTTAGATCACTTAAAGAATTCAACTGTTATTTTAAAAATGGAACAAACTAATAATGTAGATGAAAAATTAGTTTTTTTTTTAAAAAATCTTGCAAATTCCATTGAAAATGGTGTTCTTTTACCAAGACAGCTTCAACACATTGGAGAGTTTTTTATGTCATATCAATTTCAAGAACAGGCAATTAAAGATAGAGACACTAGTGATTTTGAAAATTCTATATTTAAAAAAGCAGATTTGATAAAATTTATAGTAATGGGATGGTACATTTATTCATTTATTTCAAAAAATTCTACGCTACCTGAACAAGATGATATATTTGACTAAATTATAAATGTTAAAGGAGAATCTTTGTCAACTAATAAATGATGCTAATTGGATTAGAGGTAAAATATGAAAAAGTATGTTCCAAAAATTTTAATTTATCTTCTGACAGATTAAGAATGTGTAAATATTATACATCTAAATTAGATTACACTATTCTGATAATTGAATAGATATTAAATATTCTCTGAAAGTTCTAATAGTGATAATTGAACAACTTAGTTACCAAAAATATGACTACTATTGGTCTAGCCCTTTTTAATGAGTACAAATACAGTTAATGTAGTAGTAATAATAATTTTTTATACTCTTATTGTGAGAATATTTAGTATACATATCCATATAATAATATTATGCAATTTTATAAAACTTTTATTAATATTAAAGGAAAAGGTTATGATAAAAGTATCTAAACCAGAACAGAGCTTAACTGTTAATAAATTTATAAAAGTAAATAAACAGGATTATCAAAATAAAAGTAAAAAAAAAATATATATAATAAGTTGTGTTTTAATTATTTCTATAATTAGCATTCTTTTTGGTATATTTTTGTATTATAAAAAAAGAAATACAACAAATTATAATATTTTAAGTCCTATTTCTTCTATTAGTTCATATATTCCTTCGACTCCTAATTCATCATATCATCCTTCAACACCTGTTTAATATTTTTCAAGTACGGAAAGAATAAAATGAGTTTGTCTAAAAGAACGACAATAATAAATTAAATGTCTATTTGCGTAAATATTGAATCAATTCCATGGGCTTTTAGAAAAAATATTAACACTGAACTTGAGATAAAAATGGAAAGCAAATTTGGAGGTGCACCTCCAAAATATATTTATCCTTTTGAAATTGAAGGTGAAAATATCATTCTACCCTTTTCATATGCTGTTTTGAATGGAAAAGTTAAAAGACCACTCAGGGACACTCTTCCAGCATTAGAGTGTTCATTCGAAGGAGTCCTAAGACCAGAACAAAAGGAAGTTAGAAAAGAAGCTATACAACGATTGTCAAGCACCGGAAGTATTTTATTATCTATGTATTGTGGTTTTGGTAAAAGTTCAACAAGTATGAAACTTGCTTGTGATATCGGTCTTAAAACTCTTATAATTGTTAATAAATTAATATTGATAAAACAATGGGAAGAAGGTATTAAAATTTTCTGTCCTTCAGCATCAGTGCAAAAAATAACATCAAAATCTAAGAAAGATGACTGTGATTTTTACATTGTAAATGCTCAAAACGTAGAAAAGATGGAAAGATCATTCTTTTCTGAAATTGGTACTGTGATCGTCGACGAAGCTCATTTAATTATGGCCGAAACATTATCTAGATGTCTTCAATGGGTGCATCCTAGATATCTTATCGGTTTAACAGCAACTCCATATAGACCTGATGGTTTAAATAAGTTGCTTGATTTTTATTTCGGAAACTATAAAATTATAAGGACTTTATCAAGAGAACATATAGCCTATAAAGTCTCTACAGGATTTAAACCGACTGTTGAACTTGCTAGGAACGGTAGAGTCAATTGGGGAGCTATTTTAGACTCGCAAGCTAATGATATAGATCGTAACGAATTAATTATCAAAATTTTGAAATATTATTCCGATAGAAATTTTTTGGTTCTAACAAAACGTGTAGCACAAGGAGAATATTTATTTAAGCGTTTAGAAGAGGAAGGTGAAGATGTTACTTCTTTATTTGGCAGTAATCAAGAATATAAAATTTCTAGTCGTATTCTAGTAGGAACAAACAGCAAGTGCGGAACTGGATTCGATCATCCAAAGTTAGATGCATTGTTATTGGCTGGGGATTTAGAACAATATTTTGTACAATATCTTGGTCGAGTATTCAGAACAAAAGATGTAAAACCTATCATAATTGATTTGGTTGACAATTATAGTTTACTATCTAAGCATTTTAATACACGTCGGAAAATTTACCAAGATCATGGAGGAACAGTAGTAAACTTTGATCTAGGAGTTTTAGGCCTTTAAAAACTGAGTTTCTCGATATTATTTGCTGAATATCGAGAATTTAATATATCATTTCAGATAATGGTATTTTCCTAACCTTTCCATCTGGATATGTGCGTTCAACTATAAAAGGAATTTTACGCTCTCTAAATTCTTTTTCTGCTATTGAAAGCGCATCTGATAAACCAAAAATATCTACCATTGGTGGAGCACCTAACGAAATCTGTTCAGCTCTTTGACCTAATATTCTTACCTTTTCAAACTTGCTTAATCTATTTTCCATTTTCTTTTGTATATGAACTTGCTTCTAAAGTTCAATTTTAAAGTTCAATTTTTTTTAAAAACCATATGATCTTCTATATCATTTAATTCAGAATATTCGAGATCTTTATCAAAAAAATCGTCTATCACTCTATCTTTTTTCATGTTAACCTTTATGTCACCAGGTCCATTTGACCAATAAATAAGTTCATCACATGTATGATTGTACCTGGGTGCAATATCAAGTCCAACATCTTTAGAATAATCTCCAAATGTTTTCCACAAGATCTCAACAACTGTGCTAAGACATTTCCATTTTTCTTCTTCTGTTTGAAAAAGATTGTTTCCCGAAAGATAAATTACAATTGATGGAGCTCTAATGTCTTCGGATAATACTACATCGTAAAAATTATGCATTTTTATGGCGTCTACACAGTTTTTAAAATCGTTTGATGCTCTTATTAAGTTATTAAGTATCTCTAGCACCCAGAATTGATACTCTGGTTTAACTTGAAGATGAACCTTAAATTCGTTTATTCTAGCCATATAAGCAATTTTGATTTGTTTTTTAGCAATTTCAAAATTTACAGATTCTATTCGTCTAATTAACTCTTCCTTATCTTCTATTATACCTTTTGTATATAATTCTTCTATAACTTCTTTATAATTTTGAGCTGTCATAAAAATTATAGGGTAAAAACCTACAGAAGTTTCTAAATCTTTTACACACCCACCAAGTATGTCTGTTCTAGTGGTTGTTTCTTGAATTCTTCTTTTAATTTCTACCTGAAATCCCCTTGTACTTTTATTAAAAGAAAAATCGTAAATGTCTGAGTCGCCGTCAAATAGTTCTTTTTGTGTTTTTAAAAATTCAAGGTATCTATTAAATTTAAAAATAACATCAGCATTTTGTCCTCTCATAAACTCTTCTGTTTCTTCTTTGCAACTTTTTATCAGCTTTTTTTGGAATGTTGACGGTTCTTTAATTTTTATACATCTTGTAAAATTTTTTTCTATTCTTTCAATTAAATTATGTTGTTGCATATAAGTGTAAGGTAATTCATATATGTCACTGTATATATATGTTTCGTATGGAGTAGGCATAGTCATTTATTTACATCTTTATAAAAAAATAATCTAATAATATTCTTTATGCTTTAAAGTTTAAAATATTATTAGAACAAAACGAATGACAACAACTGATGTTGATGAAATAATAAAGAAAGACTATGTGTCTGACTCAGATGATAAAGATAGTGAAAATATTGAAGAAAATATTATGGACATGTCACGTTCTTTAGATAATCGTATAAAAGCGCTTGAACTCTTCTATAATGAACAAGGAGATAATGCGGTAGAAATAATGAGAAGACTTTCATCTATGTACCAACTAAGTGGAAGCAAACTTATAGAAAAATTTTTCTATCGTATATGCACTGACTGTCTTATATCATCCTTCCTGAAACTGGAAGTTGCTAAATCTCTTTTAGATTACGAAGAATATGGAGATGAAGATCGTGCAGAAGAGGTTAAAATAAATAATGAAGACCGTAAAATATTAGGATACAAAGCAGTAAATCACGTATGCCAAGACCTTTCTAAAATGCCTACTCCGTGTCGAGTTGAAGCTATCTTTCTCCTTATGAAATCACCTCAATTTAAGACTGAAGCCGACTTTTATTTTAAAGAATTTGTTCGATCAGATACTATAGAATGTGAATTTCGTTACATGACTATTTTATCTCTCGAAAATGTCTGTGCTGAAGAAATGAAAGAAGAATTATACGAATATTCCTATGAGAATGTTGAAGCTATCGAAAAGATTTGTGAGTATCTAAAAATAAAGGTAGGAAAAGAATGGCGATCTGCATTTAGAAAACTTTCATATGATGATGTTAAGTCTTTACACTTGTTAATTCTTCCGGAAATTCCTTGTGAAAAAGATTGGTTTATCAAATCAGCTCAAATTGCTTTCTTATTTCACGAAAAAAATCCAGTATATTATCGTAATCTTTCAAGTCAATATCTTCTTAAAAAATGTTGTCTTGACTCAGATGAGACAACAAAGGTTGAGACAAAAGTTTTGGAATTTGCTGATGACGCAGAGTTAGACTACAATCTTCGCGCAGACTCTGCAGATATATTACTTCGTTACGGTTCTGATGATTTTAAAGAAGCTGGTAGACGAGTTATTATGGAACTTGCTGTTGTAAACGGTAATGTACGTACGATTTTTGAAAACGCACAAAACGTTCACACAGAAAGTGTTGAAGAATCGGTCGCCGAGATTTTGGAATTTCTTAATTCTCTTCCAATATATATGATTGATAAGAATCCTGTTGATTTTAATTATGTAAATGCTCATATTGAAAAAATGTTAAAACAAGAATTAGAAAAAATAAGGAAAGATCGTCATCTAGGAGAAAGCTGTGATTCTCCAGTTGGAGAGAATTTTTGTTCTACAGAGTGTGAAAAATTTTATTATAAAAATCAAAAAATTAAACTCTCAATGCAAAGAATTTTAATGGATAGAGCATTATATTCAAACTTTAATAATAGTCTTTTAACTATCCTTCTGAAAGTTTATTCATATATTCAGACTAGAGATGATGACGATCATGTTATCAAGTTTGAATTATATAAGAGAATGCTTGAAGAGCTCGAAGAAATGAGTGGAACATGTTCTTCAGGTTTTGCATCTCGCCTTGTAAACATAATATCAGGACATGAAAATTTTAATATCAGAATTTCTTTCGAAGATCAGATAATCTCAAATTTCATGGGTAGGCTAAACGCAAAGGCAAGGGAAATAGCAAACATTGATAGCATCTTCAGATATGAAAGAGCTGAAGATATGGTCGAACTATGGTTACTTGGAGATGAGAGAGTTCAGCTTAGAAAAGATATTGAGAATGAATGTAAGCTTGAATTTAATAAGCGTCCTGTTATTAGAGATGTCGTCAAAAAATTTTTATCAGAAAACCGAGAAGAAAAGATAGAAAATTGCATTCAAAATTTTTCAGAATCTGTTATTAATGAAATGATGATCAAAAGCTCTAGATACGGAGATCGCAGAAATTTTAGTTTGTTTTTCAGAACTTACGCTTCTAAAATTCGAGAGGAGCTAGCAGAAGAATTCAAAGAATTTGTATCGGATACAGACTTTGACCTTTGGTTTAGAAGAGCTATTATGAGCTACGATGGAGAATGAATTATTATAAAATTTTAGATACAAATTTTATAATAGTATTATGAATAAAGATTAATGTTTCATTTTTCTTAAAAAGAATTTAACGAATTATATGAAATTACCAAAATTAACTATATTCTAACACACAAATTATTACAATACTTTTTGTTTATAATAAATTAGATTATATGTTTTGCCATCTTTTAAATGATCAGTACATTTTTCAGGTATAATATCAGTTGCAACATTACTTACACTTGAAGGATTCATTGAATCCTGATAAAACCCAATACAATTTGGATTATTATTACAATATTTTTGAACTTTGTTATCTGCATTCAGATCAGTATCATTAGTCGATTCACCAGGACCTGGTGGTTCTTGCGATTGACATCCACCACGAAAATCATCAATAAGATTATAATAAGCATTATAACAAGTATCTTTATAACAATTAGCATTTATACTACCCTTTACTTTTTTACAAGTTGGATCGTTTCCATAATCAGTACATTTGTAATTTTTGGGTAAGCAAACATTACCTTTACAATGTTTATCATCGCCTTTACAATTATCATCTGTGCAAGTATAAGGAGTGCAAGAATTACCTTCACAACTCATACCACTAATACAAGCATTATTTACACAACCGCTTGGACTTTTACAATTTTCATCTTTTGTGCAGTCATAAGGTATGCATTTATTATCTACACATTTACTTGGACTTTTACAATTTTCATCTTTTGTGCAGTCATAAGGTTTTTTCTTTATAAACAAAAAATATATTCCGATTCCTATTAATATAAAACTTATAATTCATAATGCTATATATATTTTACTTTTGTCAAAACTCATTTATAATAGCAAAATATTATAAAATTATTATAAAATTTTATAATACTAGTACGAATGCATTATTTTTAGAAATTCTAATCTTCATCATTTTTAGACGAAATAAGTAAAGTTTTTGCCCATCTGCGTGCTTGTTCATTCTTGAGAATATTTTCGGTATAAAAATAATAAATCTTAGAATTTTCAAATCGATTTAACCAATCATTAAACTCATCCTCTAAATTTAAGTCTAAAATAGTAAAATAAAATTGGAGATATATTTTTAATTCATCCTCATAACGTAAAATATCATAAAGTTTTTGAGTTGCAACTGCTATTGGTGTTAAATCAAATTTATAATTATGAGCGTTTCCTGCAAACTGACCGTAGTTACCAACTACAAAAATTCTTATATCATATGAAGATGGAGCATATATATTTAAACTTAATACATCACTTACACACGTGTCGAGGTCTTCTTGAGATGGTATTTTAATATTAAAAACTTTTTCAAGCATAAAAATGTCTAAAGATATTAGTTTACCTTTATTAGATAATAAAAAAGTATTTACTTCATGTATTTTTGTCTCTAAAGATTGTGAGTCTAAATCTTCATTGTATCTTTCTAATAAGTTACACATGTATTTAGTTATAACATAACTTTGTTTTTTACCAATAGAACCAGAAGTAGACAACAATATACTAGTTGCTTTATCTATTCCTTTTTCTACATAATTAAATATATCATTGTATTTTTTTATCATTACTGAATACTGAATCGGTTTATACATCTTACGTTTTGTCACTGTAATATACGGGCTTAGAACTTCAGGGTATTCATCTAATAACCATTTCATAAACATAAGAGGTGTATATTGAGCTATAGGAGTTACAGGTATCTTTTTAAAATTATATACTATAGAATGAAGTTTGCCTATTCCTACATATTCTTGTGTTTCTTTTGCACGATTTGTTCTAGTTCCTATGTTAATAGGGTATGGATCATCTTGTTCGTAAAATTTTTGAAATAATAAAGCAATTTTCTTTCTTAAATCTATATCAGTAACATTTGTGTTATTAGTTGCTTTATCACAGCAATAGGACATAAATGTATACATATCTTGACCAGGAATCATATGATTTAGTATTCCTAATTCTTCAAAAGCATATGTACCAATAGTTTCATTGTCAATATTACATGTCGAACGTCCAAAATCAATAATTACAGGAATAAATTCTGGATTTTTTATTGTATATGTAGACATATCCAATGGTACAGAGTATTCAAAATTTTCTTGTTTACGAATCATAACATTATCAAAATGTAAATCAAAATGAGTGAATTCAACTTCTCTTTGTGCAACCTCTAAAGCCAATAGTAATTGAAAGAAAATAACTAACCATTTATTAAAACTTAATTTATTATCAATTAAATCTCCTACTGTCTTAATATCCTTGTCACCTGGTATTTTTTCGTATACTATAAAAGGGCTTCTTATACCAGACACATTTTCACATAAATTTTCTAAAGGATTACTATCAGAAGGTTTATCGCACATAAAACATCCTAGAGTGTAAACAAAATTAGGAACTATATATCGTAATTTATTCATAGCTTTAATACCAATATAATATTCTCTAATCATCATTTCCATTTTTCTTTTTTCTTGTTTGTCTTCTTCTTCGTCGTCTTCTTCGTTGATTGGTAATTTAATAACTAATTCAATATCTGAAAAAAAAGTAGCATTATATACAATTCCATCCGCACCCGTTCTTAATACATCTAATTCGTCTATATATTTTTTTATGTCATTTGTTAAAACATAAATACCATTTTCTTTGTTAGGAGATAATGATAAAAAAAGAGTATCAAATAAGCAAAGAACAGCTTTCATGTCTGCACCTTTCATAAATTTTTTATTTAAAATATATTTTAACATAGGTTCAGAAACTTTATCTAGTATATCGATATACTTCGTTTTTATTTCACATGGATTATAAACATTTAATTTTGATGAAATAGAGAATGCCTGTCTTTTAATTTTTTCATCTTCGTTCTTCATTTATAAATATTAAAATATTAATTTTATAATGATTATAAATAAATTTATGTTGACCAAAAGAAAGTCACCAAAAAGAAGGTCACCTAAGAGAAAGTCACTTAAGAGGAAGTCACCTAAGATGTCACCTAGGAGAAGGTCACCTAAGAGGAAGTCACCTAAGATGTCACCTAGGAGAAGGTCACTCAAGAGGTCACTTAAGAGGAAGTCACCTAAGAGGAGTATATGCTGGACAGGTTACCATAGAGTGAGAGGAACAATTCCTTATTCTAAAGGTAGTTGTGCTAAAGATTAATTTTTAATCTCTTTTTATACCCATAATACCACCATTACGACGAATAAGAGGAATATTTGCACGAGGTATATTTCTATCTACAACATTTTCATAAGAGTGATTGTTGTTTTTATAAAAGTTTTTAATTAGAACTGCAATAATTATAATAACTATTATAATTGAAATTACAATAAGAAGTATTTTCCACCAAGCAAGACCTTCACTTTCTTCTAAACTTTTTGCTAATTTATCACTTTCTTCTTTTGAAGAAGCCAATGTTATTCCATATGTATCATAATAAAATTTTTCGGGTGATATACCATCCTTTTTTGAATATGTTTTAGAAATCCACTCAACATCATATCCTGATAAACGATTATTTTCTGAAGTTCCTACAAAATCTGTTGTTAATATTGATGGATAATAATAAAGCATTATAGATAGAGGATCAAATTTTGATCCAGTATTATTCTTTTTATCAAATTTATTAATAACGTTTTCATCTACAGTATTTGTATCCCATCCAATAGTTAACCAGTAGTATAAATACAATACTGGTTTGTTCCATTTTATACTAGAATAAGGGCTTTGATGCTCATGATTCATACCAATAGCATGCCCAAATTCATGCAAAATAGTAGAAACATCAAGCCACGCAAAATTCATTGTAGCATCTTCTTTTTTATAATTTAAAGCATCTTTACCAACTGCTGAAAAGCAGCCATCTTTTTTGTCAAATGAAATTCGAATATCTGGAGTACGATTATATGGTTTTTTTAGAAAGTTAAATGTTAAGTTTACTAAAGGCTGTATTCTTTCATTAACAACCGTTTGTATTATACTAATAGTCGACATATATGAGCCGTTTTGAATTTTATATTGAAGCGGATCAACCTCTGACCAAAAATTATAGTAAGTCCTTTTAATGTCCTCACCTTCTCCTATAAATCCAATTGTTATAACCCTATTTTTTGGCCATAAAAAATCTGTTTCAAAAACTGCTTTTTGTCCTGAATTGTTTTGATTAATATTTATATGTGAAGATATTTGAGTGCATAGACGATAATCTTCCATTTATTAAAAAATTACAAAAATTAATTTTAATTATTATTTGTGAAACTATAATTTTTTTATACAAAAATAAAATTCTTCTTACTGTATAATAATAAATTATTATAATTCAAATTATAGTAAGGATTATTTTTTCTTTCTATCTGAAAATTATAATAATGTAACATTATTCGATAGAAAGTTTAAATTTATTGGCTGGTGTTCCCACCTCACAGGAGTTATTTGTGTAAGAAAAAATGAGTTAGTGCTTTCACCAAAGTCCCAACAACGGATACTGGAAACTGTAGAGCCTTTGACACATGTGTTGTAGATTGAAAATTTTCTTGACCCTAGCATTCTTCCAAGGAAAAGTATCATTTGTGGTGACCCCAAGTCCAGATCTACAACAAAGATGAATTTGACCGAATCACACTGAAATAAAGATAGAATTGAATTTTTATAAGAATTTTATAGAAAGTATGCATTATGACCTCAAATCAACGATGTTTAAATTGTCATGGACAAGATCTTTTCGAAGAGTATCAAGGTTCTGAATTAACTTGTGGTTCTTGCGGATGTATAGGTTTTGTACAGAAAATACCAGAAGTCTGTGACTTGGTTGAATCTATTGTTAAAATTAGTTTGACAAATTCTATTCATGAAGAAATGATAAAGTTTGCGGAAGAAATGAACATGAATCGTGACATATCTGAAATGATTAGTAAATTAAACATAGTTACTCAAAAACCCCCATCTTGTCACAAGAATTGTTAGAAAAAGCTACATTTTAAATAAAATCACACACTAAATATGTGTGATTTTAAATTTATATAGATGCGATTATCCTGTTGTTAACCTTTGATGTGTTAGGGTCTATTTAGTTTGCATTTCAATAGTCCACTCCATAGTACCAAAGGCTTTTGTTTTCCCCCAAACATTATGAGTGCTTACTAGTTTTTCAGCAATAAAATTTCCACACCATGGCTTAATACCATTAGTAGAACATCCATATTTTTCTTTTAATTCTGCTTCATCTTTCGTTTTAGCAGAACAAGAAGGCATAAAAGTTGCACAGAATTCTCTAGGATTTTCACAAGCACCCGTTCTAGGATCGGAATCAGTAAATTTTCCAGGAATAGTCATAGCCGCACTTTTTCTACCAATACCTTTCCAATATTCTGGAGCTCCCTCATACGTTGGAATTTGAAATACTGTAGTTCCATTTGCATCCATAATAGTAAAAAATACACGAGGATTACTTTCATTATTCATATAATCATCACTGATAAAATATTTTTCTGTATACCACCCACCTGATTGTTTATCATCTGTACCTTTTCCATGATGTAAACAAATTCCGTAAGAACCACGATTTTCATCTGTATTTGCGTATAATCTCAAATAACCCTTATTTACAGTATCTTCTGTACCATTCATTGTGCTTTCAAGAATATCCCATTCTCCTGATCTAGCTTTTTCCCAAGTATTACCAGCTTCAATAACTCCCTTTGCTTCCTTTTCAGTAAGACCTGAATTAATCAATTCAGTTTCTTCCATCTTATTAATAGGACCTCTATCTAAAGTTGACTGATTTAGCATATACCAAGCAACATTAAATATTTTTTCAACCGAAATAATAAATGCAAATGCTGGAGCTCCAACTCCGGAACGACCAGCTGGGTAATATCCAGCACCCCAATTAGCTGAACCACCTGGCAAAGGTCCAGGTAACCAATTTTGATTATTTTTCATTATATCTTGTGGAGGATGTTTACCATCCATATTGAAAGAACTATCTTGTTGACATACCCATGTATTAGTTGTTTGATCATATTGATAAGATCCGACATAATTAACTATTAAATCTGTACCATGATTTTTTTCATTTGTATAAGATTTGTAGTCCTGATCTCCACGATTAACTCCTTTGCATGTTTGTCCTTTACAAGTACCAATAATCCAATTCCATTTTGGTTTAACATATAAATAGTTAGTTAAACATCCATTCTCGTTAGAAATACACATGGATTGACTTTTATCTGTTAGAGGATCTACTTTCCATATACCAAATTGGCTTGCTGTATCCGAATAACTTAAAGGAATTGGACATTGAGGTGCAATAGCAGAAGGTTTAGAATCTATTAGAGGGCATTTGTCCATCTTTGCTCTAGGAAGTTTATATTTGAACGGAATTTCTTTAAAAATATCATCATTGTCATCATTGTTACCTTGATTATTAGATTTAATTAAAAATCCTGCTAATAATCCAATAAGTATAAAACAAATAATAATACTTGAAACTATAATAAATGTTTGGGTTTTCATTTATTATACTTATAAAATTAATTATTTATAAAATAATCTAGAAAAAGTTTTAATAAATTAGGATATGTAAATTAATAAACATGATTTTTTATAACACTTTTTCAAGTTAACTAATTTAAAAAATATCTGATAATTTTTGAATATCAGATTTATTTTATCTAAATCATGAAATACTATTATAATCTGATAGTCAAAAAGTAAATCAAGACATTTGATACATGTATCTTAGATATGGACCAAAATTAGACGCCTCTTTGTCGTGAGACTCTTTGTCGTGAGACTCTTTGTAAAGTTTTATCGATGGTTCATCTTGTATAAAAACAAGTGGAATTTGTAGAGTTTTATTCTTATACACAAGATTGTATTGTGATCTGTTCTTTTTAATTTTATAACACTTTTTCTTATTAACAATTGTTTTTGTAACAAAATTATCATTCTGTAACTTATAATTGGTAAAAAAAGACTTTATGAATTTAATAATTTTATTTTGAACAGCAAATAGCATTATTATTAATATACATTTATTGTTTATTTAAAAATCAAATCTATTTTTAAATAATTTGTAAATAATAAATGGAATCTTTTGAACAAGAAAAAAGTTCTTCTGGTAAATACTACTATAGAAATAGACGAACTGGACAAACTCAATGGGGTTATAGAACTTTCTTTAACACAAACATTTATCTTCCTTATGGATGGATTTGTCTAAATATAGATAGACTAAAACATGTCTATAGATATTTTGGTAAAAATAATTATGATTCTTCATTTTATGCACCTGAAATGAAAGATTTAGTAGAAATGAGTTATAAAGAACTTGAAGACTTGGAATCTGATAATGATCTTGATGTTGTTCGAGATGTTCAAAAGGAAATGTGCAGAAGAAATAAACTTTTTCGAACTATAGCACAATATCTTAATATAGATTCCGAAGGTATCATAGATGAAAGTCTCGAATACATTTCTAAAAGTTCATTAGATGACGTTATTAGACTTATTCAACAAGAAGAAAGACAAAATCTTGGAGAATATGCAAGTCTAACAGCTTTTCAAAGATTCAGAAGAGGTCAAAATCTTACTTTTTATTCTGAAAGATCTATTAGAGAGCTTTGTGGTCTAAATACAAGAGATGTAGAAGCATCAAATGCTTTGCATGCATCTGAAAATTGTATATGTCCTATAACAACATTTTTATGTAAAAACCCCGTAGTATGTAGTAATGGTCAAACTATGGACAAAAAAAGTGCTGAAAAGCTTTTGAGAATAGCGCAAAGAACAGGAAAGCCTGCTTTATGCCCTTTAACAAGAGATGTTATAACTAGTTTTGTACCAAGTATATTTGCAAAACAAACAATAGTTGCATTTGTAGAAAAATATGAAAATCAAAAAGGTGGTAATTGGAAAGCCATTATAGATTTATGTAGAAACTATAGAACTAAAGAAGATGATACCGAAGAAGATGATATTGAAGAGTTACATGAACCTATTTTTGAAACACCTGAAGAGTTAGCTGAAAGATTAGAGCTAGAACGATTTCAAAGAGAGTTAGTGGACGATATATGGGCAGAAGAAGAAGTTCGGCGAATAGAACATTTACGAGAAGAAGATGATAGTAATAGTGAAGGTTAAGTGTGACAACCAAATCTTTTCGCAAACCCTAAAAAAATACCATTTTTGTTAGGAATTTACCTATATCTTATTTGGAATTATTTTTGTAGCCTCGATTTACTTCTTACCATGGAGCTACACATGGTTTAGAAGCTCATTTTACGGGGCTGGATTCATAGCGGACTACAACATCAAAAGAATGAATATAACAGGATATTAGAGATAGAATAAAGAGACATACTGTAATCCTTCTACGAAGCAGATCTCATGACACATACTTTCGATAGAGATGATTTAATTCTTTTCCTAACAATATAACATAAACTTAACCTGAATGAGTGGTCAATAAATACTTTTTCAAAAAAAAATTATTGATAGTAAACCTCTATCTAAGAAAGGATTTGAAATAAATGACTGTGTTGTTATCAAGTTATCACCAACTATTTTATATCGCGTTATTGAAAAAATATCTGATACATTATATAAAATTCAAAGACAAAGCGATCTCAAAGAGTTTAAAGAAGATATTAAAACACTTATGAGACCTCCTTATAAGCAAGTAAGTAGAAATCTTAAATCACTTGCTGAATATAATTTTCCAATGTACAGAGAATATGATGAAGAAGAAATTTCGTTGTACAAACCAAAAAAAATATAAATAATTTACTATGTGAATTCTTTAATTTTTAATTAAAAAATTGCTAAATAATAAATGGAAAGAACTTTTTCTACTTATTTGAATGAAGAACCATATTTCGGTGCTAAGTTACCAAATGGATGGAAAAGAGTTAGTAGTGGTGATACATCATCTCCTTATTTCTACACCTACATGGGTACAAATGCAACATGGACACCTCCAGAAATAAATTTTATAGAAGCTTATAATATTATAAGACAAAATCCTATTTCAGATGAACTAGTGTTTGTTCTTGACATCCCTGAAAATTGCCCTATCGTAGAAGTAGTTAGAAATATATACTCAATGTCAGAAGTAAAGGCTGAACCAGGAAAGTGGAATCAAGGAGAAACTAAATATGATACATTTAAAGATGTATTACCAATGTTTTGTAAACTCGCAAACGATGCAGGTGCTAAAGTTATTGTTCCAACAGAAATAGATTTTAAACCGGAATTAAATCGTGCAATAGCTGAAGTTGCTAAGGCAATTCCTAAAAGTGGTGAAAGTCTTGAAGAGATATTTATTGCGCATTGCGACACTGGAACTTCTATAAGCGTGCCTGCTTGGACTATATTATTTTACATCACAAAAGGAATGTTTCAAGGAGGTGGATTGTCAATATATCCATATAGCAAAAATGTGTATTCAGGTGAAGAAAATCCAATATCACCTTTTTCTGAAAATAATGGCATCAGGGTTGTTATTATGAGAGGTGACGTTAAACATAAGCCTGAAGGAATTATAGGATTAGGTGCAGATTGCGAGCGTGGCGTAGTAATCTTTCAATTACCAGCTCCTAATCGATTACACTTAAAATAATTAAATACCAGAAATTCTTAAAAGTATAGTTGAATACAAATGAATATAACATTAAAATTAATTAAGGAAATTGAAATTTTCATTGATAAAAATTTTTATTAATCATAATCAATACGATTATGATTTAATTAATCTACTAGAAATACACAAAAAAATATTTTATTTATTTACACGCATTTATATTGATGTAATTATCTCAACCGATTATAATATGTATTTCCAAATGATCTAGCAAAGTTCTCCATAAATAATTGTAAATACCATTTTAGTCTAAACGGACCACCTTTACCATTCAGACTAAATGTAACACCTGGGTACTTTTCAGACAGCATCAAACGTACTGCGCGCTTTCCTGATATATTCCATTTTGTTAATATATCTGTATCATTACGAAAATCATTAATAACTGATTGTTTTTTACAAAAGCGAAAGAATGATTCGTATTCTATACAAAAACAGTCATAATCTATTCCATATTCAGATCTTTTGTCTTCTTCAACACGTTTTTGTTTTTCAAATTTTTCCTGATCTCGAACTCTTCTATAATCTTCCATCCTTTTTTGTTCTCGAACCATTTCTTCTTGAATGTTTCTCTTTTCTTCGTCATCTTTTCGTTGTTGAATTTTTTGAGGTTCCTGTTCTTTCATATAATCATTACATAATCTTCTAATTTCATTCCAAGTCGGTCCTGTACGTGTATCATTTTTATAGGTTTCTACAAATTTGGCTGTTATTGATCTCATCTGTAGATTTGGAGTAAGCACATCTGTAACTTCAGTTTGAGTATATGGACATATTAAAATTTGTTCTGTATTGATAGCAGATCTTTCGTATGTTTTTCCAGAACTAAGAAAAACTGGATCTATCATAAAAGAATATGATATTGGACATATTAACTCTTCAGCTAATGAATATGCAATTTCAGCTTCTTTTGAGTTTTCGTCTGGTTCTAATTCTTCAAGAATAGATTTTTCAATTTCTAGTTGTTCAACAAGAGATCTTACAAATTCTCTTTGTTCAAAAAAATTCTTGTACGATTCTCTACTTTGTTTGTCGACAGACATATCTAAATTTTATTTTAATGAACAATTGATTTAAATAAAGAATTTATGTTAATAATAATACATGTCCTCTGATCAAAATGCTCCTATACACTACATGGTATCAAATAAAAATTTGTCATGTGATCAAGTTGCACATCACATGTGCAAAGTAGGTATTCCAGGGACTGTAACTTTTCAAACTACAGTAATATGTGATAAATCTCGAAAAAAGTGTGAAATAGAAAATGGATGTTTGATTACTATGTACAATACTACAAATCAAGATTTTTACGAGAAAATCGTAAATCCTTTACACACTAAATATTCTCTATCATGTGGATACGTTCGAATTGATGGAGTATATATCGGATGTGTAAATAATTTATTTAGACCTTCAAATTGTGGAGAAGTAAATATATAATTTTACTATCTTTCCTGATAATAAATCTTCTTTATCTGTTTTACCTTTTATTTTGAAATAAAGAATCTCAATTTAAATATGGAAATAATTATTTAACTTTTTCCATATTTTATTAATTTTTAACCGATAGATATGTAAGCAGTATCTCTACCGAAATTTGCTCGTAGGCTGTACACCCATGACTTGAGTAGTAGCTATTTCGTGATTAGGAAGATGTCCAGTATGCATAGCAATAGCCCAAACTATTAAAACTAAACCTATAGTAGCTAAAAGTCCACCGATGATATAAGTTACAGTTCCTATATTTTTAGGAGCATCTTTCTTAGTTATTTTCTTATATTCTTTGACTTCAAAATTATGTTGTTTGGCGGATATTAAAAGTATTATAGCAAGTAATAATACAATAGAACCAATAACTATAAAAACAATTTTGGCGCTCATTTTATTATATATATATATATTATTTTTTTAAAAATAATATTTTTTTAAAAATACAAATTTCTACAAAGTGTAAAATAATAACTATTACCTTAATAAATGAAGAAGTGTTTAGGTATTAACACACCTATTATAATGTTTGATGGTTCAATTAAGATGGTCCAAGATATAAAAATAAATGATCTAATTATGGGAGATGATTCTAGAAGCAGAAAAATAGTAAGAACAATTTCTGGAAATGATGAAATGTTTAAAGTCATAACAAGAACCGGAGATTTTTATATTGTAAATAGCAATTATATTCTTACTTTTAAAGTTTCTAAATATATTATACCAGATAGAAATAAGTGTTTTTTATTTTGTGCTGATAAAAATGGTAGTGTAATTCAGAAAAGTTTTGATCTTTACGAAGATGCAAAAAAAGAGTATGATAGTCTACCTGATTTTGTAGATTTACCAGTTTCACTTTATATAGAAAATCGCTATTGGAACAAACATTTTCAAGCAATTTATACAAGTCTTGATTTTCCTGAAAAGAAATTAGAAATCGACCCTTACACATTTGGTACTCTTTTGGTAGGTGGTAATCGATTTTTAAACATAAAAAATACTATCACATATTTTAAAATACTTTGTAGTAAACATATTCCGCATAAATACAAAAATAGTTCAAAAGAACAAAGGTTAAAATTACTTGCTGGTTTAATTGATACTTCTGGTCGGTTAACACAGTACAATAATTACGAAATAGTATTAGAAAAATCAGGAAAATTTTCTGAAGATATATTTTTTATTGCAAAATCATTAGGATTATATGTTTTTATAAGAGAACAAAACATAGTTTGTATATCTTGTGGATGCATAAATGAAATTCCTGTTTTAATAACAAAGAAGACTACTGATACAGGTGAAAGGTTTGGACATTTATCATCTTTTATAAGAATAGTGGAAATTGGTAGAGGATCATATTATGGTTTGGAGATTGAACATAATAAACGTTTCGTATTAGGAAACTTTATAATCACATAATAATATCGAATCATTTATCTAGAGCACTGCGCTTTGTAAAAATAGTTCGCACATTATTAAAAGACCAGTAAAGAGTTGCTAAAATTTGCAATTCTCTCTTCGATTTAAAATCAGTAATAAGTTTTTTATCAGGATTGTATATATTAAACCCAAGTATAGGCTGTGCAAACTGGTTAACTAGAGTATCAATAATAGAATTCAACACTATAGAAAATATCAAGAATGCATATTTTTTACGTTTCGTATAAACCGAGTTTCTAAGTAAATATACAAAAGTTATAATTTAATTTATTTACTTAAAGATAAATAATGACATCTGTCAGATCTCCTCGTCGTAAATCACTTGTCAAGAAATCTAGGTCTCCTCGTCGGAAATCACCTGTCAAGAAATATAGGTCTCCTCGTCGGAAATCACCTGTCAAGAAATATAGGTCTCCTCGTCGGAAATCACCTCTCAAGAAATCCAGGTCTCCTCATCGGAAATCACCTGTCAAGAAATCTAAGTCTCCTCGTCGGAAATCACCTAAAAGAATGCTAAAAGGAGGAGGGCGAAAAGCAACAGGATCAGAAAGACGTAGAAGTAAAAAAGAAAAGCCAGAATCAGATGCATCAGAGGTAGCAACGGAACCAGATACATTAAAGGTAGCAGAAGAATCAGATAGATGGACTCTCACAGGGCGTGAACCATCAGAGCTTACTTACCGTAAAGAACGTGAAAAAATTATACCTCTTGAAGATAATTTATATCGTAGAAATGATCCAAAATACAATGAACAAATAAAAGTTTTGAGGGATTTTTATATTGCATTATGGAATAAATATAATGGTTATCATTATGATCCATTACGTTATCATCCATTAAAACCTAAATTACCATTAACATCAGATCAAAAAGCATTGAGGAAATATTATAACGACATTACAAATAGTAAGAGTTTAAATAGTATAACAAATAATCTTAACAAGGGAAGATTATTATATTCTACTGAATATGAGGAAACTAATCAAAATATTCTTAAGGACCCAAGGATGTTTGTTTATAGCATAGATTCTATTAATAGATATCCTCACCGTGCTAGGTTTCCAAGAAACCCAAAAATAAACTTTCAAGTATCTCCTAATAGTTTTGAAATACACTGTAATACAAATAATAAAAATACATCAGGAGAGAATATACCTGCAAGATTTTTTGGTCATGTTACATTAATTCTAACGAGAGATTTAACTCCTGATCAAATAGGCAAAATAATGTCTTACACAGAGGATAATGAGAAATCAGATGCTCAAAAACACTTCAGCGAAATCTACCATTATGGTGCATCGATTTTTAAAGGGGAAATTGTTGAATCATGGTGGCAAACTTTTGAGAAACTTCCAGAAGAAAAAACAAGAGACAAATCAGTGACACTTGATGAGAGAGATATCATGAATATACAGTTTGGTACTGAAACCTATTTTCCTGATTGTAGTGTTGGTAAATTCATGAAAGAATATTATTTATATTGTATTAATACTTGTCCAATATATGTTGTTTTTGCGGGAGCGCCAAAATCAGGATATTCGACATTAACTATTAGAGATTTTACAAACTGGGGTAGTCCTAAAACTCTACTACATACGTGAAAGAGAATTTATAAAATAATCTAATATTTATACACTAATTATAAAACATTATAGATAGTATGTCTAGAAACAATCTCATTGAAAAATATTTAAGAGACACCGGTATTGATTTGTGTACATGGTCAAGAAATGGTATGAGAGTTATTATACCTGTTCAAGAGAATATAATTCATAATTTATTGTCTTCTTATGTTAAAGAACAATTAAAAGAAAATAATACTATGAATGACACTCAAAGATGACAATTTTAGGAGGAGTATTTGGATCTGTAACAACATGAACTGTATCGCCTTCGTGTATTAAACCAATAAAAGTATTAGATTTTTGTTGTACATCTATTATTGTTACATTTATTTCTCTATTTTCCGAACTCCAAAACAGGTAACTTATGAACAACCAGGTTTCACCAACTAGGCAAAGTCCGGTAAGACAAACTCCGGCAACAAGTTCTTCTTTTTTATGCATGACAATTCCATAAATTGACCAACCGATTCCGCTAATGAAAGATAATCCCATCAAAACAGCACCTACTATAAAATACTCTTTGTTTATCTCCATACTTTATTAAGATTTTCATATTTTAAACAGAATATATTTACAGAATATATTTATATAATTTGTATATAACAAATGCAAGAGATACAAAAATTTGTATCCATATAGAAACTATTGCAATTTTGCTTCCAGTTAGATTATTATCAGAAATATCTACGTTTTCTACTTCAGTAACTTTTATATTAACATCTTTAAACTTTGCAGAAACAGAAGATACTTTAGCATTAAAAGAGAACTGTGTTAGCCATATTAATCCGCTAATACTTACTAAAGATAAAGTAATATAACAAACATATTCCTCCAAACTTTAAATCGGCCATTTTATTATAAGTAAATTATATTATAAAATTATATTTAATTTCCTAAAAAAAAATCTAATAATTGTAATATTTTACAAATTCGGGTATACCAAAGAGTATTTACATGAACAGTAGTTTCTATACCAGAGAATTTATAAAATAAGTATTTTTTCTTTCAATAGTTACTTTTATCATTGCTAATATATCCTTCACCTTCATAAAATCCAGCAAACCATATCTTGTTAATCCATCAGTTTATAATATATATCAACAATTTTTAAGCTGATTATAATTAATTCAGAAAGAATTAACTTTTCATTTTAAAATTGATTAATAGATTAAATATATAATTTATTAAAAATGTATACAGGAAGAATTTATAAAATCGTTAACACTCAAAATAAAAATATATATATAGGTCAAACATACAAAACTCTTTCTCAAAGATTTACTAATCACAAATGTGAGGCTAAAAAAGGTATTGTGAATAGTAATCTTTATAAAGCAATTGAAAAATATGGAAAAGAATTCTTTACTATAGAAGATATAGAAATTAAAGATTTTGAAACCAAAGAAGATGCTAAGATTTGGATGAATGAAAAAGAAATTCATTATATTTTTACTTTAAAACCCCGTTATAATATGGCTCCAGGTGGTTTAGGTCACACAGGAGTTGTTTGGTCTGAAGAAAGACGCATTAATTTCAAAAAACTTATGACAGGATCTAATAATCCAAACTTTTGAAAATCTCTTTCAGAAGAAACTAAACAAAAACTTTCAAATGTACTAAAAGGAAAACTAAAAACGTCAGCTGGATATATTTGGAAATATAGTATAAATACAGATTTATTATAATCTATCTACATTCTTTTGTCATATTTTGATATATAATATGACAATTTTATAGTATTCAAACTATTACCGAAGTCTCAACACTAAATGTAAAGTCGACTCCGACTGGATATTTTTTGTTGTACTTTTTTTATATTTATTTATGAATTCTGTTTTTCTTTCCAATTTTTTTTAGCTATATACTGGCATTTTTTACAATAAGATTGAAATCCATCTGTAGTGTCCCTTTTTATACCAAACTCTGTAATTGGTTTAAGTAATTCACATACACCTTTACACTTTTTTTCCTTTATATTTTCACGAATTTTGTTTCGTTTATTAGACATAGTCGTAGAACGTTTTTTATGAGCAACAGATTTTATTATTTTACCTTTATCTGTTTCATTATATTTTTTTATACTATTTGCAATTTTTAATTTGGTGTCTTCTGTAACATTTTTTCCACATTCATGACACCATGATCCTGTTTTGAGTTTACCCCATTTTGCTGACCATTCATGACCTTTATAACATTTGAGAGTTATTATAGATGTATTTTGAAAAGGTGTTCAGCTGATTAAAGTGCCAAAATTATCTTTTATAATAGAATCTAAATGAAGTTTTTTATGTTTTATTGGAATAAATGTATTATGTTTAATATCTTCTAATTTTATTACAACAGGTATATTCATATTCTTTAGTAATTCATAAATGTAAGAAGGAATAAGATTTTCATTAATGTAATATGGAACAACCAACAATTTAACATCTTGTTCCTTGCATAATGTAGCTTTTGCCAAATCACGTGTTTGTTGAAATGCGAATATTTCTTTACTACCAAAAAAATTTATTTGTTTGTAATGTTGTTCACCGTTGTGTTCTAAAGCCAACTTAAGTTCTTGATTATACATATCCAGTTCTAATCTTGATGTTCCCATAGTTAACCATAATGGTCTTATTTTTGTAAATTTTTTTCCGGTTGCATTTTCTAATATATGTTTACAATATAATTCTCTTACGTATTTGCATGAGCATTCTGGACACCAATGTTTTCTTTGTGCATTAGAATATGTTTGCAAAAATTTATGACCTTCATTACATTCAAACTCTAGTTTTGTTTGTGCATTAATATATTCTGAAACAGGTGTTAGTAATTTACCATCGTATTCTTTTGCATAATTTAACATTTTTTTCCAATAGTATTCTTTTCTTTCAAGGTTTTTTTGTTCTTTTATCCATAAATTATTAAGATCTTTGATGTCAATATTATAATTTTCGGAAATTCTTTTAATAAACATGTTAACATAATTCTGAATGATATTGATTAGTAAAGTATTCATAAGTCTATCAATAATAGATAATAGGAAGATTTTAAATTCAAATTTAATGTTTATCTAATTAGATAAACATTATTTCTTATTCATAAATAATAAATTTTGTAACAATTGATATATAAATAACTTATTTGTTATTGTAATATTTTATCTCAAAACAAGATGCAAAGTCGACTCCTTGAGGATATTGTAGCAACCGATAGTTCTCCCGTCTTCGAGTTGCTTACCCGCAAAAATAAGCCTCTGTTGGTCTGGTGGCAAACCTTCCTTGTCTTGAATCTTTGATTTTACATTTTCAATAGTGTCAGATGATTCTACTTCGAGCGTAATAGTTTTTCCAGTCAATGTTTTAACAAAAATTTGCATCTTATTTATTAAATATCAAGAAATCTTTAAATAAAATAAACCTAATTAAAACATTGTATTCAAGAATACAAGAAATGTATTTTTGTATGTCAGAAATTACATACAATAACTGTTCTGAAGTGATTCATGGTAAAGTATTACAAAAAGATGTCGCTGAAATTATTGCAAATATAAATTATAATAAAATTTACTTAGAATGTGAAATAGTATCTAGTGTATTAAAAGCTGATATTCCGCATAAATGCAATATTGTTAGATGTCCTCTCTTTCGATTGCATTTGAGAAATAAGTTTTGGAACATTGGCTTCAAAGGATTATTGTATTATGAATCTAAGAAAGAGCTTGAAAAGCGCTTACCAGATGAAATTGTTTTGTACATATTAAAAATGCTAGTTACAATTTAAAGATGAATTTTTATTATATAATAAAAAAATTCAAATGAACAAAAGAGCATCATACGATTTTGTGGTTGATGAAATTCTAAAAAGAGAAAGAGTGCCTATTCCTCCTATTTTATTGACAGGAAAAAGATTTGGTGATGAAGATAGTGTGTATAGCGTATTTAATGTGATGAAATTGAGAAACGAACCAAATAATTTTACTTTCAATGTAGATAGTTCTTTTATTAATTTAGATGATTATCAAAAAGAATTGCTTTACCTGAAACTTTTTACATCAACAACTGAACAAAAGCATATAACAAAGGGAACTTGCTTTATCAAAATCACAGATACTATTGATCAAGTTTTCTACATGTACATAAAATTGGTACTAAAGTGTCGAAATCTTTCTGGAGACACCGGAAACGAGACTAAATATAGAATAATTTACTCTTCGTCTTTTGATGACTTGCTAAAGTTTATATATAGACCAAAAGAAATTCCTGATCTTTTAAATTCGGAAGCTTTCGTTTCAAAAGATGATAAAACAAAGGAACAATCAGTAATTCTTGAAGAGCATACAAAAACTCTTATAACAAATGTAGAGTATGACTGTAATCACGTTAAACTTGAAGCACCTATTTCTGCGTTTGGCACTTTACCGAATGTTGTAAATATTATTATTAATTATAATACTAGAACTATTTCAACTAGTATCAGTAATAAAACATTTGAAACTAAATATAAACAACGACATGAAATTTTTACTAATGATATTATCACAAAGGGTAAAGATAATGTAAATGTATGTGTATATCTTTATAGGTACTGTATCAATATTATCATTAAGAATGATGTTGAAACATTAAAAGAATTTAAGTTGAAAGAAGTAAAATAAAGAGATTCGTATAAACTTACTTTTTATAAATATATTTTACAAAAATATATTTATAATTTTTATATTATAAATATGTCTGGTTCTGGATATATTTTGAATGGAAACCCATGTTCTGGATCTTTTATTTTAGAAGGAAGCGCTGATGGAACTTCTTGGGATGTTATGGTTGCAAAAAGTGCCAACAACACTTTTTTAGGTAGAGAAGGATTATCAACTGCAGGAGGAAATATATCATCAGGATATAACTCTACTGTATTTACAAATACTACTTTTAGTATTTACAAACCAGATAACACATATACTCAGGTAACAACGATATCAACTCCATCATATATAGGTTTATTACGACAATTTGAAAAAACATCATGTAAAGTAACAATCAGTGGTGGAAATCCAAATCTAAATACAATCTTTGATTTCAATGTTCATTGCGTAAAATCAAACATTGGATATCCATATTGGTCGGCACCAACTAAATTTAATTGTGTTGTAACGAATTATAATTCAGCTAATGGCGAATTAACTTTTGATGCAACACCAGATGAAACAGGAACATCTATATTTGCGATTATAGTAAGAAGTGGTAATGGCTCTGGAGAAGTTAGTGTAATATTACCAAGTCCTACTTTCACGGTAGAACAAGCTATAATAAAACCTTTTTGGCCAGCTAATATAAATACAACATCTTTTAAGCTGTACGGTGATGCTAGTGTAAGTAATCTTTTATGGGATGAAACGCAAGCTCCATTGGTAGGTCTAGGTTCTGGTAATGCTATATTCCCCAATTATTGGATTAAGTTTGTTGATATGACTATGTATAAGTTTAGTGATGGAACCCAAGTTACTGCAGCAAATATTGCTCAAAAATTTCAACAACTTGCAATAAGATATCAAACTCCTTACTACACTCCTACATATCCCGAAGATGCAATTTACTCATTAATACCTACTGGAGTATTTGGTCGTTACAATTGGGTGACAAAGTTTGATTTTAAATGGGGTTACTCAGGACTTACACAACCATCTCGTATAGCATTATGTTTAGATAATGGAGTACAAGGACAAATGGATCAATCTGGTCCAACTAATGGAATGTCTATATATGATTGGCACAATGCGAACGGTACAACATGGAAATTATGGGGTGCGCCTAATAAAAACTATAATGTTGGAGAGTTAACACTTCTCGGAACATTCAATACTTCAAATTATACACGTTCTCGAGGACAGTATAAATGGAATAATTTAACTGTGTCTCAAGCGCAGTACTTTACTCACTACTGGTGGCAACAGAGCCAATATGGTGAACCAGGTACAGCATGGTCTTGTCCACCTATTTTAGGACAGTAATAAGATGAGTTTGCTATACAGCGCACACTCGCAATATATTTGTTCTTAGTGACTGAATGAATTTAAGTTGCTATCAAATAAGATTATATTTTTATTATTTTTTATAATTTTTATATTATAAATATGTCTGGATATACATTAAATGGAAACCCATGGGGTTGATCTTTTATTGTGGAAGGAAGTACTGACGGAATTTCTTGGGATGTTATGGTTGCAAAAAGTGCTAATAACACGTTTTTAGGTAGAGAAGGATTATCAACTACAGGAGGAAATATATCATCAGGATATAACTCTACTGTATTTTCAAATACTAATTTTAGTATTTACAAACCAGATGGAACATATTTTCCACCTGATGCAGTTAGTAATGCAACATATTCTGGTAATTTAAACCAAAATTTTAATACTACAGGATGTAAAGTTACATTAAGTAGAGTAGGTGGAGGTGGTACTTGGAATAAAACTTCTAATACGAAAGAAGATTTCAGTGTTAATTGTTTTTTATCTACAGATCCATCTTGGACAGCTGGAACAAAATTCAATTGTGTTGTAACTAATTATAATTCAGCTAATGGCGAATTAACTTTTGATGCAACGCCAACTATTTCTGGAACATGTAAATTTGCTATCATAGTAAGAAGTGGACAAGGTACAGGTGTAATTATTACTACATTACAAACAAATACATTTGTAGTGTATCCTGATGTTAAAAGTGTAATACTTAGTTCATCAACTACACCTCCAAGGTATGAGAAAGCTATAACATCTGCAGAAAGGGCTGCCTTTTTTGACAAAACACTTGGCGGAACTTCTTCAACTCTTGGTTGTATAGCTAAATTTAGATATAATCAAGACCCAGCTCTTGGTTTACATCCATCACATCCTTTATGGGTTGATTATATTATGGCAACACAACCCTTTTATCCGAATCAAGGTCAGACTAAAAGATATGATCTTGCTATTGATTGGTATAGATGGGGGTATACATTCTCTGTTAGGCCTTATAAATTATGGTTTAGTTGCGCAAGTTATCCTGAAAATATTATTTCTGCAACCATTCAATTAAAAGGATTTACAAACAGTTCTTTTTCAGGAGGTGACATACTTTATTCTGGAGGTATTCCTGGTTCAGTACCATATTCAACTGTTTCTACTTATCTAAATTTTAATGGTTCTCAATCAAATACGACTGGGTGGACTCATTTTGAAATAAAGAATACAAGTGCAGATTCGGCAAATGTTGGTTTTAATTGCGAAGCATGTCAACTTTTTTTAACCCTATAAAAAGATTAACGAAAATAACTTTATTATAAAGTTATTTTTAAAAGATACAGTCATAATAATCGATTTTTAAATATTTTTATTTTTATTTTTTATTATAAATGGCTGGATATACTTTAAATGGAAACCCATGGGGTGGATCTTTTATTTTGGAAGGAAGTACTGACGGAATTTCTTGGGATGTTATGGTTGCAAAAAGTGCTAATAACACGTTTTTAGGTAGAGAAGGATTATCAACTACAGGAGGAAATATATCATCAGGATATAACTCTACTGTATTTTCAAATACTAATTTTAGTATTTACAAACCAGATGGAACATATTTTCCACCTGATGCAGTTAGTAATGCAACATATTCCGGTGAATTAAAACAGTATTCTACTACTACAGGATGTAAAGTTACATTAAGTAGAGTAGGTGGAGGTGGTACTTGGATTAAAACTTCTAACACAAAAGATGATTTTAGTGTTAACTGTGTTTTATCTACAGATTCATCTCCTTTGACATCTGGAAGTGTATTCAATTGTGTTGTAACGAATTATGATTCGTCTAATGGAGAATTAACTTTTGATGCAACACCAACTATTTCTAAAACATGCAAATTTGCTATCATAGTAAGAAGTGGACAAGGTACAGGTGAAATAAGTAAATCATTGTATACAAATAATGTTGATGTAAAACCATTTATATCACCTTTATGGACAGCCGCTCGTTACTGGTCTGGTGGTTTAACTTCAAGTAGTCTAACTCTTTCGAATCCATCAAGTTCTCGTACACCAACGAGTGAAACACTATCAAATCATCTATATGGTGCAGCACAGACTTTTCCTGGTAACTTTCCATCATTGGCTTACTGTGAAATTCCTGCAGGATACACGAGACCTGAGTCATTTAATTTATACAAAGATTGGGTTGCTACAACTGGAACAGTTGCCTTTTCTAATGGAGGTTATACAAATACGGGTGAAGTAACTTCTGCGTTCATTGATTGGCTTAAAAGTACATTTGATGTTAACATGTTTAAATTATCATCAGGTACTGTATGGAATGGAAATAATCACGCAGATATAAGTGATATTCAATTTAGATGGTCACAGATGATACAACATCATAATGGAGGTGCTTTTTTCTCATTAATGTATCCTAAACTTGACAGAATGATTAGTATGCGTTCAGGTAGTGTAGGACCAGTATTAAATATTGATTCAAGTTGGTATTATACTTGGGGATATCAAACACCACAAAAAGCTACAAGAATATTTTTTGCAAGAGATTTCCCAGAGCCTTTTCAATCGGGAACTCGAACAATGTCTGTTCCTTGTGGAAACCACAAATGGCAGGCTCCACCTGGTCCTGATCCATATACAGGAACTGGTAGTACTTATGGTACTTACCAATATAGAGGAACAAGTACATTATCTGATATTGGTGTTCAGGTGTGCAATGTTTTTGACTATAGTACAGGACAGTCTACTGATGGTTGGAGAGAAGTTGCTCGAGTGAACGTGTCTATTTGGTTACGTAATGGTGATAACTCATGGTCGGATACTATGAATGATGTTGGTAATACAGGAGGTGGTATTTGGGTTCCATTTAATACAACACTTGTACAAAATAATCCAAATGGATGGAAATATTATAGAATTTCCTCAAATGGTAGTGGTGATACAAGACTAACATCAAACTGGATTGCTAATGGAGAAAATTGGACAACACATTGGTATAATGCATCTACAATGGGTAGTTTAGTTTCAATTCTTGGAGGAGTAGAAGACACTGCTCTAAGATACCTGACTGTTAATTGGTAAATATCAAGTATTTACATAATAAAAGTAAGATTTTTTGAAATTATTATTTTATTTTTTATTATAAATATGTCTGGGTATACTTTAAATGGAAACCCATGGGCTGGATCTTTTATTTTGGAAGGAAGCACTGATGGAACTTCTTGGGATGTTATGGTTGCAAAAAGTGCTAATAACACATTTCTTAGTCAAGAAGGATTATCAACTGCAGGAGGAAATATATCATCAGGATATAACTCTACTGTATTTACAAATACTAATTTTAGTATTTACAAACCAGCTGGAACATATACAGCACCAAATGCTGTATCCATGCCAACATATTCTGGTATTTTACAACAAGCTTTTTCAAAATCTTGCACTGTAACTATTTCTGGTGGTGGTTGGACTAGTAATTCAAATGAAATAGAAGACTTTAGTGTTCATTGTATTTTGGCGAATACAAATCCTCCTTACTGGACACCTGGAACTACTATATTTAATTGTTTTGTCACTGGGTATAATAACCAAAATGGAAATTTATCATTTAACGCAATACCAAATATAAATGGAACATGTAGATTCATTGTTTTTGTTCGTAGCGGGCTTAAAACAGGTGAATTAAAAGCGATTTTACGAACAACTTCAGATTCTCAAGTAGAACCAAATATTATCATGACTACCGGTGGAATATCTCTTTGGCTTGATAGCAATGATCCACTTGGAACTGGTATATTACCAACAGATGGTAATACAGTAGATACTTGGAAAGATAAGTCAGGAAAAGGAATGGATGGCATAGCAATGAATGTAAACAATTCTACCGATACACCTGGAACTGGTGCCACATTCAGAGCAAATGCAAAGAAAGGAAGAGGTGCTTTGGAGTTTAATGGTAGACAAATGTACTCCATTCCATCGATGACTATGAATAAATACACTATTTTCGCTGTATGTTTCATACAAAACAGTATGTACGATAGTGTATCTTCTAGCACTGGCGCAGCAACAATTATTTCAGATAGGCTTCCTTATAATTATAGATATCTTCACATACGTACCAATACAGATAACAACAGTATGACTCTCATGGCAAATACTCAAAATATGTCTTGGGGATCAAGTATACCTGATAAAACATGGTGTCAATTTCGAAACGTTACAAATTATTGGGCTCTTATCACTTTATCGTATAATGAAGTAGATGGATATAGATATTGCCAATCTTATATAAATAGTATTCCATATGATTTAATTAAAGAATACGGAGCAGCTACTACACCATGGCAAGGTCTATATGTAGGTGGTACAAATAGAAGTGGTGGAACAGGTCGTTATGACCTTCTCATTGGACAAATTGGTGAGCTGCTTGTATATAATAATTCTCTCACTGATTCTAAACGACAGACAATTGAATATGAGCTTGGACAAAAATGGGGTCTCTGGCCATGGAATTTATCACCTATGTGGAATCTTGGATTATGGCCATATGGAGGATACAAAACAGGTCAATATGGAGATTCTAATAGTGGATATGCAGCTGATAACTCTTATGGTGTGATTTCAAACACAGCAAAACACTTTGCACAGGAATTTGGTTCAAAAGAAGATATCGCAAATGGACAATTAATGGTATGGTATGGGCTAGGTACTGGTGGTACAGACCCAACTAATCTTTGCTGGTCTTGGGGACGAAAGCAACTTGACATGAGTATGCTTTATCCTAAATTATATAGTGATAATTTTGAACATTGGGGGGAATTTATAGCAAAACCAGAACTCCAGATCAATGTCGGACAGTTTGATATGATCAATCTGCTTAATAATTATAATAAAAGCAATTGGACTGCAACTCCAAGAATAACTGACTCAACTAAACCATGGGCAATACGATGGGGATATAAGCAATCACAAAAACCAACACATGTTGGATTCGGTAGCGATGGCTGGCCTAACAATGCAGATGCACGTTTTACATTGACAGGTTTCTTAGATTCATCTTTTAGTGGTGGAACTTTACTCTTAACTTTGTCAGGAACAACTGATGGTTGGTATTATAATAATAAAATACAGTGGACTCAACTTACAACAATTGGGAGTTTTACGCATTACGAGTTTAGGCAAACAGTCGGTCCATACATTACCTCAAGCATTCAGGTCAATTTAGGTATCTTTTCTGGAGTATCTGATATAACTGGTTTTGGTTCTGTGAAAAAAGCGAACTTATTAGTATGGCTTGATGGTTCTGATCCTCTGGCTTTAGGAGAAGAACCTATTGATGGAACAGACATTTTCTATTGGGTTGACAAAAGTGGAAATAAGAGACATTCTATTTCTTACGGAGAAGCCAACTATTACCGTACAAAAGAACACACGCAAATGTTTCGTGATGCAGCAGCAACAGGGTTAACAAAAGGTATATTACGTATTCCAACAACATCAATGCTTGGAGGAAGGAGACCATTACACCCACGTATTCTTTCTATGGTAAAAGATTTATCTCCAACTTCATATACATTCGCAATTCTATGCAAAGCAACACCCTGTAAGGATGGTGGTCAAGACGTCGCCATTTTCTCGCAATGGAGTTATCTATATTTCGGTTCAGTAGGAGGTAATTTCCGAGTTTACAATAATTATACAGATATTGCGAACGCATATCCTACAACATTGACTTTAGCTGGAAATAATGTTCCAATCTTGAATAAGTGGATGTTCCTTTGTATGACATATTCTGGAACGACAATTGTTCCATATGCAAATGGTACAAGGCTTCAAGCTATTCAAAATAAAACACAGGCCAGACAAGATACTGAGATGTATAATCTTTCTGTCTTTGGTCATCCAGATAACGTAAATGATTTCGCACGTTCTGGTTATGGAGACATTGCTGAGATTGGAATCTACAACACAGCTTTGAATGATACTGAAATTTCAAATCTAAGTACAAATTTATCGCAAAAGTTTGGAATAACACTTGACACAATTATCTAAATAGATTTTTTTGAAAATTAACTATAGCACAGGAAATTCTGATGATGGTTGGATAGAGGTTGCTCGAGTCAACGTATCAATTTGGTTACGTAATAGTAGTGGTGATATGATGGATACTATGGATGATGTTCATAATAGAGGAGCTGGTATTTGGGTTCCATTTAATACAACTCTTGTACAAAATAATCCAAATGGATGGAAATATTATAGAATTTCATCAAATGGTAGTGGTAATACATTATTAACAACAGACTGGACTTGGAGTGGAGATATAGTGAATACCTTCAGAACACATTGGTATAATGCATCTACAATGGGTAGTTTAGTTTCAATTCTTGGAGGAGTAGAAGACACTGCTTTAAGATACAATACGGTTGATTGGTCATAGTTTGTTTCATACAAATTTTATAATATTAATATTATAAAATGAAACAATTCTAGTATATTTTAAAAAACAGGTAAATGTAGATCGGTGTGTACGAATTTTTGTTTTCTAATACACTTGACTTTAGCTAGTTCTTCTCTAAAATTTTGGTTTCCGTTCGGGAGCACCTTTTTTAGAACGATCATTATGTATTTCAAAATAATGTCATGTTCAGTATGAAACGTGCGATCTTTTTCAATATCTTTATTCAATTCTAAATAATCTTCGTACGTTATAACGTCACTTAATACAGCAAGTTCAATCCAACACAAGATAGTACCTCCCTGTTCACTTGTATATCGCTCATCTTCACACAACTTTTTGAAATCTTCTATGTGATCTGCAGCGTTACTATATTTTCCTCCTGGTTTATAGCAATTGTTTTGATAGTAGATTTTAATTGAATCGGTAAATGGATTTTTACTATTACGGAGAGATCTTTCAATTTCTCTCATCGCGCTCTCTGCTGAATGCATTATCCGTGCAGTAATGACAAACAGAGAATTAGGGTTGATTCTCTTAGTAAACTCGATTGACTCAATATCTATTAAAGTATCTTCATCGTTTAAAAAAGTATAGCTCTTGGGTACAGGATCAATCAGAAACTCACTTATAATGCGAGAAGGCTTAGGAGTATTTTGTGACATTATACCATCTATGTCCATAACTATATTACTCCTTTTCCAATTACCCTGTATTAATAAAGCAGAAGCTTCCTCAACTTTTTCTGTAATAAAAAGAGTGTCTTCTATACGGCACGCGTTAAAAGTATCGTTATGTAACTCACAAAATCTACCTGGACGTGTCTCCTTTTGATAATAGCGTCTTAGTAATCTCACATAATTATCACTTGATCTCCACAATTTATGAAGATGTTCAAGCTTAGGTACCTCTGTAAAGTAATATTCGTCAACTGAACGGGCTAGAACACGTGCTATCTCTATATTCAAGTAAGGTATTTTTATAGGAGGTACAGCGCCACCCATCATTTCTGCAATGCGATCAAAAAAAACAATAAACCCAACTACAGGTTCTGTTACTTTAGTACTGTTTGCGACGCTCATTTCCGGAACTAGAACTGTTTGACTAACATGGTCTTCTGGAAAATTCCATTGTCTTTGATTTGTTACTACATTAAAATAATATGGTCGTCCTGGGTGAATATTTTGACTAATACAAATAAACCAATTTTCTGGGGGTATTCTAACATCAAATATATGGTTTGAATTCTGTGAACAACTTATTTTTGGAGGCATTATTTATATATATATAAATATTTTTATAACATTGCGTAGAGTGTTAATTTAATTTTATTCTTGTATGAAAGACTAAAAAACTTACTATACCAAAAATTACGTCAATTAATAAAAACATCCAGGCTCTTTTATCACCGCGAATGGCGTATATTGCAAATAAAAAGTATAACATACCATGAACAGGCCTTAAATTATTCCACCAAATCTTGTCTCCAAATGTTTCACTGCCTACTTTTCTTTTTCCTGAAAAAAATAAATAAAAAAATCCAATAGCTGGTAATAATGCAATTGTCCCCATTACTAATAAAAGATTTTTATTTGCTCTTTTGGCTAATAAAACTAGAAAACATCTTAGAGTAATACATCCGAATAAAAATAGTAGAAATCTTTTGTGCAGGTTGTTCATTTTGTTATAAAATAACATATTCTAATTTTGAACGTAATATTTATAAAATGTTTATATTAATAAATATGGTAAAACAAAAGATTCAAGTGTTGCTAGCGAACGGTTCAAGAATAACAAAAAGACGAAATTTAAAGATATTTATATTCAACATACATATAATTAGCTTTGCGGAAAATTTATATGACTAGATTATTAACCTAGTCATATAATCTGAGATTGTAGAATACATTACTCTCAAACAGAGGTGCTCTAATAAATATGAGATCAGCGTGACTATTTTAACTGGAAATCAAAAGTTAAAATGAAAATATTCTTTGTAAAATTATATACAAATTGTATATAATTTTTCTACACATAATTTTATATCATAATTTCCTAATCTTCTTCTGATTCACTGTCACCCATACGATCATATACCTGATCAGACCAAAATCGACATGTTGGGTGTCTTTCGAAAAGTTCTTTAAACTTATAAAGATGATATAGAAATACGTTCTTAGATGGTGTCCATTCAGTTTCATCAGAAGAAACTTCAGGTTTTGCACCTTTAGCTTCTAATTCTGATATAGCTTTTTTAACTTCCGCTAGACAGTACTCACCTGTTCTACCATGAATTTTGTAAACAGACCATTCGTCAAAGTTGTAGAAGTTTCCCGACATATATGTTTTACCAGCAATAGGGTGATTGCAAGTATTCTCATCATTATGGTGTCCGCAACTCTTTTCGAATCGTGTAGGACATTCTCTGATATCGATATCATGACCCATATTATTTTTTAATGTAAATCGAAAAGAAATAATCATTTTTATTTCACTTAAACACAATGATAAACCTGGTCTGATAATTTATTTTTACTTGAATCAAATAAGTAACTTAAAAATAAATGATTTAACATTAAATGACAGCAATTGGAATTGATTTGGGTACAACTTATAGCTGTGTAGGCGTATGGCAAAATGAACGTGTAGAAATTATTGCAAATGATCAAGGAAACCGTACGACACCTTCTTATATATCTTTTACAGATACAGAAAGGCTTATAGGAGATGCAGCAAAAAATCAGTCATCAATGAATCCAATTAATACAATCTTTGATGCCAAGCGACTTATTGGAAGAAAATTTAAGGATCCAACTGTACAAAATGATATCAAACAATGGCCTTTTAAAGTAATTGAAAAGGAAGATGGAAAACCTTTTATTCAAGTGTCTTATAAGGATGAGATAAAAGAATTTAGACCAGAGGAACTGTCTGCCATGATTCTTGTAAAAATGAAGGAAACAGCGGAAGGATTTTTAAACGAAAAAGTAAAAAAGGCTGTGATTACTGTTCCTGCATATTTTAATGATGCGCAGCGACAAGCAACAAAGGATGCTGGAGTGATTGCTGGAATGGAAGTTTTGCGAATTATTAATGAGCCAACTGCAGCTGCCATTGCTTACGGTCTAGACAATATAAAGAGTGGTGAACAAACTGTTTTGATTTTTGATCTTGGTGGAGGAACATTTGATGTATCTCTATTGACTATTGACGACGGTGTCTTTGAAGTAAAAGCAACTGCTGGTGACACACACCTTGGAGGAGAGGATTTTGATTCTAGAATTGTACAACATTTTATTTCAGAATTTAAGAGAAAACACAAGAAAGATATCTCTACAAATCCTCGTTGTTTGCGTCGGTTGCGTACAGCATGTGAGAAGGCAAAAAGAACTCTTTCTTCGACTGCACAAGCTTCTATTGAGATTGACTCATTGTTTGATGGTATAGATTTTGTTTCCAGTTTAACACGCGCAAAGTTTGAAGAACTTAACCAAGATTTATTCGCTAAATGCATGGAACCTGTTGAAAAGGTGTTGAAAGATGCTCAGGTTTCAAAGGGTAATGTAAATCAAATTGTATTGGTCGGTGGTTCATCGAGAATTCCCAAGATTCAAGAAATGTTGTCCGAAAGATTTAACGGAAAGGAACTAAATAGAAGTATTAATCCAGATGAAGCAGTTGCTTACGGAGCAGCTGTTCAAGCTGCTCTATTAACAGGTGGAAAGGGTAAGACACTCGATTCTCTTCTATTGATAGATGTAGCGCCTCTATCACTTGGTATTGAGACTGCTGGAGGAGTTATGACAAAGTTGATAGAAAGGAATACAACTATACCTACTAAAAAGACACAAGTTTTTTCAACATATTCAGATAATCAACCAGGTGTTAACATTCAAGTGTTTGAAGGAGAAAGAACTATGACAAAAGATAATCATAAGTTAGGAAATTTCGATTTGACAGGCATTCCTCCAGCTCGACGAGGAGTACCTCAAATTGAAGTTACATTTGATCTAGACGCAAATGGAATTATGAATGTAAGCGCAGTAGAAAAGGGAACTGGTAAAACCAATAAAATTACTATCACAAACGATGGGAGTAGATTATCAAAAGATGATATTCAAAAGATGGTTGATGATGCGGAAAAGTTTAAGAAGGATGACGATGAGATGAGAGAACTATTGGAGAGTAAGAATTCTTTAGAGAATATGATCTACACAACTAAGAACGCATACGATGAAAAACTAAAGACGTGTGATGAATCACAAAAGGAAAAGTATAATAGTAAGATAGAAAAACTTGATGAAGTATCAAAATGGTTTGAATCTAACACAACAGCTTCTAAAGAGGAGATAAAGTCTAAAATTGATGAAGTACAGGCTCTTGCTGCTGATTTATACAATAGTGACGCATCCTCTTCTCCTGTACCAGATGTAGATTAATATAGTAAAAATATTCAATACCTTTTATGGTCTTGAATATTAAGACAACACTATTTTAGTGTTGTCTTTTAAAATATAAATCTTGATCTTTTAATGATTGCGTCCAATGAGTAGGTGTAAATGTCTGATATATTCTTCTCTCTCCATAAACTTTGTGAAAAAGTATTCTGATACTACTCTTCCTGCCATGATATGAGCATCTGTTGAAATCCATGATGCTAAATCCATGAAAAGAATAGGGTGAAAATATGTAACATTGTTTATGAATTGTCTATTTCCAGCTGATGACCCTTCTTCTGTATATTCGGTAATCAGATCCTTGTATCTATCGGATAAAAGATATTCAGTAATATTCTTTTCACCACCACTTGCGGCAGAACAAAAATCAGTAACATTTACGTAACCTGTCTCCATGTTCATGATACACTCTAACTCTAAATACTTGATCTTGGAATACTCTTCATCAATCTTCTGAAATGACATTCCTTTCATGTTTTCTGCATTTTACTAAGCAGGATTCCTAAAAAATCAATTTAATTCTCATTTACCTTTTCTAACTAAAGATTCATTTTTTTAGTAAAAATGAGTGCTTTTTACCCAGGTGCCAGTACAGATATTGTACCACCTGTATTGTTTAGAAGCATTAAAAACTGGTTATACATGGATTCTCAACCAAATTCTGAATTTGGAGAAGGTGTGTATAAAACAAGATTTATTCCTACATTATTAACTATCATGCTTCAAAATGAATTTGAACTGAAAGCAATAAACGGCGATACATACACATTCTATAATCGCGATCATGATCAAACAATAAACTACGAAATGAACACACTTTTTCCAGATGATTTGAAAGAAAAACATCTTGAATGCGAAACACTAGTTCTTATAGGTTATCCAGTAAAAAATATGTCTCTAAACTTTATTTCTTCTTACTCTCATATAATAACTGATTCATTATCTCGACCTGATCCGGCTGAGCAGTCATTGCTTTTATTTAAGAATGTATCATTATTATGGATTGACAATCAATTTATGTATCGTGAACCATCACATTGTACAACAAAGAATATTATAAAAAACATTGGTATTATAAACCCCAGAGTTAAATCTAAACAAATACATATTTAACTGTAAAATGAAGTTAGCGATTTTTAACGGATTTCACTTTCACTACGAAATGTTTGGATCAATCATAGACTTTTCTAACATGTATAATCATACATTAATAGTGTATACTGAATTAACTTATGATTATAATTGGTTTACATTCTACAAACAACATTTTAAAGATCTAAATTGTGATTTTAGACACTATAAATTATTTGAACAGGAAAAAGATATTGAAAACTTTGATCTTATTATAGTAACTACTGATGATGACTATAAATTTAAAGAAGAATGGATAACCGAAAATGTAATGTGTATAGAACATGATGAATTAACAAGAAGACATGGAATTATAAAAAGAATGTCAACAAAACCACATATAAAGAATTACAGAAAATGGGGTTTGCCTATATTTCCTATAATTAATATAAACCAAACAATAAAAGATGATGAATGTGTAAATATAGTTATATTAGGACAAACGGATCCTTCAATTACTTACGATATTAAGATTGTAAACAGATTGTATCATCCTACTAAAAAAATAATTATACATGCTATTTCAAGATATGTTGATTTTCAACATTACAAAGGAATAAGAGATGATATTTGTCTGAAAATACACAGAGGAATAGACACTATTGATATGATAAAACTATTAAAAGAATCTGATTATATTTTTACTGATAACAAGAAAAATATAAATATGGATCACTATATGAGTGGTGCTATACAATTGTCTTTTTCGGTTTTAGTACCATTGATTATATCAAAACAAACTAATAGCTCTTATTGTTTCAGAAATGTAATAGAATTTGATAAGAATAGTGATGAACCCATTACCTTGGTAGAAATAGATAATAATTCTTTGAAACAAGAAAGAAAAGAATTACTAGATATATTTAATAATCATATGATAGAATTTATTTACAATAAAAAATCAACAAGTAAATTTGATATACCCAAAAAAATATATCAAGAATGGGAGACAAAAGAACTAACTCCTTATTTTTACAATAATATTTCTAACTGGAAAGAAGTAAATCCAGAATATGAATATACATTATTTGATATAAATGAAGTAACAGAAATGGTAAGATCATTTGGACCAAGATACATAAATGTTTTTAATCGTTTAATTCCAGGAGCATTTAAGTGTGATTTTTGGAGATACATAATGTTATTTCTTTATGGTGGTATAGCAACAGATATAGATATAATTCCAGTAAATGATATAGATTTATTTATAAGAAAGGAAGATTTTATGGTTACTGTGGTCGACTTGAATTTGTCAGAATCAGAAGGATATCATAATCTTTTTAATGGTTTTTTAGCTATTGTACCTAGGCATCCAATTATGTTTAGATGCATACAGAGAGTTTGTGAAGTAGTAGAAAATAATTTGCCATGTTTATCTTTAATGGATATTTGCGGACCTGGTAATTTAGGAAGAGCGGTTAATTGGTATCTAGGTAGAAATGAAACTGACTCGTTTATAAACTTTAAACATGGTAATATACATTTTCTTACATTTGATAGACAAGAGGAATATATATATAAAAATAATTTATTAACTTATGAAAATATACTTTTTCAAAATAAAAACGGAAACAGTGATATGGTAAATGAATATAATTTCTTATGTCACATGAATAAAAACCATAAAAGTTGGACTTCTAGTAAACCATTCAACTAGAAGTTTGATTAAATTATGTTATACCGCAAAGTTTATTTACATTGGTAACCATTTCTGCAGATTTTTGATTTGCTTTTATTGCATCCGGATCATTGCTGTTGTTGTAATAACCACCGTAAATGCTATTAGTTAAAAACTCTACTGGATCTAGTTGTGATTGCAGATATTTAACCCAACAAATTATTTTTGGATCATTTGGATTAGTTGCTGAATCTGCTATTTCATTATAGATAGACTGATCCCATTTACCTTTTATACCTGCACAACCATCTTTTAAGCATTTACCAAGATATTTTGGAGTATATTTTATAACATCTTTTTGTGCAGCAATATAACCAGGATACGAATTATAATTATCAGATGCTATACTTGTAGCCAAACATTTAGCAGAATCTGGATTTATACAAAGTTTTTTAAAAGAATCATAAATATAATCAGTATTCTGCAAAACATTAGAAAGTTCTTCTATATTATCTGTACTCCATCCATTGCATTTTCCATCATTTGAACAAACCATTTTATTTGGACAAGTTCCACAATTACCTACGCATCCATCAACACCACAACTTTTTCCTTGACAATTTGAAGCACAAGAACTTGGAACATTGCATTTTCCATCATTTGAACAAACCATTTTATTTGGACAAGTTCCACAATTACCTACGCATCCATCAACACCACAACTTTTTCCTTGACAATTTGAAGCACAAGAACTTGGAACATTGCATTTTCCATCATTTGAACAAACCATTTCATTTGGGCAAGTTCCGCAAATACCTACGCA